AAGAACTTGGAAATATCATCTACAGAAAGCGAAGGGTTTTCAAAACCAAGTTGAATAATATCTTGTACAAAGTCAGGTAGCTTACTCACAGCTTGTGCTAGAAAGTGCTCTGGTAGTACAGATACTAATTCTTCAAAGTTTTCAACAGTAGGTTTAAACTCTTCGTCAGCTTCTATGATATTAGAATCTACCATAATATCATAGAGTACTCTAACGCGATCATCTTCTTCTACGTTGTTAACTTCATCTTCTGTTTGCTCAACAGGATCCTCATTAGGTTCCTGGTTTTGTGGATCTTTACCTTCTGTAGGTTCTTCCAAGTTCACAGGTTCGTCGAAAGACACTAAGTCTTCAAACAGTGATTTTTTTTCCATCGTCTCAAAATTAACGTTAAAATATATACTTGTCTATATGCTTAATCTTTCTTTGCAGAACTTCCTTTAATACGAGCAAGTTCTATTTGTAAATTTCTATCTTTTTGTTTTTCGTTAGCTTCGTGTGCCATTCTTTCACGATCACGTTGGATAAGATCATTTTCTTTGTTCTTATCAATGTCATACTGATTAGCTAACGCTTGTGATTGGATCTCAGCAATCTCTCTAGAACTAATACGTTGTTCTTGTATCTTAGCAATATCAGCTTCTAGTTTAAGACTAGCACGATATTCTTCAAGTTCACGCATTGCTTTTTTCTGTTCTTCAATAATCTGTTGTTGCTGCTCTTGTTGTTTTTGTACCCTATCTTGAAGTACCCTAGCTTCAGTAGATATAATCTTGTGCATTTCTTCAACAGAGGTAGTAGATGTAAGTGCTTTAAGTACAGAAGATACTTGTTCTACACCTTGACCAGCATTTTGTGCAAAGCTAAATACAGACTGTAGCATGTAATTAAAGTACACTTGTTCCCTACCGTTATCATAAAGATAAAGACCAAGATCTTCTAACTTATCAACGTGATCTGGTTCTACCTGTAGATATTCTTTAGTACCATCAGGGAGTACATATTCTAAGTCAAATGTCTTTAGATTAGGGTTTTGGCTCAAGTAATTTTTAATATACGTACGCATGTTCATTACATGCTCGTTGAGTGCGTGAGCCCATACCATATCTAAAGTGTAGAACAGTGTCTGTGTAGCTAACGAAGATTGCATAAGTGCTTGCCTGTTATCTGTAACATTCGTATTAGGTACAGACATTGCTTCACGTTGTGGTGGAATACCCATGCGCATACCTACTTCCATATCTAGTGCAGAACAGAACTGCTGTAGGTTAAGTAGCTGTGGTGATGTATCTACTACATTGTAGTTTACACCAATAGATCTTGTAGGTGCTGGTGGTAATCCATTTGCATTTCTACCTGAAGAATAGAATCTTGTACCAGTTTTTCTAGCAATAACTTCTGCTTTAAGTGTAGGATCTGTAGACATCTCTGGATTACCTTCATGATCCATACCTAGTTCATCAGGTACTTGATCTACATCAATAGCACGTTCTTGACCTACATATTTAGCTATTTCACGATCTTGTAATCGTTTAGCAGCCATATACTGAAACGCAGTAGGCATTGCACGTTGTACTAACGAAAGCCATTTAGAGTTCCTATTATAAAGTATAGTACCTTTATACGATAGTTCAAACTTAGAAAATGGGTTACTACCGTAATCTGGTTGAAAAGGTACTTCTCTGTAATCTACAATAATATCACTACCAAGCCTAGTTACTTCATAACGTCTAGGAATCATGAGTACTTCAGCTTCCATAGTAACACCTGTGTACTCATCATCCCACACATACTTCGTAGATTCTTCCATCCAACGATTTGTAAACTTAACCTTAGCTGCTGTAGATGGAATAATATCTGCGTTTGCTTTTAAGGTAACGTGTGTATTATATTCATCTTTAACAGTTAAAAATATAACTTCTTCAAAAGCTCTAAACTCAAGATGCAAACGTTGGAGAGTTTGATTTAGGTTGTAGTTTGTAAGTTGGTTACCTTGATGTGTACCAATACCTTTTCTACGAAACTCACCAAGTGATGTTAACAGCGAATAGTATTTGACGTGATCAAATACTGGTTTAGTCATATGTGCTTCTGTAAGCGGGTTTAATGTATAACTATAATCTAATATCTTTTGTATTTCTTCATCGTTTAACCTGTTCTGATATTCTAACAGCGCATCACCTACTGTAATTTCATCCCAGTGAAATACATAATCTCCTTTTTCAATAAAAGCTACATCAGGACTTTTTTGAAAACCAACGTGTAGTGGATTAAGTACTTTAATATAAGGCTTACCATTTTTCCAACCTGTATACAAGAATACCCTACTTACAGTTACAAGATCTTCTAGTGTTTCTAATTTCTTGTAAGCAATATCTTGATCTAAGTTAGCATGTTGTAGCAACTTAGAGTACAGTATCTCTGCTTCACCGTTAAATGTCTTTAGTGCTAGATCTTTAGGTTCTAAACCAACCCTAAGCTGTTGAATGTATTTATCAACTTCTTCAGGTGGCATACCTTCCATCATAGCTTTTTGTTTCTCTATCGTAAGCCTAAGCTCTTCATCAATGCTTTGTCTAAAAACATTAATAAGTTCTTCGTTCTTATCCCTAACCGCTTTAGCAGTTAGCAATAGTATCCTATGGTTAAAGCTACGAGAGAGTAGATCACCTTTAAGTACTTCAAGCTTATTAGGTATAGGATTATACGGTACAAGTACTTCTTCAGTAGCACCGTATTCTTCTAATGAACCACAGTAATAAGCAATGTCATCTTTAAAGTTTGATAGATCGTTATTTACAAACTCGTAAAGTTTCTTCATCTCGTAGTAATCATGTACTATAGGAGATGCAGTATATGGTACATAGCGTTCAAGTTGATACTTATACCAATCTTTATCTTTAACCTTTTCCCTAAGTTTTATAGCGTCGTTCATAATTTTTAAATATTCTTTCGTTGTTTACATAATGACTTAAGACTTTAGTCTCAAGTGCTTTTCTTTCTTTGTTTGTTGTAGATTCTAATTTAACTTCATACTCTCTAAGTCCAAGTATTGCACCTCTGAAACCATCAAATGCATCGAAATTATCGTCTAAGTTATATGCTAACATTTGACGTATCAAGAACAAGCATGGAATCCGTTCAAAGTTTTTCTTAACACCGTTGTATTTAGGGTCTTCACAACTAATTTCTGTTTCTTCTAAAAGCCAGTCTCTTACCATTTTTGCAAGCCTAGCTTTAGTAATACGATTACCTACAAGATATCCAAACGACGATATTGCTTTTTGTCTAATATTACTACCTTCATGATACTGTGGTGTCAATGACAGTAGATGTGCTTTATGCTTACGTACATAATGTGCTCTACAATCAGCTCCTCTGTTTTTCTCAAACCAAAGACCTTGGCTAGGGTTACCGTAAAATGCTAATAGCTTTTCTTGATTCTCATAGTACTCATCTAGACCACCTAGTGGTTTATCAATATAAGAAGCTACGATAATATTTCCAGGCATTCCTTGTGCTATATACGCTGGGTTCATAAGCACATACGTAGCACCTACAGAACCACCTCTGTTAAAATCTTCTTCTACATAAGGGTCATGGCCTATGAACCTGTACATATCATTAGGTATGCTATTGTTAATAGTCCTAGGAAAATCATAGATAATAATAGGCCCTCTAGGATCTTTTCTCTTAGCTAAGTTCAAAGGCCAATCTAAATATGGTTCTGCGTCGTGATCTACAGTATAACTTACTCCATTAGGCATTGTAGAATCCCATGATAACTTAACACCAGTGTACAACTGACGATACTCGTTAAACATCATAAGTTGTTTCTCACGAGATTGTAGTTCTTCTATAGGCATTAACTGTTCTTCAACACCCATCCACATCTCATCTACAAAACAAGGTCTATTTATCTTCTCGTTACGTAGAATGTTAGGGTCAGCAGATTTAGCAAAGTCTGTACGTCTAGCATTAATCTTAGCTATGACCATGTTATAATCTGTGTTACCGTCGTGATCTTTACAATCACGTTGTATCATGTAGTTAGGTAAGAAGAATCCTATTTTACCATCTGTACCTTCTGTACCATGTTTGTTATCACGATATACAATATTATAATCTTGAGGGCTTAGAAACATTCTCTTAGCACCAAGTACCCTGGACAAGTTACCAGAAGTACCTAGATACAGTTCAGTACCAAATCTACCATCTCTAGATAGTGTAGCTTCGTTAGCTACATGAATATCAATAACATTAGGTACTAGACCTACTTCTTCAACAACAGATAACGAATACCTACCACCGACTGCTGCTTGCGAACCATCGCCTTTATTTAATGAATAGTTTACATGAAAAAGAGTAGAGTCAGTGCCCTTTTGTACCCAACGATTACCAGAACTTACTTTATATGAATGTCGATATGGATTTTTCTTGTTAGGTGCTTCTAAGCTACCTGTCATATCTTTGAAGAGCGGACATGGTGTAAAATCATCATCTTTGTGCGTACCCCATACACCAAACTTTTTACCTAAGATAGGATCTGCTTTTGCAAGTATAGACTTATGTACTTTATTCGCTAGGTCAGAAGATTTATCTGTAACAGAAGAACCAAGTACCATCTTAGTCGTTAGTTCACCATTAATAAAACTTTCATTATAACGTACAGCACCATCAAAAACCAAACGATGTTCAATAATCCCAGCAGTGAAATAAGACTTACCACCACCACGAGTACCAAAGACAATCGCATTCTTTGTTTCATTTTCATATAGCGGTGAACCAAGTGGTCTATCATGTAATTTTTTTAAATATATATCTACAGGTACATACTTCTTTAATGAGCCAGAAGAACTTACTACGTTAGGATAATTACTTCGTATATACTCTTCAGAAAATGTAGAGTTGTTAAGATAAGATAAACACGAATATTCATCATCTTGCTCAAAGCCTGAGAAACCAAATGCTTCTAAAAGATAGTATGCTAACTCCCATTCGATATCATCAATTCTAGGTACTTGATAGTTTGTTACCTTAGACTTCTTATCTGTAATCTCAAGTACAAAGAAGTTACCGTAAAAATATAAGAACCCAGGACAGTATCTCCACTTATCAAACATCTTACCCCATAAACCTTCAATACACCGTTTAAACTGTAACGACCAAAACTGTGTATACTCTGGAGATAGCGGATGTAATACAGGTACTTTAGTTAAGAACTGATCTCTGTTCTCAAGCTTAACGTAGTCCGTAGATATAGCTCTATCTCCAATAAAGTAGTTATTCATAATCTTCTTTAGGGATTACCAGTTCTCCTTTTTCGCGTATTGTTTCTTTTCTACCACCATATACTTTAGGTGCTACAGTTTCTGTTTCAAATATCTTTCTAGCAGTTTCATACTGTTGATAAGCTTTTGCGGTATTCGCATGGAGTGCTTCTACTTTAGCCCACAATGCTTGTACATCTTTATCTACCATAGACATAGGGTTTTTTCTAGTGCGATCAAGAAGTTCTACACGTACAAGACGTATCATTTCAGCACGCATGTTTAAAGCATTTTCTTCTTCTTTAAGTGCTCTAGCTGCTGGCGATAAACAATGTACATTATACGCTTCTATACAACTAGCAGTAAAACTATCTTCAGGGTCAAAACTTTTATAGTAGTTCCTAATAGAATTAAGCTTGTTGTTAAGGTCTAAGCGATAGATCTTATTGTCTTGATGTGGATCGCACCACATCCAAATAGACCACATCAATTTAGATTCTTTAACCTTATTAAAAGGTTGTATGTATTTTAACTGTGGGTTTAGTTCCCAGAAGTTATCTGTATCAATATTCCCTGGTCTTACAAAATCAGACATCTTTAACGATGGCATTAATAGTAAGTAAATGTTGTTCGTTATCTTCCGTAGTTACCCTAATGTTTCTAGACACCGTAGTTTCTTTAATCTTAGATAACCTAAGATGTGATGGAAAATCTGGTGTTGTAAACTTAACTGTAATAAGCCTCTGTTGAAACTTAGCTACAGAGCAACCACAAGAAGATTTTAATTCCTTAATATTAGATGGACCTAGGTATTGAAACCTTACGTGATGAACACTTCTAGGTTTTACCTCACCTAAGTTAGCTATCTTGTTCGACCACATCTTTTTTACATTTAATAGATGACATAAACATAGGACCTATTTCACAACCGCAGTGTACACAAAATCCTGATCTGTAACATTTATTACACTCTACAGATCTTTCTAAAAACTTGAGTATTGCGTGTTTGTGTATAAACCACAAAATATGACCTTGTATAAAATAAAAGATCCTAAGTGGTTCTTTGAGTACAAGTTTAAACTTGTTCATCTACAATAACTTTTATCCTATTATAAGGCATTAAACAATATCCAAAGTGACGATCTTTACAAGACTTAGGTAATTGACCAAGTCTATAGCTAGGATGTGCATATCCAAACTCATAACCTACAACCTCTTGACCAAGTACTTCTGCTTTAGGTCTAATTACCTGTACTAGCGTTCCTGGCTTAAGATTTTGTTCATAAGGTGGACATGCTACAATTACTGCTAGCGAGTCAAAATCATAAGGATTTGCAATAAGTTCACCAGGTGTATGTGAACCTGGACGCACAGATTGCACTTTTTCTTCTGACTTAATAATAAGTCCAGATTCTGTTTGAAGTGCTTCTTTAACATAAAGTCTAAGTACGTAACTATCCGTAGGCTTAAGATTAGCATACATTGGATCAAGTTCTCGTATACTCTCATTATACAATTGTTTTTCCTTAACTTCATCGTTAAGGTTTTTAAGAATGTTCTCACGTTCATTCCAGTTGTAAGTTGCTTCTTCTTTAGCAGTTACAAAGGCAAACTGTTTAGGTTTATCCTTTTTACTTTCAATAAAATCTTGAAGCGTACTTTCTTTTAGCTTCTGATTACCTTTCATTATTTCCATCTGAAAAAAGTTTTAAATAATATTCATTTAATCTTTGTACTTCCGCTTGTCTCTTAGGTGTGTTCATTACATACTTTTCTTGAACACGACATATCTCTTTATAGTATTCAGCTAGCATCCTATATTTAGGATACTCTGATCTTTCATATTCAAAAGAGTAACGTTTTACTTGTTTGTACCTAACATTAAGTTTAAGTATTCTACCAAGTACTAAGCCAGCTTTAATTTCATGTGGCCTATAACAGTATCTTTTTACTTCTCTCCAATAATCTTTAATTACTAGTTTAATTATCTCTTCTGATAAGTTAAACTCCTGCGCTAGTATTTTCGTTATTTCCATAAGAGAGTGTTATAGAGAACTTAGCTTCTTGCTCATCTTGAAAGCGCTTAATTGCTTTATCTGGGATACCATATTTATCTAACCAACCTTTGTTTTTTATACGTTTGATATGTGCAGATAAAGATTGTGTAGACATCTTAGATTTCTGAAGTATTACTCTACGTACTCTACCTTCTATAGGACCAGGAGTACACAACACGTGTACTAATAACGTCTCTTCAGTAGGTGTTAAGAGACAATCTTCTTCTACGAAAGCATTCAAGCATCTCAGTACTTGTCTATAGAATGCTTCCTTATCTGTAAAGTTTAAGCTAATATTCATGACATTTACAAATTTTTTACAAAGTTTGTTTAATTTTGTGATAAAATCAAATATATCATGAACATTTTAATAATTGCACCTTGCTTAAGACCACATGGAGGAACAAGGTCTTTAATAGATATGTCATCTAAATTACAAGATAGGGGCCATCATGTTGTATTTCACAGTCTTGAAGCTGGTAGCGAAGATGATATGAAATGGGCTAACCTTAAGGTGTTCACTACTGTTGGTACAAACTTATACTTACTGGGATATGATGTTGTTATATGCGGCAGTCCAGTTATAGCAAATGCTATTAAAGACTATCCTGTTAAGAAGTTCTTATTCTTGCAAATGGCAGAAGAACTATTTAAACCAGGTGATACTACATGGTACACAGAATGTATGCAAGCATATTATAGCGGTATGCCTATAATTACTATTAGTCATTGGTTAATATACAGGTTGCGTTCTATGGGTGTAAATAGCGTAATACACTATATCGATCTGGGTGTAGACGAACAGTTTATAAATAAAAATCTAGATAGATCATATATTCTTGTTGCTAACTGGAACGCACAGAATGCAGCTAAAGATGTAGATGCACTAGGTCCTCGTGTAGCACAGTTCCTTAAAAAGAAGTATAACGTAAAGATCGCAGCTTATGGTGCAGATCCTATGCAATGGTATACCGATATTCCAGATCTATATGTACAGGGTGCTGATACTACAGATCTTGTAGAACTTTATAACAAAAGTCTCTTTACCATACAAGCTACTAAATACGACTGTAGATCTTATGTAGGGTTAGAAAGTATTAGTTGTTCTACGCCAGTATGTAGAGCTATCATAAACGGTGATGATGATTTAGGACATTTAAAGAATGCTGTACGTTGCAATTATAACATAGATGAATTACTATTTTGGGCTGATAAAATGTATTCAGATCATGAATTTTTAGAAGAATTAAGATCTGGGTGTAAACCTTTTCGCTGGGATATACGTATCTTAGAGAAAATAATTTCATTATGAGAACAATCGCATTAGTATTAGAGTACGACGAAGGTACTTGTTCTAGCGTAACTAAAGACTTTGACAAAAAAGACATTATCTACGTAGATCGCCAAGGAGTAGGTTCTATGGCAGTAGCTTTTAACGAAGCTCTACGTAAACTACCATCTTGTGATTACGTATGGTGGATTACTAACGTAGAGTTTGAACGTGGTACTAAAGACAAATTAGTACATGTACTCGAACAAGATAAACTAGCTTGTGCAGTACATCCTAAGTTTAACTCTGATCACCCTCACATTAGATTTGGTTCTGGTAAAATACCATTTATAGAATTTACCGCACCTATGTTTAATGCTAACTTACTACTCGATGTAGGTGAAGCTGATGAAAATATGCCTTACTGGGGTTTTGATTTAGATTGGAGCTATAGAGCTAACGCTAAAGGTTATAACATGTACGTAGATCATACTTCAGAAGTTACTCACGTCTACAATAGACACATGTTACAATCTCATCCTGTAACACAAGCTAGGGCACTACTGCGTGAATACTACGACGAAGAAACTATACTAGCCCTCATAAATAAATACGGTAAAGGTTGGAGAACCGTTTTACAATATGTATAGAATTACGTATCTTTACTATTATTAATAACTTACTAAATTTACTTACCATGATTGATGTAACTGGTGCTGTAATTACCAAAGTAGCTACTCGCGTAGATCGTAGCATTACTGTAACCTTAGACTTTGGTGAACTTGTAAAACTTGGAGACTTTGACGGTCTCATTCAAATTCCACTACGCGTTATTTTACTCACCGAAGAAGACAACGAAAAAGTAAAAGACAATGAATAACATTACTACCATAGTACTTGACTGTGACGGTGTACTAACTCCAGCACATCAGAATATAGATGTAAATGGTTCTAAACAGTTTAAAACATTTAACTGTAGAGATATTAGTGCACTACGTAGATTATCTGATTACTACAGAATAGTTATTTGTACAGCAGATGAATGGTTAGGTACTAGAGCTTGGGCCGAGAAAGTAGGTGTTGAATATATCTACACTAAAACAAAACATAAAATAGATGTAGATTGGAATAGTACCTTAATGTGTGCAGATGATTACTTCTTAGATAAAGAAGCTTTATTACAGAGTGAATACCCGTGTACACCTTTAGACGGTAGTATACTATTTGATGAATACGACCACTTAGAAGTACATCGTTTAGAAACTAAAGGTGGCGACGGTATTGTAGAAGAACTAATACTAGAATACAAACTGAAGATATAATGCAACATGAAATAGACTTCTGGAAACATTTTGTAACTACTAACAGATTCCTAGACGGTTGGTTAAGTAGTAGTAAAACACCAGAACTAAACGATATTGTCTATGGGTTTTTACTAAATCACCGTTCTTCTTCAGTTTTAGATGTAGGTAGTGGTGTAGTATCATTATTACACGGTACAATAGATTCAGATAAACTTGTAGCCTGCGATCCACTTGCAGATGAATACGCTAAGTTTTTTAACTATAATGGCTATAGAATTAATCCACCTATAGCTAAGTCTGCAGAATCATTAGACTTAAATACTAAGTTTAATATCGTACATATTTCAAATGCATTAGATCACTGTCAAGATGTACAAAAAGCATATAACAACTTGTGTGCTTGTGTAAATGTAAATGGTTATCTTATCGTACAAAGTTTTGCTAACGAAGGTAGTTATGAAAACTACGAAGGCTTTCATCAGTGGAACTTAAATACTATCGATAACCAACTAATTCTTACTAACAAGTATACTGACACCTGGGTGTTAGATAAAGATCCTTATTTTGTAACTAAAATATTTATTCCAAGCCTACACAAAGAATGGTTCATTTGGATTAAAAAGATATAATTCTATTTTTGTTGTCATGGTCGAGTGTTTTGGAGCCTAGGGTGTAAAAGCCCTAGGTTTTTTTATTTATGTGTCGTTAACAAAAAATGTTACGTAGTTTAGATATTTTGATATTTTTTTTAAAAAATAGGAACTTCTGCGAACTTATGTCAAAAAAAAATTGTTCGTATTAGCATAAGACGAAGAAAAGATAATTACGGTTTTACGTGATAGATTATAAACTAGTACACGTACTAATGTTCTCCTACTAATTCTTCCTCTTATTTATCCTCCTTTGGGTGAGTACTATCTATACGCGAACGCTATATATAGATCCTATATACCCGTATTACTTCTACTTTATTTAATACCCCCTACCCTTAGATCTTAGTAAAGATCTCCCCTATGTAGTTTGTATCCTAAAATTATACCCTATCACATATAATTCATAAGATATAGGTTGAATTATATCTGATTGCGTATAACCTTGTAGTTAGAGTATAAGCTAAGTTTTAATAAGCATATATAATATAGTGAGAGTCTAGGCTAAAAAATTAAAGTAGTAATATATAATGGTATAGGTTTAAACTAAGAAATTAACGGAATAATATATAATGGTAGGAGTATGAGCTAAATATAAGTTGTTATATAATATAGCTTATATATAATAGAGAGAGTTTAGGCTAATATACAAGACTAGTTATATATAATAGAGAGAGTTTGAGCTTCCCAATTCCAACCCCCCCTTGTACTTGTGGGTAATATTGCCCCTGTACTCTCAAAATACTACAGTCATGAGAGCTATAGACTTCGTAAACGAAGCAATGGGCACTAGCGTCCCAAATAAGCTAGAGGTTGTCAAGGTTGCACCCGAACAGGGTGCAGTCGTTCTTAAAGACGACAAAAACCTGTATCTTGTATCCATCCGTCATCTTGAAGAGATGGGTGAAGGAATCTCTGCTACTAAGTCTGGTGACAAGATGTTCTTCTCCGCCAATTGGAGGAAAGCATCTAACACATCTGAGTGGTTACGAGCTGATGAAGCTCAAGCCCGCGTAAAGATAACCGCTAAGGACCTCTTGTAGGTCCTTAGTTGGTTTTTTACAAAACAACTGATAATGAAAGAGTTGTGTAGTGTGTGTAGAGGGTATTAACCACTCAACACCATTTATCACAACTCTTTCAACTACAAAGTGATTTGAGTTTTCGCGGCTCAAATCCAGTGTTTTAAGACAAACATCATGTTTATTACTTCTAAGTGCTTGTGTTGCAAGCACAAAACTAGGGTGGGATTAATGTAGTTAATATCCTATACCCTAAAACTACCGAAGTATGCAGAATAGTGTTGATACTTACTTAAACACTATTCCACCTGCTAGTACTCGAAAAGAGAGGTTGTTAAACTAGCATTAAAAGGTGTAAGACAGCCCAAATAAAATTCTTTTGCGCTAAGGGTGAACAGTTGTAATTGAGCTAAGGGAAATCCTTAGTAATATCAGATTAATGATAGCTTAAATCTGACGTAGACAGTAGGATACTCTCTGAAATAAGTGAGTCCAAGAAACCCTAAGTTATTGGGTCTGTCATTACAACTTAGCGCAAAGCAAATCTCTTAACCTTGTAAAATATACAAAATCATGAAAAACACAAAAATCATGATTGTAATAGTAATCACGTTTTTAATAACGTGGTTGCTTTTGTCTACGCTAGGATTAATATTTAATCCTGGGTTATCGTTGCGAGAAATCGCAACGAGCAACGGGATGATTATGATTCTTGTAATATTCGGGTGGATACCACCCGTAATAGTTCTTACAGATATTACTAGGAAAAAAAAAGAAGGATCATAATAAATTTTTAGATTCGGATGGCGCAGTCTATGTAATGTAGCTGCGTCACCTTTTATTAATCTTTAAAAACCTTAAGCATAATGCAAGACTTAAAAGTTTTCAAATTTAGAGGAAGTTCCATGTACTGGAACGAAGAGAACTACAGTTCACCTATGAGTTGTAACTTGTGGAGCGAACATACTTGGGAAGAAGCAAAAAAGAAAATTCACGAAGGAAATATTCACAACGGTGAAACTGTAGTGAAAAAAACTGGAGTGTTTTTGTACTCAAGAAATTATTGGGGTGATAACACACAAATTTCTGGCTACGTAATAGCAGAAAATAGGGAAAAGGCGCTTATGATGTTAGGCGCATTTGAATATACATATAACTGTAAAGCAGGTGAAAAACCTGCTTACATGAACTAATATTGAGAGCTGAGCACCTCTATAAACTGCTTATCTCAACTTTCAAAAACCTTAAAACCAGCGTAACGTACTGGTTTAAATAAATCCTCTAAAATCGTTGAGGTAATGTTATGTCAGTTCCAATTTTCACTTACGAAGAAATAAGACTAAATGGTTTCTGGGACTCACCATACTGGGCACCAGGATTTAGCCCTTCTGAAGAAGAGCTAGAACACGAAAAAAAGTGTGAAATTCTCGACGAAAAGTTGGGACCGCTTGTAAATAAAGTGGTCATGTTTTCGGACGAAGACAAAAACTTTCATGCTATTGTGAAAGGGATCTGCGGATCCTATGTAGTTTTAGATGTGATAACGGAAATTCCTATTTTTCACAAATTATAAACTATAATCATAACATATCTAGAGAAAACTGGTAGATATGTTTCATGCACACTCCTACTGATCGCTATATACTTAGCATCTCGTAGTTCCCAGATAAAGTATGCAGTCAAGGTGAGAATCCTTGAAAGTTTTTGCAAGTTTTTGCGTGGCTTATATCTGTACTTGATACAGTATTAGTGCTTATATAAAACTTGTGTATTGTTTAATCTCAATAAAAACCCTACCAACGTGAAGTAGTAAAACTCGCGTAAATTATGGAAGCTTCAATTTTAGCAAAATCCTTTCACAAGGATTATCAATTCGTTAACTTTTTTCAGTCGTTGAAAGACGCTGAAATACTTGAAAAGGACGCTATTATCCTACGGCAACTATTTGCCGAGATATTAGCAGGAACTACGGAAGAAAAAGGGTCCACAGGGTTTAAAAACCCTATTTCGTTGTCAGGAACACAAAACCTGACGCAATTGTGGGCTAATCACGGCTTGTACACCACGTTAGACAGTATTTGTCTTGCAGCCATAAGAAGAGGCGCTTCTTTTAATGGTATGCGCAGGTTTGCGCGTGCTTATTACAAGGAAGAGAAATTTGCAAGAGGATTTTTCTTCAAAGCTGAGTACATGATGTACTTAGCTAACAGAAGAGATTCTGACGAGTACGGAGACTCTTGGACACATGGGGTCTTCGATGAAGACAACAAGCTTGTCAAATACCTGGGCCACAACGTATACAAAGTAGGCAAAGCTTACTTTGTGGAAGGGATAACCGGTGTTTCACACTGGTATTCGGCCACTGAAGGTTGGATGTGGGTTCCAACAAAAAGACTGAAATATTAACGAAATCTGGGGTGCAGCATCCAGCAAAACACTGCATATTTTATTATTTCAAAAAGAAAAAAAATGAAAATACTACCTGTATCATGTATTAAGCATGTAATAAAAGACCACATGTATTTCAAACTTATTTTTGACGTACCTTCTAAATGGAGTGCGATGTCAAGACGTGCAAGAAAAGCAGGTTTTCACGGTTTAGCGTATTATCTGGATTGTAAATATCCAGAATATGTAAGATACACCATTTACACATCATGCCCTGCAAATCAAAGCGAAGGGTATCGTGTAATGCCGCAAGAAGGAAATGAGTACATCTCTATCCCTGCCAGCGTGGTAAGAGATTGTATCCAAAACTATTTTGGAATCTACATAGACCGCGAAGAACCTTTCATGATTTATGAAAAATGGCGACATCAAATGTTGTCAAATGATTCAAAAAAATTACGTACAACAATAAAATAAACATTGCACTTAGTTCTAACACAGGAAAGTTGTGTTCATTACCGCTCGAACACAAGTAATATATAAGAACAGTGGATGGAGATAGTAATATCGACGAAGTTCCAAATTCTTATAGTGTTAGGCTAAGTGCAATTATTTTGTAACCTTAAAAAACAAAAAACGATATTATGCTAGAAGAAATCTTAGAAGAAATGTTTAATAACATGATTCTTGTGAAAGGAGGCACATTAATGATGGGTTGCACCCCAGAACAAAGAATCAACATTTTTCCAGGAGAACGTGATTACAGAAATTTTATGTGTTGGGATAGGGACACAAAGCCTGTACACCAAGTAACGGTATCGGATTTTTATATTAGTAAGTATCCGGTTACGCAGAAACAGTGGCGCGAGGTGATGAAAATCAAAGCAAAGTATTTGAGAACCTGCGATAATTGTCCAGTACAATATGCAAACTATTATAAGATTGAAAAGTTTCTGGCTAAAATAAACAGAAAAACAGGTCTGAAATATCGCTTGCCAACGGAAGCAGAGTGGGAGTTTGCAGCCCGTGGCGGTTTAAAAACCAAAGGATACAGGTACGCAGGCAGTAATAACTTACATGAAGTTGCGTGGTATGAAGGTAATTCTGGAAATACAGTGCATCCAGTGGGGCAGAAGAAGCCTAATGAGTTGGGGCTGTACGATATGAGCGGGAATATAAGGGAATGGTGCGAAGACATAGTAGGTTATTACGAATATGATGGAACTCCTCTTCGGGCAGAACGTGGTGGTGCTTATACTGCCAATATCATAAACTGCCGCATTGCGTCTCGCTTTGTTGCCCTTTCTTCAGGTGGCAGTGGATTTCGTTTAGCACTTACAAAGTAACTCCAAAACCTCTTCCTCGAAAGGGATAGGGCAACACAACTTCAGTGTTGGAGGTATTTAGCAGGCTGTTGGGAGTTACTTTTTTATAAACTTAAAAACCTTATACATGACTTACGAAGAAGCACAAGACATGCACATGTTAAACCAGATTAATCCTGGTTACACGTGCACGTGCGACGAAGAACTCAAAATCGTTTGTCAGCAATGTTTAGAAGCTGACAGAAACCTACCTGTTGACATAAACGGTAGGATTACAGAAATCAAAAAAGAAATTGCAGAAATCGAAGCCTTGAAAAAGGCTAATCGTATTTCTGCAAACGCTTTTGAAAATGTTCCAGGTATTCACAAGATCCATCAGGAATGGAATCGTAAATTATCTGAACTACGTAAACAACTTGCTTATTTAGAACAAATACAACGTTAAAAAAGCGCAGTTTTTAGGGTAACGTAGGTTATTCTATTCCTCTTATTTCTGCGATGACTAAATTAAAAACTAAGAGGTACTTACAATTTGAGGTTAACGAAATAAACTTGAGTACATGGTACGCCTTGTAATAGCAAGTAAGTAGTGAATATCTTATCAAGCTAGATAAGGTAGCCTCAAACAAAATCACACAGCGATGGATGTATAAAACGTTGTTGTACTATTAAAGAGAGAGCATCCACACTTGAACCGAACATGGTTTAATAAGTGTAACCATTGACCCAGAACCTGCTCTGGTAACCTAATGGTTTATTTTTTCACTAAAAATTATAAGATTATGAAAACGTTAGTTGTAAGTTATGTAGAAGAAGGAGGAGACTACCTAAACGGCGACTCGTGTATCAACGTTGAAGATGACACACAAGTCGAAGAAGGAAATGTAATAACTATTACGTACGAGGATCACAAACAAAGCCCATATGTAATAAATAAAGTGCTTAATAAGCACTATAAATACTGGAACAGAATGACAGGAGAGTTACATAATAACTCCAATACTGTACGACAAGTAATAATCAAAACTTGCACCATAAAGATATTAGCGAAAAGCATTTCAGAATTTAAAAAACTTTAAATTATGGAAATTTACGAGTTTATGGCAATTATAAAAAAGAATGAGATTGCCTGGAACGTGTATCCTGAACTTCAGAGTTGGGATCGCGTAAAACAGAAAGTGTTAGATAGCACGCAACTACAGAAATCAGAAAAAAGAGAGTACGCAACTCGCATAGAGAAATCTATGCAAGATATCTACTTGTTTCACCGTGAGCGCCATGAAGGAGTAACTATCGTAATAAAAGGTTTTGCTGTTGCTATCAACAAAGAAACCGCAAGAGAAAAACTTGTTCAGTTTTGCAACAAACATGTAATGTTTATATAATTATAAAACTTTGAACTATGAGTATTGATTTGCGCAAGCCTAAGACGATTATCGTAGTATTTACAAACAATTTTCTCACGAGTGAAGAATGTCGCAACTTGAAAAAGTACGCATTCAACACCAGTGACGAGGTTGCGGTAGGTAACACGATTACCAGCACTAAGTATAATACTGCAATGCAGGTTGTACGCGTACTTGACAACGCTTACAAGTACTACAATCCTAGTACAGGGGAATTATCCAACGAGTACACATCAACAATGCAGTGGGAAATCAAAACCCTTGCTATTCGCGAAGAAGATGACAGTATTGTTTACGGTAAAATCGTAAGCTAATGAAACAGAACAACGACGGTAACAAGATTTTGTTTTGGGTACTAGCTACTACGTTAGTGGTATCCATCATCTTTTTTGTAGTTGCAGTTAGCAATTATCTCATGTACAAGTAATGAAAAGGAAGATAATTGCAACAGCTATTTGGATATTCTTGTGGGTAACATTTTCATGTATACAATGTTATCCACAAGAGTTATCTTACACACGTGTGATAATATTTGAGGTAGTAACGATTACGAAAACAGTAGTTTGTTTAGCACTATTATTTATTATTAGTGAAAAAACAGGACTACTATAAAGAATAGGGTTTTTGAGATTATTATAGGCAACTCCTTAACAGAAATGTTGGGAGTTGCTTTTTTATTACAAAAAAATAATCATGGGAACATATACAAAACCTTTGTACGGTAAAACTGTACAAAAAGGTATACACCAGGTTGTGAGTGCTGTCTACGATAAAGACAGTAATAAACAACTAGGTGTACAAATTAAGTACTGGAACATACTTAGTCAAAACTCAGACGGTAAACCTGAGTTGTTTGATAGCTTAGATCAATGTATGCAGGCGTATAACAACTTAAAAAATAAGCTATGAAAGTAAACTACCAAGTAGACGACGCAGTTCACTACATTCCTTACGAAGGATGTAGTAAAGAACTGTGGGAAAAAGGAATCGTTACTAAGATTGTTGTAGATGAGTTCAACACAGAACGCATTTACGTCAAATACTTACGTAAACAAGGTAATGAAGGTGTATATACACAACCAATGCTTACACCTAGAAGTAAACTACGTGAGGGTTGGTTTTAAGATTAGGGACACCGCTTACAATATTTTATGGAGGGTATTGTTTCCTAAGCAGGTGTCCCTTTATGGTCAAATAGTTTAATGGCTAAAACCTAGATAACATCTAGATACAGGTTCGATTCCTGTTTTGACCACTATTATTTAATATAAAAGCGTAATCATGAAAAACATTATTCTATTCGCACTGATGCTTATCTCTCTAACTGTACACGCACAACGTGATACGATTAAAGAAGTGATGCCTGTGTCATTTTTATTACTCACACATAAATTCATGTACAATGCCAAGACAAGTAAAGAAGTGGTCTCCATCGGAGAAAAAGATTCTCGAAGAACTACTACACCGCAATCTCAACCAAGAACAAGAAACGCAAGAAATCGCAAATCTTACCAGAGTTTTAGATAGATCTTATCTAAGCATCAACTCTAAGCTTTGGGATATGCGTAAAAAAATGCAAGAAGCTGTAGCATCACTAGCTGATATGCAGCAACAGCTCAAGTTTGAACCTGTTGAGGTGATGACGTATTCCTACAACGAAGAAGAAAAGACAATCACAATTAAGATCAAACTGAAGTAAGTTTTTATTTAATCATTTTTAACACTTGTATCATGTCACAAACCGCAAAAACTCAGCTCGATCAATTACTTGAAACTGGGAAAGCTACTAAGCCCTACATCAGGGCTATCTTTTACCAAGACAACCGTAGTCGCGGAGGTAAAGCTGGCTATCGTGCTACGATAGTACAGCAATCACCCGCAAAAGCATCTGCACCATCTCAAAATTCGCTGTTGCGTGTAGCTCTAGGTATCAATGCCTGGGTTACCAACACCGCGATTATTACCTTAAGCGAGAAGGTAATTCGTGAAAGATTCCCTAACTGGGATGGTAAGAATTTGTTTTTCGTATCACAAGGGCTTAATGGTGCCGCCGTCGATAGTAATATCGAAGGTGACTACACCATTGAAAACAAGGCTATGTCTGCAGATGAGTTCTTTGGTGTAGAAAACGACGCTACTACGATTGTAGTCATCGAGTCGTTTACTCCAAATCCTTATCGCGTGAACATGGCTCCTGTTCTGAATCCGGTTTCTAAACAACCTGTAAAGGTACTTACGCCTGAAGGCCATAGTGCACCTTATTACAGGCACACAGAAATCAGGCTTGTATCTGAGCTTCATGGCCTCGAGAACCAAAGCATCCAGCAGTATGTAGAAAAGGTAAAGAATAATGAAAAACCTCACATTCTCTTACCTTCTCAGATCGTGCAGATGGCTAGCAATGATGCTTCACTTGAGGTACTTACCTCACTCATGGAGGATCCGTACACTGTGCCAAGTGTATTAACCAACTCTGTGAATGCGGCAAAGCTTGAAGAAGCAGAGATTACGCTGCTGACTGGTGTCAAATAGTTTGTGAGAGTGCGTATAGAGGGTAGCTTGAAATATAGCTACCCTTTTTCTTAACCTTAGAAAAATAGTTATGGAACCATATAATCATGAAGCTAACAACATTTACGAAGCGTGTGGTATAGATGAACAAAGTTTTAAGGAAAGAGTTAAAGAAAATGAAGTACTTGAATACTTTTCAGTCTTCAACGAACGCGAGCTTGCTATAATGCTCAGCTCCGAACTTGCTCCTATGTATACTGATGACCACACTGCGATTATGGTTTTTGCAAGACCACATGTGAAACTAAGACCATTTAATCTCAACCGCAAAAGAAACAACTTTGACATAGAGCAACTTGTTAGTGATGTACAAATGTTATCTGACGATGTTCGCATTAACAAGTTTGCATCTTGGCATAGTTGGATTGTATTATCGTACGCGCTTATTAATAGACGTTCATATGCTGTAAAGTTTATTGAAGAAAACTACAGCAAAAGTGAGATTTACGTACTTATGCTTTTCAGACATGCGATGAAAATGAAAGGTCTTGAACTTGCTAAAGACAATGCTGCTGAAATGTTAAAGATGTTGAAGATGATAGCAAATGATTCTTCACCTAAACTTGCGCCTGTGTCATTTGACGGTAAAGTAAAACAAGACGAAGAGTATGATATACTAGGTATTGACGATGATTTTACGGATCGCATGATTGTACAAAACGATCCTACGCATAGATTATTGTATAGCAATGCTAACTCCGTTGCACAAATCTATGGTGTATCGTACAAATCTATGCTAGATATAGTAGAAGAGTGCGATAACGTAAAGCACTTTATCAACCGCGTAAACGAACTCAAGCTCACAGATATTGAGCAAGCTGTATTCTACAGCTCAGCTATAGACTCACTTGAGCTTGAAAAAATGTTTTGTAGGATACCAATTACAATGCCATCGCTGGTGTCGTACTATCAGCACACTAATAACAAAACTTGGTGTGATGAGATGTTTGCATACGATTCTATCGAAAGAGTACAGTGGTTTTTAGACCACAACGTAACTCTAGAGGATGTAGAACGCATCATCAAAATCTACAATCCTGAGTACGAATATCTGTAAGAATTAGTTTTGACTGTAGTTTTGTGAGAGGGTCGTAAAAGATCCTCTCACTTTTATCAGAAATCTGTTTAATTTTGAAAAAAAATTAAAACCATGGAAATTAAACAGATTAGTGACGTGCTCTTGGAAGTACGTATTCCTTACGGCGAAGATGTGCTATTCTTTTTAGGTAGCGATTTTCACTATGACAACCCTAAATGTCAACGTGATAAACTACATAAGCACTTAGACTATGTAGCAGAACGCAACGGTAAGATATTTGTGTTTGGAGACTTCTTCTGCATGATGCAAGGGAAATATGATCCTAGGTCTAGTAAAAAAGATATTAGACCAGAACACAATACCAGTAATTATATAGACGCTGTAATAGAAGATACAATAGAAAAGTTCAAAGATTATCCTATCTCATTGATTTCCAAAGGGAACCACGAATTAGGGCTATTAAACAGGTTAGAAACTGATGTCATTAAAAGATTTGTAGACGGTACAAATCTATATAAAGGTCCAGAAGAGAAAGTATATGCTGGAGGTTATCATGGATTTATTAAGTTTGTACTACACCGCAATGGTGCTAATGTAAAAACATATCTCATGTACTATCATCATGGTCTCTGGGGAGGTGTAGTATCACGTGGATTTCAAGCATATAGTAGGTATGGTGTAGTTACTGACGCAGATTTTGTTGTTAGCGGACATACACATGACCGAAGTTTAGCTGAAATTATGAGGTATGATATAACTAAAACTGGAAATCTTTTACTAAGACCTCAATATTTTATTAAATCTGGAACTTATAAAGAAGAATATGCAGTTGCTACTAGCTGGGCTGTTGAAAAACTAGGAGTACCTAAAAATATAGGAGGTTGGTACTTAGAAATAAAAGGTACTGATCGTGATAACATTTCCATAAAAATAAACATGACGTAATATGAAGGAACCAAGGAAGCTCTACAACGGTGAAGTATCTTACAAAGATGCTAAACCTAATGGATCAGGTAAGTATCGCGCACACTATTACAAGCTGAAAGTGTGGATCGCAGAACCTGTACAGGAAGGTATCGCTAAACTAGAACCGGATACAATCATGCGTATCCGTGATTACAAAGGTAACACTGAAGAAGTATTCGCTAAGGAACTAATATTTTCTAACAATTAAATCTAATACAATGGCAAAGATTCGTGTAAACGTTAAGCACCCTGAAACTGGTCAAAGAGTAACTGCGGTTACTACTGGTAAAGGGAAAGGTTTTGATTCTGAAGTAAAAACTGCAGATGGTAAAACCACTACAATCCGTGAAGGTGACGGAAAGATGATTTGGAAAAACAAACGATGATTACTAATCTAAAAAACTACAGATCATGACAGAAAGAAGTGAGTCTATTATTACGAACATCGTAAAGTACTGGAAGCATATTCTACCTCATGTAAATGAGACTACAGAGTATGTTTCACCAGAAGGTATCCTGGAGGCTCACACGGTCTCTAGGAGCTTCACAAATGCAGAAGCGGTGTTCTACCTTACTACGTGTACAGAAGAGCTGTACGAGCACTATGTGAGGCTCTGGAAAGATTCTAAAGAAGAAAGAGCTCGCACACACATGTTACTAGCTGCTAAACGCAAGCTGGTAAAATTGAATTACGCTGCCACCAAAAAGAAGATGAAACTATGAAAATGAGAGTACTTCAGATTGGGAACTTTTTGTTTCCTTTCGACTTTGCACTAAGGGTACTAAAGGCTAAGTACAGAGAAGATCTTGAAGATATGTTCATAGATCTTCCTGTACTTGACAATGATTTTATCAGAGAGATCTGGAAAGATGTAACACCAATTACATTTTCTGAACTCTCTGATTTTAAGTCATTGTTCCCTAATCTACGGGCAGAACAAGCTTCTACTAAACGTCAAGCACTGTTTAGGTTTTTACCGTTTTCTACTATCTTTGCTGACGCAGAAATTGTAGATGAGCGCACTGTAGAAACCAAACAGAAAGATTCTACGATTACGAACCACTACATTCTCAGAAGGAGACCTATTAAAGAGGTATTTCCTGAGATGCGTGAGCCTGCCATCAACGGTAAAAAGGTTACGCACGTGTATGCTGTACAAGTATTTGACGTACACTTTGGTACACCATATTTCTTGATGGTACCACATAGTGAGAAGTTCTGCAAAAAAGGTAGCTATGATGCTGCTGCTGCAGTAGCGTGGGCTTTTAGAACTAGGATACCACTTGAACATATCAAGTGTATACGTCGTCAAGGTGAGGTTATTATCACTACGATTAAACCTGAATACCTTAGCAAACCATGGCTAGATTCTCCGTACCACATCAGCAAAGAAGACTTCTTTAAACTTATTGTTGAACAATCTTAATTCTGTTATCATGCATGTAAACGTAATTGATCCAGTTACGGTAACACCAGGGAGTGCTGAAAAGCATGTACTCGAAGGTGATTTTACCGTAGTACGCAACGACTTCAAACCTGATTTCAAGGCACCTACAGGGTTCACAATGCCTACACCTATTCCTGCGGATAGGGGTAACATCGTTGCTTTTGTAGTACCTGAAGGTAAGAAAGCATTTCTCAAGCATCCAGTACACCCAACTGTAGAACTGGAAGCTGGTTTTCACATTTCTTCTATCCAAGTAGAGTACAATCCACTTGGTGAAGGAGAAGATGCAATCAGCGATGCTTGGGACTAAGACACTTTTTCAGTAAGCATTTGGAGAGGGGAGGTAACACTCCCTTCTCTTTTTAACTAAAATTACAATCATGACTGTACAAGAATTTAAAGATCAAGTTCAACAAAAAGCTTCTTCTAAAGATTTTGGTAAATGGTATGCACAAGCATTACCTAAAATGCGTAAGTATTTCAACACACCAGAGCTTGAAGAAGTACACCGTAATGCTATTGCAATTATTAATGTGGTCAACAGAAAACCTGTAGAACCGTTTGTAGTTGCTGTAGCTACATCACAACGTGCTTTTGAGCAAAAGACTATCAGCGACAAAGACATTGATTTAGGTACTTTTGTACCGTTACCTGCAGAGTGTTTTCCACTTGTTGCATCAGCAGATACCGTAGTTACGTTCAACCAGTTTGATGCTTTCTGTTATATGACAGGAAGAGATCTCGCTAATGATCAAAACTATGGTCGCGATGATCGCCCAGCGATTAACCTTGAGATCTTGAACGCAATCTCGTACATCAACTGGTTAAATGATATGCACGGTAAACCAATGCCGTATATCATGAAAGAGTACAACGGTCAGTGGTGGTTCTGGTATAACCCAGCTATCAAAGGTCACGCTGTATTCCTGTTTCCTACAAAAGCAGAGTGGACTACAATCGCTGCAGATCATGCTGAGAACTTAGATACTCGTACAGATATTCAAGAGATTGCATGGACTACTGCAGAGATGGGTGGTAAAACACAACCTGTAAAGAAGAAGAAACCAAACAAGTACGGTATCTACGATACTGTAGGTAATGTGTGGAAAATGGCTGTTCCCGATAACTTACCCTATATGGACGAGGATATCTGGAAAGATAAGTTTCCAAAAGAAGAGTACATGTCTAATATCTTTTTCTATTGACACAAACATGAAAAAGTATTACATTGTGACCGAAAAAGGTAAGCGTATCATAGAGGCTGATAGCATCGAAGCTATTAAAGAAAGTCTACCTAAACATGGTGCATATTACCTAGAAACAGTGTGTACTGTTACCGGAAAGAAGACTAGAGAACGTATCTGGAAGAATAAGTAATCCCTCGTATTGTGATTCACTATGTACCAGGGCTTGAAATATAGCCCTGGTTTTTTATCTAACTTAATAAATAAACTGTTATGGAAGAAGAAAAGCAAACGTTTACTTTTTTTATTGGTGCAGGTGTCGTACATATTGAAGCTTCTAATAAAGATGAAGCTGAAATTAAGATACGAGAAATCTACCCAGGTTTAGAACCAGAACTTGCAGAAATTGCGTAATCCACGATGCCCTTGTAAACCAAGGGCATTTGTGTTTAATATACCTACCTATGAAAATGAAAGTTTTATACATAACACAGTACGATAGACTTTATTTATATACACTACAAGCTGATGAAATAAGCATACCTGTAACAATGAAAATTCTATCATGAAGACGGTACTTTTATTTGCAGACATCAACGTATATTCTATGACAATGTCTATGGCTAAGATAACACCTCATTTAATATTAAAATACATACCTAGTTATGTATCTATCTGAAATTTATTCTATGTACATATGTATAACATACTCACACCACGATGAAACAAACCACTTTTTAAGGCTTGATTTTTGTTATTTATCACTACTAAAACTGGCATTATGAACTACTTAGGAGTACTTGAGATATCAAACTTTAAATCTACAGATGGTAATATAATATTACATCGACATATAGGTACAGGTTTATTGATGCATTTCTGGGCTGTAATAAAATACAGAAAATGAACACACTCAGATTATTGTTAGATATACGCCACAATGGTATAGATGTATATCTCACAGGTAGAGGTAATTACATGCTTCATTACAATATCTTATTAAAATATAAGCTATGAGCAATGTTTATATAGTATTAATATTCAAAAATAGCTATACACTTTTAACAATCAACTTTGCAGAAATATGTACAGTTATAGATTACGATTTTAAAGATTGTAATTACTTCTTTTTTGTGCAAAAACATAAACTGTGAACACTTTAGTTTATTACTTAAGTGACTATAAGATTTTAGTGCTCGATTTGAGCTACTCTGTAAAACGTACACATTTTCAAATTATTTTAAAACATAAATCATGGAAACATTAGCTGAATACCTAAAAGAATTATCTACAGAAGAATTAATGGGCATTTCTAAAGAGTCTGAATCATTAGCTTTTAATGAAAATTCAATTGTCAGGCAATTAATTTTTAAATACAATCTTGCAAAAAGTTTTCACATAGGATTAATTGTTTTAAGAAGTGCGCTGTTAACTGAAATTAACAGAAGATATTTTGGACCACTTACGTAAAACCCTGTTAAAACTTAAATCATGAGATTTATTGAAATGATACTTGTTAAAGACGAGTCTGTATGCACGTTAACAGAACACGTACTTGAGGTATTACAATTAGATAACGTACCTCCTTATTCATTTTACGTTATGCTAAAGCTAGTTTTATGAAATTTGTACAAATATTTAAAAATGACACTGACTTCCTCAACATAAGATTGATAAGAAGTACGATACCAAAAAGATTATTAATTACATTAAAAATAATACCGTGAAAATAAGGCACATAATTGCATACCTCCCATTTACAAGTGATCGGACACGTGCAAAAACCTATGTAATGAACGCATCTCGGCAAAGTCGTGGACATTTGTTTACATTAAAACTTGTATCATGAAATTTATAGACTTAATGATGTACAGAGCAGTTACTACACCGTACATAAATAACTACATGACTATACGTTTACACGAAGCTGTAGATTATTTAAACTTGAACCATAACGCAAGTAATTTTGGAGCTATTGTAAAATACATACCATGAAATTTGTAGGATTTGTTGAGACATTAAAGAACAGTGACTTAGTGCTAAAAATGGATCTTAAAGCCTATGTCATTACTGTACTTAGATTTAGAATTAGTTTAAAACACATACAATGATTATAACACACAGTGTCGTAGGTACTAACCTTAAGAATGACAGAAGATCTGGTAAATGTGGAATATGTTTATTCATTACTATAAAACATGCAGAATGAGGTTGCTATACATTTTATGGGTCGACAGTTCTAGTGGAAAATTAAAAACAACTTACGCAGGTAGATCTCTTTTAGTCATCAGTAAAATATTTGTATGAAAGCTTCATTAGACTATACCTTTGATGGCTATAGATTTCACGACAAGCTAAAACATGCACCTAAGATAGACATTGTAATATTTGTACTAAAATACAGATTATGATAGCATTTATGACCTTTTACGTAAACCTTCCTATATCAAATCCAATGTATGATGCTGATCGCAGAATAAGTAAGCCTACTGTACTACCTTTAATTACTGTAAAACAAATATCGTGAAAGTAGAAACTGGTTGGAACTATACTACAGACGTGTTTCTTGAGCCCTATGTTATTAAATACGCTTTCTTTAAACCTAACTTTAGGCTTATAAAAAAGTACATGGTATGCAAGTAGAATATAGGGATTGGGAATACATTTTATTAGATAATGATGTGTTTATTCCACCTTATGTTAACTGTGCACATCTTAAGGTTATTTTACAATTAGCAAATAAACACATGGTATGAAATTTACAGACTTAACAATGTGGGTACATAGTATAGATTGTAAACTGTATTTAGATTACCTAGCATTTAGTAATTGTAGCTACGTCAAGAATGATTTTATTTTTACGGTTAAATACATGTGATGGAAGTAAAATACTTTACAATGTTAGATCTATGTATGCCTATTGGTACACATGGTAATGAACATTTACTGGATAGATTAAAAAGAACAAAACTTGAGGATAAAGATTTCTTAATTATACTGACATGGAAATACGACGTTTAGAAGCAGTTAAACTTCTTGGACGAGAAATAATGTCTAGTACATATTTTAATTCGTACAGGGGTGTAAACTTATACGATAATGTTTTAATAACCTTAAAGTGGAATATTACAGAATACTAGTATCTGAATCATTACTTACAGCACGTGAAATCAAACGTTCAAATGCTATGTGCGAAGATTTTGTAATTACGTTAAAACTAATATTATGGACACAAAATACATAACACTTGTAGATCACATATTTTACGCAGACGACAGTGTTTTAATCACAATCAAAATATTATGGACTTAACAAGTTACGTAGGTTACTCTTTTTATTCTTGTAAGCTAGTAAACAAAGACCGTGGTTTAATACCAATTTTTGATGATGATTTTTTAGTTATGATAAAGTTTGTATTATGAATACGATATACTTACTTATTGGAAAAGGCGTAATACCTTTTAATGAAGTAGAACTAAACGAAGTTGTTCAAGATGATTTGTCAATAATATTAAAACTAATGTTATGAACACATGGGCATATGGACACGCGTATAGTTATATTTATGTACACGAACTAGGACATAGCGGATATGATTGCTTTTCGATTACTTTAAAATTAATACCATGAGAACTGACGCATATGGATACACAGCCGCTTTTTTAACTGTAATAATGTTAGGATACAGTGGTCGTGAGAGCTTTTCTATTATCTTAAAACAAGTACATGTTTCACATTGACATAATAACTAGTCCTAATACGATTTATCAAGCGTATATTCACGGTATGGGAATTAGTATGGAAAGATATCGTGTTATCTTAAAACAAGCACAATTACTGTAATATTAAAACAAATACCATGAAATACATAGAACTACAAATTAAATCTGAACAATTTTCACACATACGTTTAGGTCATCCTTCAATCAATGCGCTTAGACTTCATGTTACCTTAAAACAGATACCATGTTAGCAGTAATATTTGTACGCAATCCTGCAGCTTACAAGAGTAGGGTAGAAGCAAACCTTGTAGCTGATATTGTGTACGACGATAGATTTCAACTTATCTTAAAACATGTATCATGATTTACATAATAGTTTGTTACCCAAAATTTAATGCAAATAAAGATTGTCCTCAATCTTTGCAAGACACCTTAACTATATACGACGTATTTAAAATAACACTAAAGCAAATACTATGATGATCTTAATTTGTATATATCCAGATTTTAGAGGTATGGGTAAGAGTGTTATTCAATATATACACAACAATATGACAGAAAGAGATAGGTTTATACTAACACTAAAGTTTATACGATGATGATATATCTAAACGGTGTTGTACAAGCTAATCACGAACTCAGGTTTCCTAATAGAAATATACTAGATACTGGGTTTAGAATTGTAGTAAAACGTGTATCATGGAAGTAATTTTAATTATTTGTGTACCTAATCGCAGTAAAACGTTTATACCGCATAAATTAATGTTTACGTACACAATGCAATCATTCGGTATAATTACAAAACACGTACCATGCAAACAAGTAAGATATACACTATGGAACTAAGCTATACGTTCTACGTACCTAAATGCTACCCAGCTATAACAATAGAGTATCATCTACATACATTTATTACAATGCTTAAATACCACTAGCATGCTTACACAATTTGTAAAGTTATTTACAATTTACAAGTCTGTAGATAAAGAACATTACTCTGAAGATATCTGGCACCGTGTTATAATCAAACAGCTATGAACATATTTTTTCTAATGCAAGAAGTTGTAATTAGTACTATTAAGTTTGGTGGAACTAAATTACATTTTATTGTATCACAAACATATAAACTGTAAACTATGGAATTTGAACCAGATGATTTTTACTATCAGTATTATTACCGTTCTAAGAAAGAATCGTGCGGTGATTTATATTTTGATAATGTAAATACTATTTACTTAATCATATGTAAAAAACGATGAACACAGCTAAATCTGTTTATCTATTTGATAGAGCTCACGCTGAGATATTGTACAGACCAAATACATTTACAAAATCATATGCGCTAATACCTATAAAATATGTGGAGTGAAGAAGTACAATACATACGAGCTCGTATAAGTAGAAAGTTCATGTGGAAACCTTATTACGATCACTACGTAAAAATAATTGTAAAATGCACGTAATAAAAGTAAGGTACCATGTAGTTGATATGATGTTTTACTCACCTACGGTTAGAAATAGTTATCAATTAATTATAAAATTTCAATAATGCCTACAGAAAGATTAAATAGATACCATATACAAAATCTACGTAGTTTTATATCTGGAGAGATGTATAACACTAAGTATTTATTGATGATTAAATACCTGTACTATGACATTTGTAATGCTTAGGTTCACAAACTACTCTGCTGGTTGTAAAGAACTACATAAAGCTTCTACTAGACAACTTGTTTTTCACGACTGCTGCTTAAAGTTTATTGTATGAGATGTACTACACTTTACGATGTAAGTAACTACGGTTCTAAAAAACTAATACATTTTGCAAATCAACCAGAAGCTGATCTTGTACCAGTCTTAAAGTATGTACTATGGAGGTAAGTAATCTAAGATTAACAAGAGCACAAGACTTTTACTTCAGCAATGCTAATGAAAATAGAGTTGATGTAAAAGCCTTGTTAAAATACATGTTATGTTAGTAAGAGGTATTTCAACAATGTTTGCGTACAATTATCGCACTACTATAATTAGAATACACGCTGCTTCAAAAATATTCATATTAGTAAATAAGTTAATATGTTGATATTTAAAAACATGGAGTGGGTACATCCTACTTTTCACTGCAGTTTAGTATACGAACTTAACTATTGTTATTTAGTTCAAAAACTATATATACAGTAAATGAATATATACAGCATTGACGTGAATAAAAAATACTGGTGGTCTATGAAACGACGAACTGTATTCTTGTTAGCAAAGACTTCTATTTTCTACACATTAAACTTTAAAGTATGAACACAATAAAGTTCTATTACCACATGTATATTCGTATTCCAGTAGAAAATAACTTAAGTAATACTTCTTACTTTTTAATACTAAAGTATGCAAGCATACTACTTACACTGGCTAATTGCCCCTAAAGATGTACACTGTGATTTTTATCAGCAACCTGGTGGGTTATTGGTATTAGTTGCACACAAATAAGGCTATTTATTTATTTATTCATAAACACTTTATCATGGCTAAAAACGTCAAAGAAGTTCAATCTGCAGCAGGTCTTGAGTTTATCAAAGATCTCTTCAGAGCAGTGAAGCCTAACGGCTACAAGTCAAAAGTTGACAAGATTCCAGAAGAACCTCTGTATCATGATCAACCGTACATTTTGTTACCTAGGAACATGGATTTACTACACGGTGCTGAAATACTTACAGTGCTGTTTGAACACAGGGAGAACATCACCACAGTATCTCAAAACTACCCTAATTTCTTCCTGAACGATTTCTTGCTTACCGTAAACCGCGTGCTTACCAAGACTATTGGTAAGTTCATCGAGTCGCCACGTGATTACACTGGTGAGCGTACGCAATCTACGTACATGCAAATTCCTATTGGCTTTGATGACCAAGGTAACAAAATCGAAGAATCTGCATTTATCGGCTCTATGGTTATCAAAGTATGGGATGATGCTATCCTTACGTTGACACCAAGTGCGATTGGTATTCGGTGTAAGAACAAGTACAAAGCAACCGCAGAAGCCTTCTTGAGCAACATCGGCAAAGAAGTTGCTACTAACAAAGTAATGCAAGGGAAAGCTGTTACTATCGAACAACTGCGTTCTGGTTTGCTTATGCACCCTATCAACCTCAAGGTAGCTAAGAACATCGTACTTAGTCGTGATACCAACGTCACGATTACGAACCTGATTCTTCCGTATGTAAAACTTCACAACAAGAAGTCTCAGAAGATGTTGTTCTATGGCCCTTATGGTACGGGTAAAACAGAAACTGCTATCCGTCTTGGTAAAGAATCCATTGATGCTGGTAGAACATTCTTCTATCTGCACAACTCTAACCAGCTCGAAACACTGCTTCCGTACTTGGAGAACTACGGTTACTCTACAGTGTTTGCAGAAGACATTGACGATGTTCTCGGTGGCGAGCGTAACTCGGATATGAACGATATCCTTAACACTATTGATGGTCAAAGCCTGAAGAATACTGATGTTATCTTTGTATTTACTACAAACAACATCGATCGTATTCACCAGAGCTTCCGTCGCAGTGGTAGGATTGACTTCATCGTGGAGTTTCCGTACTGTACTAAGGAGATGTCTAAAACCATCATGGACCTTAACTTGGGTCACATTGCTGGCTTTGAGAACATCGACACAGAAAAGCTTGCAAATCGTTTACCAGAAAACATTGCTGGCTCAGAGGTTACGCAGTTGTGCAAGCGTCTGATCTTAGCTGCTGAAGAACTCAAGATTGAACTTAGCGAAGATTTCATCGAAGCTAACATCTCTCAGATCACACAGCACAATGCGTTTATTCACAAAGATCAAGAGAAACCTGCTGGTCTTGAGTACTACGCTGGTAAGGTTATGCACACTGTTCTTCAGAAAGCTGCACCTGGTATTATCTCTGAGTTTTCTTCTGAAGACTACAAGGGTTGATTTATTGAAGGTAATTCTCTAACTTTACATATAAGTTAGTAGATATCTACCTACAATAGACTAGGTATCAATACTGTTTGGGTTAGGGTAACACCTAACTCAAACAGTTTTTTTGTCTAAGGCAAGGTGTAAGTACCTTGTTATTCGTTCACCAAACACATAATAATGAAATTATGTTTATGGTTTATGTTAATGTTCGTACCACCAGAACCTACTTATGTAGCACACGGTGATACAATTACAGTATCAGCAAAGTCTTGTGATGATTTACAACTACTTGCAAGACTTATTTACTGCGAAGCTGGTAATCAACCTATGGTTGGTAAACTAGCTGTAGCACAAGTTGTAATAAACAGGCAAAAATATTTTTTAAGATTAGGTATGAAAACTAGTATTCGTTCCGTAATATTGTCTAAAGGACAATTCGACGGTGTGAGAACTAAGCACTTTTATGAAAGACCTAATCAAGAATCTTATGATGCTGCGTTTAGAGTACTGGTCATGGAAGAGAAAGTTCTACCAGAAACAGTATTGTATTTTGCAAATGAAAAGATTGCAACCGACAAGAAATGGTTAAGAACTATTAAAAATGAAAAAGTAATTAGGTATCATGACCACACCTTCTATGATTCAAAACATGCCGTACGCCTATACGCAACTCTGTAATGCTACTAGAGTTGGGTTAGACGTTGAGTGCTTTGTAAATTTCTTCTGCGTGGGTGTTACTGATTTTAATGGTAGCACCCACGTTTTTATTTACGATAAGTACCAAGACGATAGGCAATTACTTATACATTACTTGAACTTACTAGATCACAAACGAACTGAAGTAGTTACCTTTAATGGTATACACTACGATTGTCCTGTACTTAACTACGTACGTCTTAATCCAGAAGCTACGAACGAAGACATTAAGATGTTTTCAGATATGGTAATTACAGATGATACGTGGTTTATGAACGAAGACTACAAGAAATATAAATGGCATCACAAGTGGCACGATATAGATTTATTTACGTACTGGTCTAGAATGCTACGTATCGTTAAGAAGATAAGCCTTAAAGGTTTAGCTGTACAATTACGTTATCCTGTTATACAAGAGTTACCTATTAGACCAGATGAACCAGTACAGGATAACATGCGCATGAAGCTATTAGAGTATAACTCAGTTCATGACTTAGGTATTCTTAAGTATCTACTCACCAAGAAATTTAACTGGCAAGGTAAATCAACTACTTTTCCAGAGATGATAGATCTACGTAAAGCAGCTATACAAAAGTACGGGTTTACTAAATCTGTACTTAGTGCTGATGCTGTTAAACTAGGTCTTAACGTAGCACTTAAGCTGATAGAAACACCTATCTCAGAACCTAGAGACTTTAACTTCTTTTATGAAGTTGTAGATGATCGCATCAAATTCAAATCACACGAACTTAAAGTACTGCTAACTAAAGTCAACAGGCATCATCGTAAAAAACCATTACACTTTAATGTAACTTTAGCTGACGTACAGTTTGAACTTAAACAAGGTGGTTTACACAGTAAAAATAAACCATCTACGTATCGTCAAAAACCAGGGTATATATTCCATTCATTAGATGTAGCTGGTTATTATCCTGCTTTAGCTGAGACATTAAAATGTAAGTTACATGAGCAGCTAGGTTATATTCGCAAAGAAAGACTTAAACTTAAACACTCTGGTCAAGGTAAATCACCAGAAGCTAACTTGCTTAAACTAGCAGCTAATGGTACTATTGGTAACTTTAATCAAGAGAACTCACCAGTATATGATCCATATAGTTTTTTTAGGATTACAATTAATGGTCAGTTGTTTTTGTTGATGTTACTGGAAGAAGCTATTAGCTTAGGCTGTGAACCTATTATGGCTAATACAGATGGCTTTGAGCTTTATGTACCAGAGCATAGGTTTGATGAATTTATGGCTAAGTGTAAAGCTTGGGAAGCGTACACTGGCTTTGAGCTAGAACACTTCAGCTATGAGACACTCTACATGCTTAATGTAAATAGCTATCTAGGTGTGTTTACAGATGGTTCCATTAAAGAAAAAGGTTGGTTTGTTACTGATCCAGACTTAGGTAATAAAGTAGATTTCTTAGCAGTACCTAAAGCAGTGCAGAACTATCTCGTATATGGTATACCATTACAAGATACTTTTGATAAGTGTGATATCTACGACTTTTGTGGTGCGCAAAAGATAGATAAATCTTATACGATGTACTTAGGTGATGAACAACTACCACAGCGACTGAATGTGTACTATGTTTCCAAAGATGGAAACTTTTTGTTTAAAGAACGTCAAGGTAAAAAACATGCGCTAGGTAATATCAAATCTACTAAGGTTACGATATTTAATAAGTATGTTAAAGGACCTTATAATATAGATTACAATTTTTACAAACGTAAGGCGGAAGAGATCTTAACAGATCTAGGCTTGATACAATCACAGTTAACGTTATTTATATGAACTTCATGTACATGGAACTTAAAGCATTAGCTGATAAGTACCCAGATAGTGTGTTGCTAGTATGGGTACTTGATCAAGATGACTTTGAAATAGTATTAGACGTAGTAGAAGATCCTGATGACGAAGATAGTATAGAGCAATTTATCGAAAATGGTATTATTGCTTTTTATATTCCTGGTCAAGAAGGTTTTTATACTAACGATCCTATACAAAGAGTAGAAGATCTTAGATATTCAGATCTATTGCATTGTTTTGTGTACGATGAAGATGGAGAACAGATGTACGTATTTTATAAAGAAAATCATGACAACTAATGTTTACAAAAAACCTTGACTATCTCAACCAAATACAGGATAAAGCTGTAGAGGCTATTGAAACCTTTAAGCGAATATTCTTAAACTGGGAAACAGGCGTTGGTAAAACACTACCTGCTATCAAAGCTGCTAAAAAGATTGGAGGTAGTTGGCTATGGGTAATGTCTCAAAACGTTCAAGAAAAAAACATTAAAGAAGAGTGTAAAAAGTTTAACTTAAAACCTTCTTTTGTGTTTGTTAACTACCGTTCATTATCCAAGTACGCAGGTATTAGTTTCAAAGGTGTAATCTTAGACGAATGTCACAGGCTAACACCAGATGCAGCTAAAGACTTACGTAAGATTAAGTTTGAGTACTGTATTTGTCTATCTGCTTCTATTACACCAGAGCGTAGAGCTTTACTTAAAGAAGTTACAGGCTATGTAAAATCATGGCGCATTACGCTTACAGAAGGTATGAAGAATGGTATTATCCCACCTATGAAAATAGTAGGTTTAGAAGTACCCGTAGACTTAGATACAGCACTTTACAGCGTACCTGTTAAGAGAATGAATCGTGGTAGCGATGAGATTCCATACAGAGACTACGAGCGTCGCAAGCGTTTTATAAACACGGATTTCTTTGTACAAGGTTGTACTTTTGAAGAGTATCTAAACGTAGTATCATCAGAGATGGACTACTGGAAGAACTATTACTATCACTGTAAACAACAGTGGGTAAAAGATACTCGGTGGTTACCACTTGGTGCACTTCGTAAGAGAATACTAGCTGATCACAAAGCTAAGTACATGCAATACATACAGCAACATCTTAAAGGTAAGCGATACGTAGTATTTGCTGAGACTATTGAACAAATACAAGGTCTTGAAGGTACTTGTATTCACTCTAAGATGCCTAAAGAAGAAGTTGAAAAAGCTATTTTCAAGTTCAATACGAAACAGATTAAAGTACTGAATACTGTACGTATGCTAAACGAAGGTATTAACCTAGCAGATATCGATGCTGTAGTAATACTATCGTTGAGTGGTGTAGATATTCAGAACATTCAGAGAAGAGGTAGATCTACTAGAGGTGTTAACCCAGTGGTCTATGTTCTATACGTACCTGTAACTAAAGACCACGTAAACTTTCAAAAGTTTATTGAAGGTTATGAAGAAAAGACTAGGATTATGCACATCGCAGAATTAAACAACTTTGAATATGGAGATTTTACCGATTAATCAGAAACTGCTTGACGTAATCGACGAAGTAACAATAGATAAAGCTAGTGCTTTATTCTTTTGTTTTGCGATTGCACACCCTACACATGGACTACTTGAAGAGCTTATCGACAAAGATTTGCTGACTACTGAGAATGAACATCTGTTCAGAATTAACTTCTGTATTGCTGACGAAGATGGTAATGTAACATTACGTTATCCACTGTACGTTGATGTACCTAATGATAAAGACTTTGATAACTTCCTACAAGGTCTTATTGACGCAGGTATGCAACTACAAGGATTTAGTTACAACCTGCAAGATTACACTGTACTTACCAGCGATGAAGAAACTAGATTGTTGTTCGCTAGGTTTAAGATGTCTACGGATGACTTTAACCTAGAAAAACTAGTAAAAGCCACAGCTACTTATTATCAACAAACTGCTAAAGCTAAGTCATTAAAATCATTTCTAAAGAATGACGCTAGCATAGCATACAAGATTGCCTAATGAGCTTACTATTTTATATTCAAAAAGCAATGCGTGGTGAGATTAATGGTGCTAGAACAGCATCTAAAACCATGAATATGCACATGAATGGTATACATCCAGGAATGTACATAGCCATTGCTTCAGAACAAAAAGTAGGTAAGTCTACATTTGTTACAGAGTTTTTTGTTAATTCGCTAATTGAACTCAATCCAGACTTAGATATCGAGTTTAACTTTGTATCTACAGAGATGCCTAGACAAGATATCGAAGCTAAAATGATTTCAAGAAAGATTTATCTAGACCATAGAATAGTACTAGGTACTGATTATATTCTAGGTAGGAAGTTAAATCCAGATGGTTCTAGGATAAAACTTAGTGAAGATCACTACCGCATTATTGAACGTGTTTACAAAGACTATGTAGTACCTATATCTGGTGAATATTCAGAAGATGGTGTGTTGTTACATAAAGGTAAAATAAACTGGTTAGGTAGAGATAACCCTACTGGTTTAAATAAATACTTTAAACAAAACGCTAAAGATAATGGTACTTTTATTACGCAACAGTTTAACATACAAGATGATACTGGGAGTAGAATAGTAGAACGTATTGTAGGTTACAAGCCAAATAATCCTAACAAGATTGTAATTAATATCGTGGATCACATGCGTCAACTTCATCGTGAACGTGGTTATAACATGAAAGATAATGTAGATGCTATGTCTGCGTATTTAGTAGAATCTGCTAGAATATTTGGTCATGTAAACATAGGCGTTATTCACCTTAACAGATGGGTGAATGTCGATAGTCTTAAATTCTACGGTGATAAAATAAAGCCAACGTCAGATTCAATTAAAGACACTGGTAATATCTCCGAAGATTGTTCCGTAATGATTACTATGATGGATCCAGCAGATCCTAGCTACAGATTAACTAAGCATATGGGCTATGACTTTGTAGCATTTAATCAAGCTGGTTTATCTAAGTACAGATCTGCACACATTGTAGAGAATCGTTATGGTGATAACGCCGATATGCGTTTAGGATTTGTTGGTGGTTCGCATTTTTACGAAATTTAAAACTGATTAATTATGGTATCATTTGTAATTGCTGGTTATCCAGGTTCAGGTAAAACCACGTCATTATTTCCTAATGAAGAATTAGGAATAAAAGGTTTACCTGTGGATAAAACGTTGTATATTACTTGCGCTGGCCCAGGTAAACTTATTCCTGTACCTAATTGGCGTAAGGTATTCAACGCTGACAAAAAGATTATGGAAGGTGGTAGGTATTTAGCTACCATAGATCCAGAAAAGATTGCTGACGTACTCTTGTATGTAGCAGAAAAAAGACCTGATATTAAAGTTATTATCGTTGACGATGCTAACTTTACGATGGGTAAAACAGTAATGCAGAAGTCTAAACTTGAACGCCAAGATTGGGCTGATTTAGGTGTTAACACTTACAAAATGTTTGATGCCTTAGATAAGATTACTGCTAACCCTGCTTTGAACCGTGATGACTTATTTATTGTTTTTAACTTTCACCTGACAGCAACCGAGATCATGGATGGTTACATGGTACGTACTAAACATGAGATCTCTTGCGCTGGTCAAATGTTGAAAAAGAATGTACCTTTGGCATCACTGTGGGATATCATCTTAGTAACTGATGTACAAACAGATCCTGTTACACAGCAGCCTAAGTACCTTTTTAGAACTAAGCCACTAGGTGATACTCCCGCAAGAGCACCTTATGGTATGTTCCCTAGCGAAGGTACGCTACCTAACGATGCTGGTGAAGCATTGAGGATTATCTGTGAGTACTTTGGTGTAAGCACTGATTTTATTAACCAATAAATATTTTCGTTATGTACGGAGAAACCGCTCCATCAATGAAAGCTGGTGTACAGAAGTGCACGCTGGAGAAATTTGAGTTGTCTATTGTGACAACAGATAAGTACAAGGGTCCTGCGCTAGATATTAGCTTTAGACTTGAAACAGGTCAAGAGCTTGGTGTGCGCAAGTTTCCTATCGATAAAGCAAAACTTGCTTCTGACCTGGATAAATATCCAGAAAGGTTCAAGAAGAAAGATGGTACTACGCGTTCTATTGACGAGATTGTAGGTGCTAAGATGAAAGATCTTAGTTCTTACATCAAGCACATCGTCACTGGCTTTGTTACCGAAAGTGTGTGGATTGAGAAGATGAACCAGTGGGTACAAGCTAATAACTTTGTACCTGGTGTACACGAGCCTAGCTTTGATCAGTTTGTAATCATGGCTAAGTCCATGTTACCAGCATCGTACAACACTGTAGAAGCTACGATCGCAGTAGGGTACAAAGCTAACTCACAGTACATGGAAGTACCTGATGAGATGTACGTAGTTGGAGATTTCTTCTGTACGGTTCTCAACCCTAAGAAGATTGGAGATCCAGATACTAAGTACATGAAGTCAGCACGCTGGACTAAGGATAATCCTAATGCACCAGCACCTGTGACTAAAGGAGAAAGTGATTTCTGAGTTTCCTTTATATCTGAGAGGAGGTACCTTACGAGTACCTCCTTCTCTTTTTAAACAAAACCGTCATGTATGGAATTACGAACACCAAGTTTAACTTACGCAATGTAGATCAGCGTGTATTGTGGTCTATGGTATTAGGTCAAGATATAGAACCTAACCAATTAATCACTAGTCCATTTAGAGCAGATACTAAAGCTAATTGTTATCTGCGTATGTACAACGGTCTTATGTTATTTACAGATTGGGCTTTCCAAGAGTATAATAAATATACCGTAATACATGCACTTGCACATCTCAAAGGTATACAATTTAACGAAGCTGAGCAACTTTTAGCTAACTTTGTATACTATCAAGTACCAATAAGTGTTAACAGACCTATGTTTAAAGTAACACAGTTTGTTGTCACGCAAACAGATACTAAAAAAGATGTGTATTACGAAGCATATATGGACAACGGTGAAGTAACATATACATTATCTGATGTAGATTACTGGTCTAAAAGAGAAGTATCTTATCCTGAGTTGCTACAATCTAAGCAACCGTGTTATTCTGTGTATAGATATTGGGTAGATGGTAAAGCATATTACCCTAAAACATATCCATGCTATGCACTTACGTTTCAAGATACACTAAGGTTTAAGATGTACTGTCCTTATAATGAAAAAGATAAGCGCTTTCCATTATCTACTGCTATCAAAAATGATGTGTGGAAATGGGAAACTGGTACTAGTAGTTGTGTAGTAACTAAGTCTTACAAAGATGGCTTGCTTATTAACAAGCTTACAGGGTACGATACTTATGCTTTTCAAAGTGAAGGTACTATACCATCAGATCTTAGTTTCTTAGATAAGTACAACAAGAAGATTATTGTATATGATAACGATCAAGCTGGTGTAGAAGGTGCTAAAAGGTTAAGTTCTATAATTCCTAACAGTAAGAAATTATTTTATCCTGAGCAATTAGGAAAAGATACAGATGATCTAGTTGTTGCAGGATTTGGTAATATTGCCAAAAACATGTTAATAACATCATTACAATGATAGATCATCCTGAACACTACGGAGGTGCTACAGATCCGTATGAACCTATTAAAATTATTGAAGCTAAAAAATTAGGTTTTCATCTAGGTAATGTACTTAAGTACATATTACGTGCTGGACTTAAGGATAAAAACAAAACTGTAGAAGACCTTAAAAAAGCACAGTGGTACTTAGATAGACACATAAAAAATTTAGAGAATGAATCAATCTAATTTTAGTATATGTCCCGTATGTGGTCAGGAAGATGGTTGTAAAACCGTAGATGATTTATATTATTGTCCTAAAAATCCAAAAAATGAACATCGTAGATTTGTCAGAAAACTTTCAAAGGTTACCGAAGATACATCGGATGAGAATAATGTCGATGTACCTAACACATTACAGCGAACACGAAATTCCTAATTTAAGTGTTGATGATTCTTTGCACATTAAGAATCTCAATCTTATATTTACACGCATTGTGGAGACTTCTAAAAAACCTACGCAAGTAGAGAAGTTAGCACAAGCTTATGAATTTATCTTATCACTAATGTAAACATCATGAAAGTATCTGAAGTATCTATTACAATGCCTCTAGTAAAAGGTATTGATAAAGCAGAAGATCTAATTGTGTATGAAGCTAGGGTCAGTAATCCAGAGAATCAACTTAATCTAGATACTGCACCTAAGCTGTTACAGTATCTTGTAAAACATAAACACTGGTCTCCTTTTGAGATGGTAGATTACACTGTTGAGATTACAACCAGTAGATATGTAGCTGCACAAATTCTTAGGCATCGTTCGTTCTTTTTTCAAGAATTTTGTATATCAGGAGATAGTCTGATAACATTATTTTATCCTGACGCTCGTAAATGTAAAAAAGTAACAATAGAAAGCTTGTATAAACGATACAAGAGTTCTTATTGGAACAGATTCGGAGCACCGAGAGTGAAAGTATACGACGAAGATTCAAAAACATTTAAGAGTGTAGAAATAAAAGAAGTATTTCAGACAGGAGTAAAACCTGTTTACAAAGTTACTTTAGCAAACGGTAAAAATATTAAGTCTACATTAGACCACAAGTTTTTAACCAAAGAAGGATTTAAAAAACTAAGTGATTTAGCTGTAGGTAATTACATAGCCGTTAACGGAATAGCTTGTTATCAAGATAAAGACTGGCTAGCTAAAGCTAAAGAAGAATCGCTAAGTAGAAATGGAGTGCAGTATATTGCAGATAAAGCTAATGTTTCTTATCACACAATTAGAAAGTGGTTAAAGATACACTCTTTGCAGTTTACTAAAAGTGAAACAAGCTTGTATACAGAAGCCTGGAATAAAGGATTACCTACTGAATTGCAACCTAATTTTGGTAAAAAGTTTAATCTTGAGTTAAGATTAAACTTGAGAAAAGCTTCTAGAAAAGGTTCTGATTCTAATTTGTATACAGGTAATACTATATCTTGGAGAAAACAAGTTGCAAATGAGTGTATAAAACACAAAGCGCTTTTGGCTGTAAGACAAAATATTAATTTTAAAGATCTTCACTTATATGAAGTAGACCATATTTTACCTGTTTATTTGTACCCAGAATTAGCTTTTGATATAAACAACTTACAGTTGTTAACAAAAGAAGAACATAAGCTTAAAAGTGTAAAAGAATCAATAGAGAGTAGAAAAACAATAGGTTATTCTCACATAGTTTCAATAGAATATGTAGGAGAAGAGATGACCTATGATTTAGAAGTAAACCATAAAAGTCACAATTATGTAGCCAACAATATTATAACTCATAATTCACAAAGATATGCAAATGCACAAGGTATAGAGCCTATCTCTATACGCAGGCAAGCTAAGAACAATAGACAATCTTCTGAAGAAGAATTTAATCCTATTGTAACATTACACGATCAACAGTACGAAGCTGATGAACTTGTAGCTATGGTTACAGATCTTACTTTTGATGTGTATGAAGCGTTGTTAGACGCTGGTGTATCTAGAGAAACTGCAAGAAGTATATTACCGTTAGCTACCAGTACTACAATGTATATGAAAGGTTCTGTGCGTTCTTGGATGCACTATCTTCCTGTACGCATGGATCCACATACACAGTTAGAACATCGTCAAGTAGCTAATGAAATTCGTGAACTATTTAAAAAAAGATTCCCTGTAGTATCGGAAGCAATGGGCTATGAATAAACGCTGACTGTATTTACTGCTAATTATTATAGCTATTATCACTATACTGATGGCAATTAGTATAGGTATTTTAATAACTACAATCATTGAACTATGGATTCATTAAAAGAAAAAGTATTTGAAGTAATTGAAAAAGTAGAATCAGAGACTTCTAAATTTTACAGAGCTAACAAAGAAGGATATACACCTCACGAAATTAGAATGCTTCTAGATAAGTTTCCAGAAGTAGATGCTAGTGATTTTGGTGCACAGTTATCTGACGTAACTACAATCAAGTTGAATAACGGTGAACCTGTGTATATTCCTAGTGACGTAGAAAAAGCTTTGTACACTACACTAATGCCTAAACCATGAAGTTTAGCTACCCTGTGTTCATGAAATTTAAAAGCTCACAAGATTTAGTTAAGTTTAAACAAACTATATTAGAATCTGAGAGCTTAAAAGATTTTTTAACGCTGAACACAATGTACGAAATGCAATTTGAGTTTGATAATTTTGAAGAAGCTAAACACTTTGGTGATACCATATCTAGAGTAGCAGATCCTAAACGTGTTAAGCTTCAGTATCTAAAACAACCAAGACTGTGACAAAACCGAAGTTAGCACATGAAAGTTGGGTAAAGTGTCCTGCGTTTGAGCTTGTGCCTAATATTATGGCACAGCTCACACCAGGAGCATATAAACCACAACCAGGGCCTAATATATTTAGAGCCTTTGAAATGCCTGTAGATGATGTTAAAGCTGTTATCGTAGGCTTGAGTCCATATCCAGGTACGTTTATGGATGGTACAGATCACGCATGTGGATATGCGTTTGCTGTTGAAGAAACAGGTCGTAGTTATCATGAGTGGCCTAAGAGTTTACAAAAGATTGCAGACTCTATTAAAAGGATTACAAAGCAAGATCCTATTAGTGAGTATCTACAATCAGACCTTAGTCTTTGGAGACAACAAGGTGTGCTATTATTGAACACTGCGTTAACAGCAACTACGAGCAATCCTACTGCACATTTAGAACTATGGGGTGCATTTAATAAAGTACTTATTGGATGGCTTAATGATAACAAGCAAGACATTATCTTTTACTTTATGGGCCAAGAAGCTGTTAAACTATCGGCATTAGTATTTCCACTACGCAATTATGTGATAGCTTCTGAACATCCAGCTAGAGCTGCGTACGAAGATAGAGACTTCAGAGATAAGTTTGAACAGTTTGCTAGCTTGTACAAAGCCATATACAAAAAAGATTTTGAGTTTACGCTACCGTTTTAATTATGAAAAAAGATAAAGCTAGTATTGGTAAAAGAAACAGAACTAGTGGTCATGCGTACGAACGTAAAGTAGCTGCACTATTTAAACTATTAGGGTTTGATAATGTAGCTACTTCTCGTTTAATGTCTAAGCACGCAGATGATAAAGGTATTGATCTGGTAAATACTGGTGACTTTGGTGTGCAGTGTAAATACTATATCAATAGACCTAACTACATAGAAGTATTAGGTAATATGCCTAAGAACTTACTTAATGTTTTGTTTCATAGAAAACCAAGACACGGTACTTATGTAACGATGACTGAAGAAACATTCATCAAATTAATAACTTCATACCTTAAAGAACATGGATACGAAGGTGCAACAAATCAAGGAGTATTACAATCACCCAGCGATAAGCCAAAGTCAAATAAAAGTAGAGCTGGGAATAGCAAGAAGAGAAAAGAATGATGATAATCCAGCACTACTCAAAGGTTCTATCTTTGACTGCTTAGTGCTTACACCATCGCTGTACACAAAGTTATTTTGTGAATGGACTCAATCTTCAGCGATGCCTACAGGTAAAGTAAAACAGATTGTAGATACCTATTACAAAAGATTTCCTGAAGAAAAAGAATTACATCGTAACACAGAAGGTCTAGTTCAAATTATGGATGAGCTAGAGTACAACATGCGTTATAAAACACCTACTAGAATTAACACAGTAGTTGTAACTAAGAATGGTCAGAAGTATCTAGAACATCTACACATGCAAGGTGATAGAAAGTTAGTACCTGCTGATTTACGTATTAACCTATATGCACCTAGTGAACTACTTAGGTACCATCTTAAAGATCAACTAGGATCTGAACATGAGGCTCAGAAGCCTGTGTACTTTAAGTACGATGGTAAAGAATGTAAAGGTCTTATAGATCTAGTTGTATTTAACGAAGATAGTATTGAACTCTACGACATCAAGTATACTGAGTTACCTATTGAAGACTACAACAATGAAATACGTAGACGTAGAACAGATATACAACTTTCTTTTTATCGTGAAGCACTACAGCTTATCTACGATAAACCAGTAACGTGTCACATTGCTGTGTACTCTAAGCCAGATAACACCTGTGCTACTATAAATATCTCTGACTTAGATTTAGAGATTGCTAAGCACGGTGCTATTAAAGATCTTGGAGATATTTATATCAATAACAATATCATAAAGCATCGTATGCGTATCAAAGGTTGGAGTGAATACTTTAGTCCTAGAGAGCAAGATAGTTTAGATATCCCATCTATTTGGAATTAATAATCAATAAATACTTTACCATGAAGCAAGTTGAATTAAGTAACTTGTTGCGCTACAAAGCGTCACAACAAGAAGGTAATCAGTTTCTAACACTACCTTCACCGGAAGCAGTACTTACACCTGCATTTACAAAGCTATCGTCACACGTTAGTAGTTACAACTGCTACGTACAAGAGCCTAACCGTAAAGCAGTAGATACTACTGATAGCGGTGAAATTGCTGAGAAGTACATGTTCGCAGATCGCGTGCTTGTAGAAGCTGTACTCAACACTGAAGATCAAGTCTTTGGTAGCGATAGGTACAAAACAGTTATTGGTTTTCTGTATGCGCATGACGTAAGCAAACCTATCATGAAGGTGTACTTAGGATTTGAAAACCAAGCGTGTTTGAACCTATCTGTGTTCAATGCTGTAGACATTGTACAACGTGACTTTGCATCTACAGACTTCGGTGCTATCTATGATGTAATCGATAACTATCTGCAACGTATTGAAACACGTAGAGAAGAACTCGTACAAGCGCACGCATTACTTACTGGTGAGCAATTACAAGGTGAACAACTTGAACGCGTTATTGGCCAGGTGGCACTCAAAGCTCACAAAGCTATTGCGATGAAGACACACTTCTCACAGATGATGGATTTATCATTTAAGCCTAACGGTAAGTATCACAAGCCAGATGGTGTATACACCAGGTATGATCTGTATCAAGCAATGACCTATACGATAGGTAAAGATCGTGAAGTGTCTATTGCTAGACCAGATAAAGTACTTGATGCGTACAAATTCTTTACTGTATGAAGATACAGTTAAATAAGATTTATGTAAACCGCACTAGGATTTACCTAGCTCGTGCAATGCTATCTTACTTTGATAAAGAAAGCCTTAGTAAATTACAGATGACGAGACCTATTATGTGGGGTACTTATGATCTGAGATATCTTCAAGCTAAGAACTATGGTCAAGTAGGGTATCGCTTATTTGCACTTGTAGAAAACAAGACTAAGTTACAACGACAAGCGTTAACGTACTTGCGCACACATGAGTTTTATGAGGATGATTATCCAATGAAACTAAAAGATAACGCACACGTGTTTATTGTATTTAGAATACCTAAAGAATTACATCGTAGCTACAATAGCTTTATCGAAGGTAAGTTTTCTGAAATGTTCACAGTAGATCAGCTCAAGAAAATGGGTATTACAGAATATGAAAACAAAGTCGTTAATCCATTGTATGCAGTACTTACTAAAAAGCAACAGTTTGTTACTATCTTTAAAAGTAAGTTGCAAGAGCATTACGAAGTCAATGTATCTGAAGAAGAACTAGAAGGTTCTGAGTTAGATTCATTTTACGTACCGCCAACATACGAAGCTTTTAATGTTGATCACCATGGTCCTAAGTTGCCACCTGATTATACAGGTGGCGCTTAGCCATTTTAAATTTATTCCTATGCAAACGATATGTTTTAATTCTAGTACTATTTCTTTCGAGTATCAAGATACTACCTACGAGTGGAAGATAGCTACTTGTATGAAAGATGAAAGCCAACTTGAACCTATGCTCAGTGCTTTTTTAACGCTGTGTACTAAGCATGATGTTACACCAGAACTTGATGCTTTCTGTAAGTGTGTAAACAGGATTGATGATTGTATTGCAGTACCTGTAGCATTTCTTGAAAAGTTAGCTGAACAGAAGTTAGCTACTAAGATAGAATCTGATAAAGTACATTTAAACTAGTGTACCATGAATCTTAGAAAGAAACTAATTGTTACACTAGATGTAGTACTTAATGGTGACCATGCACACACAGAAGGTATATACGAGAAGTTACGTGATGAACTTGAAAGTATGGATATTACTGTTTACGGTAAGACTACTAGTTTATCACTTGAAATAGATTCTGCTATCATAGAGGATAACGAAAGAAAAAGAAAATAACTTTAGATGTGGGAGTAACATCCCACATCTTTTAATTTTACAACTATGACCATTGTAACAGTACGTTCAGCAAGTAGAGGTACTAACTATTACAGGATCGATAACATGCTTCACCATGCAGCTAGGAACTTTACAGTTAAAGATATGTACATTCCTGCTGAGAACCATGCTAGGATATTATCTGGTGCTTCTATACTCTTTATGAGTATGCCACATACCAGAGACCATCTTTTTGCTATTATGGTAGCTAAGTGTATGGGTATACCTGTGATATGTGATGTTGATGATCTTATGATCTATGATCAGTACCCAGATCATTACCGAGATCATCAAGATTGTTTAGAGTTAGCAGATACTATAATCTGTGCTACAGACGAACTTACAAAATATTGGAAAGAAAAGCTAGGTAAAGATCATCATATCGTTACTATTAAAAACTTCTTGAACTTAAACCTAAGCTATAAACCTAAGAAAGTAAGACCTACTATTGTAGTACGTGGTTCTATTGCTAGGTTTGAAGATTACGAACACTACAAAGATGTTTTTATAGAAATCGATGATCGCTTGCAACCTAAGTGGTACTTCATGGGTATTACACCAACAGGATTTAATTCACAGTTTCAAGATGTAATCACATGGACAGAACCTATGGCTTACTTTATGAAGCTTTGTGATATAAGCCCACATTTTATATTTCACCCTATCATGGATACGCAAGTAAATAGGTGTAAGTCTATGAGTGCGTATCATGAAGCAGCTCTTTGTGGTGCCCAGTTAGTAACTACAGCTAGTTGGTGGCATGGTAAAAACATCATACGCTATCCTGTAGATATGAAAATACCTGTTAACGCTGCAGTCAAAGATGAGGATTTAATTCACGAGTCTATTAAACAATATAAAAACCTTTTACATGTTTACACTAGTTGAAATTTGGATGTCTAAGTTTGGAGTACCTATGCACAGAGATCGTAAAACCTGTAGCCTTTACTCTAAGCTGATACAAGAAGAACTCAAAGAGCTTGAAGCTGAGTTTAAACACGGTAGATCTGAAGCTGAACTCAAAGAAGCTATAGACTTACTGTGGGTTACCATGGCTAAGATATTAGCGTTAGGTTACAGTTATGATGATGTAAGAAAAGCAATGACTGCTGTATATAACAGTAACATGAGCAAGGCTTCTGCATCTAAAGAGCAAGTAGAAAAGTATATTGAAGATAATATGCTTGAAGGTTACACAGTACAGCAAGTGGATGATTTATTTTTATTGTTAAACCGATCTGGAAAGATTCAAAAAGGACCTAATTATCATGTCGCAAAAATCAAGTTGGATAAGTAACATCGTACAAGGTATTGTAATGATCGCTGTAATAGTGATGTTTAACAAGTACGCATGTTCTAGGGAAGAAACTACTACGGTAGATTCAATTAGTACTGTAGATACTACTGAAGTTTACGCAGGTACTTTTAAAGTACTAAAGAACGAACGTATGCACATTGTAGATACGCTATGTACACGTGAAGATTTCGTACGTAAAGCTGTTGAAAAAGAAGTTAATATGATCATGGATAGAAAAGAACAAGAACTAGATAGCTTAGTACAGAATAAGATACTAGATCTTCGTTCAGCAAGTTCAAACATGAATCTTTTTATTCGCAAGTTAATGTACGGAATATGATGATCATACACGTAATAGCTTGGCTTATCTGGTTAGTATTCATTTACAAATTGTATTTAAAAATGTTTCCTAAGAAATGACACAGTATGTACCTATGATTGTAGCTGCACTTGGTGTAGCAATGTTGTACGCAATCTTTAAATCTAAGTCTAAAGGTACTGATATTATCGATGCTATACGTGATCGTAAAGTAGTATTGCAAGAAGCACTCTTGGTATTCTTAGCTGTACTCGAAGGTCTCATAGCTGCTGACGTAGCGTTCTTACACAATATGAACTATTGGGTAAGGTTAGCGTCACATATGGCTATTGCTGCAATATCAGTAGTCTTTGGTAGTACACTGTATAGACAATTCCAAGAGTTATATGCTTCTATTAAGTTAAAGCAAAATGTTTGGGTTGTTGGTAAAGAATTACTTGATGTACTCATGTCTGGTTTATGGACGGTGTTACCAGCATTTGCTAACACTTGGTTTATTGTACTAGGTAGAGGTACTCAAGTAGAAGCTTACACGTTTTTGAACTTTCTCTTTTCAGGTAGTATAGGTAAAGCGTTGCTTACTATTCAAGATGGTACTACGTTTATGTCTATATTTATTCTCATAGCGCACGTTAGCTTACCGTTCTATCTAGGATTATTTGCTCAGGTCAATGATGGTGTATCTAACGTATTAGATAGACCTGCACCTAGAGTAGAGAATAAACCTAAGCCAGAACCTAAACCAGAGCCTAAGCCTGCTAACGTAAATGACGATGATCTTGAGGAGGAAGATGATAAAAAAAAGAAGAACCCCCGTTGGAAGAAACTCTTTCCATCGGGGAGATAGAAGACGACGAAATAATACCACGTATACCTGATTTTCAAGATACCATAAACTACTGTAATAAACATTTATTTCCAGCACTTAGTAAGACAGAACGTTTAATTAAGATCAACGAATGGTTATCTGCAAATGATAAACGTAAAAGAGTGTTAGCTAAAGCTGTTGAAGTATGTTTACGTGCTAGAGATGAAGCTAATGAAGCTGCATCTGATGATATGCGTAGGCTTAAAGAATCTGATGAAAGGTCTATGCAAGAACACCTTGAGTATCTAATCGAGAATAACTACGAAAGCTATGGAGGATAGTCCATTACACGCTAGTTTAATATGGAAAGTACGCTACATATTTTACAGACATGAGGATCCACATCCACAGTATATGTTAGTTAATGTCGGTGTCGATGCTAAGAGAGTGTACATGCGTGCGCATCATATGTCTGAACGCGAGTTTAATAGTGAGATTGTACGCATGGAAGCACTACCAGAACTATACATAGACGGTAGAGATGCTTTAACATTAGCTAGGGTTATCGTAGAGACTATGGATTGTAAGGTACCTAGTATCATTAAAGATCTATACAGAGACTATCAGATTATTACGCACAGTGAATTTTACGCGAAGTTAAATGTATTATTAGATCACACAGAACTTTAAACATGAAAGAAGTATTTCACCCAGAAAGTAATCTTTCTGAAGAGCAGATTGCAGCAATGGTTAATGATGTAGTTACGCTACAGAATAGATTCGAGGCTTATAAAGCAGAATTAGAAAGTCTTAATAAAGCTATTGTAGCTAAGACTATAGAACTCAGTAAACATATCATAGAACCTGTTGTTGTAGTCTACGGTAACAAAGCTATTCCTGTTGATGTTGAAAAAACTAACAGGAGGATTATTGTAAAAGATCCAGTTTATTGTGTAAATTTGTAATGCTTTCATAGGGTAATTTTAGGGGCTACACCAAATGCGGTGTAGTCCTTTTTTTTACCGCACCGCTCACGTACTTTAACGAGTAGCTGCTTCATCAACGCTAAGGACATCAAAAAATTTCCTAAGCTGATACATACCTTGAATAAGTCCTGTAGTATAATGTAACTTTTCTGCTTTGTCTCGTTGATTATTTTCACCAAGTAATGTATCACCAGTCTCATCTATTGTGTTTCCAAGTAGCTTAATTACATGTGTCAATAACCCAGTAAGAGGTATAGGATTAGCTACTAGCTTAGCGTATTCTGTTGCATTATATGTAAAGCTAAGTTCTGTTTTAGTACGGTTAAGTACTTTAAAGATCTGGTGTGCTACCCAAGTTTCAGACCACAGTGGTTCACCGTCATCATCAAAATCAGAACCTAACAAGAATATAGCTGCTGAAAGTAGTATTAAAACTTCTAACTCTCCAATAGCAGCACGTATTTGACCTTCTTTCATTTGCACAAAAGATTCAAACGTAGGTACCTTCTCTAGCATACCAGGGTACTTCTCATACTTCTTTAGAAATGCAGCGTACTGTTTTCTAAGTTTAGTATCATCTAGCTTAACCTTAGCACCAAACCTACGTGCAATACTATTTGTCATTAATAGATTCTTAACTACAAACGCTGCTGTATTCTTAGTAGTATGTAAGAAATATACCAGTGTGTTTGTGTTATCTTCTATTTCGTTATTCTCCCATACAGCACGATATCTACCTTGCTCTACTACATCTAGTACGTCATTAAACCTAGTAGCACCAAATCTTTCTTTAAGGATAGAAGGCATCCAAGATTTAAACATCATTACTAATTTACCTGTTAACGTAGTTTGCCAGTATGCGATATCTTCTTGTGATAGTGTACCAGTAACACGCTTTTGACCAGCTCTAACAGCTTGTTGAAACTGTATAATAGCCCTAGAAGTTTGTTCTTCATTAAGACCTTCGATAGTAAAGCTACCTTTAGCTTCATCAAAGATCATGCGTTCGTATACACTCTTTTGATTCTCTTGTGGTAGATTAGTCAATAATCTTACATTACCGTTGCTATCAAAACCATAGCTGTGTGCCATTGCTACAGCAATGTGATTATCTAAACGTTCTTGACCATAAGACCACGGTGCCATTAACAAACGCTGATCTACGTACTTATTAAGATTGTTATTGTACAGCGTATTACCTAGTACTGAAGATACACCACCTACACGTTGGCGTAAGATATCTTGTAGCATATCTTCGTTGTGTACACCAAAGAAAAAACCTATACCGTGATACTTCTTAGATTCTTTAGCCATTAGCTTGGTAGCTAAGTTCCACTTTTCAGTATCCCATATTTGACCTTTAACAGCTTCTAACCTAGCACTTACTTGACCAGCAACATAAGAAGTAGTAGCTGGTATGATACCTAGACCTAATGACCTAAGTGTAAACCACTGCATCGCACTATCTACAGCTTTTACAAACTTAGGATTAAACCCTGGCTGTAATCTAATACCATATAGGTGATAGTCTCTAAGTGCTTTAAATACAGTATCGGTCATAGAACCAGATTCTGTTTTATCTTTCTTAGCTACACTGTTCATAAAGTCAACTACCTTCTTACCCCAACCACCTTCTTCGTAGTTGACCATCTTAAGAAGATCTTGCAGTGCTAGTATATCAGCTTCAATCTGATTCATGTACTTGTAATTGTACACAGACTTAGCCATTAACCTAAAGCTAGCACTGATATCTGTACTCATCTGCGATGTATCTATACCACCAGCAGCGTTCCTAAACGGTTGTGTAAAGTACAGCGGTATCTGCTTAGCTTCTACCATAGTACCATCGTCATTAATTTCAGATACACCAAAGAGTTGATCATCTTGTTTGATCTCTAGTACTTCTTTAATGTCTGTAAGTAATGTATCATAAGCATTAGTCCTACCTAGTTTTTCAATAGCACTAGCTCTAACCATAGGATAGAACAAATAACTATCTATAAGTTTGTAGCTAGTTTCTCCTCTCCACTTAGCTACACTATCGCGCAAGAACTCGTAATAATCTAGCAGTGGTTTATTAGCTTTCATGAACGTATACTGCTCAGATTGATTAGCAGCAAGTACTCCTGGTTTAATCTTAAGCCAACTGTTGTGTTTATTCAACCAAGCTTTAGGGTATCTAGGTATACCGTTTTCTATCTTTAAATCGTTGTTACTCTGCCAATTATCAAGCGCACGCTGTACAGCAGTTACACGTTGATTTTCATCTAAGTTTTTAAACCTAGCTTCAAGTACTTGCGTTAGTTCTTTTATGTTGCGATTGTACCATTCTTTATACGTTTCCCCTTTAGCATTCTTATCTTTTATCTCGTAATTCTTAGTAAAGAACTCTACGTTCTCAGCATCACGTTCTTGATTAGCACGTTCAATAAATGCTAGATCTACTCTACCATAGAACTTACCGTTTTCAAGATCAAGTAAATACTTATATACATCTGCTAACGTTTCACCTCTAGACTTAGCCCATTCTATTAATGGTTTCTCTACACTAGCTAATGCTTCATCAAAATCTCTAAATTCTCTACGTTGATAATTGTAACTACCTTGAAATAAATCTTGTGCATATCTTACAATAGGGTTCTGAGATTCTGTGGTAGTGCTAAAGATCTGTGTAAGTAGATCATCTTCACTAAGTAGTATCTCACCACCTTCTACATTAAGCTTACCGTATCTACCTTCAACACCATCAAGAATCAACTTGATATACTTTTCATGTAGTACTGCTGCATTCTTAGCTAGTGTATCTATTACGTCAGCATCAAAGGTAATATCAAATGCTTCTGTAGTATCAGATAAGTTACGCTGTAGATCTACTATAGCTTTAACAAATGTATATGCTTCCTTAAGTTCAGCTAGTGTTTCGTAAGTACCTTTAGATACAGCAAGTGCATCGTTAATCAGCATGGTAATATCCATGTTGTTAACAAACATATCTATAGAGTCATACACTTGGTTTAGCTGTTGATACAACTTAGGACGCTCTAATCTAGAAGCAGATTGTATTTGTTTATTTAACTGCTCTATATACTCGTACCTAGTCTTTAGAAACTCGTTAATAGCTGCGTTAGTAAACTTTTCTACACCTACAGATCTAGGTGATAGCTGTTCAAAGTTAGCTTCAGTTATAATTTCTCTAAGACCAGTAATTTGCTTATTATCATCTAACGTATAGTTCATAAACATAGGAATAATCCTAGTAAACCTAACGTCTTTAGCACCGTAGTATTCTAGTAATGTATCACGATAGGAGTTCATCTGCATACTCCAACCTGTTCTAGTAGTAGCAGCTACAAAGTCTCTACCAGTTACGTTGGTAATTTGACCAAACATATTTCTTTCTATGACATTAGACTTTGGTGACATTGTTTTAAAGTCATAGACTCCTACTGTACCATCTGAGAATACTACTACTAAGTCTACTGTACCAGCTAGATCTTTAACAGGATCTACGACTACGTTTTCAACAGCTATTCTAAAAGTACCTTTAGGGTCAATAGCTTGTTGTTGTGCGTCGATATCTTTTAAAAGCTTTTTAGCATAGCTATTTAACTGTTGAACTTGTTCCAACGTTAAGCTGTACGGTGTGTTTACCTGAGCTGCATACACAGCATTAATATCTAGCGTGTTGTTATAGTTACCTTCTAACAGATTCTGCATAACTTTATGTACAGCAGTACCGTACTCCATTTGTGCAGTATTAGGGTTACTAGGTTTCTCAAATATCTTACGATAGTACCTAGCTACTCTATCTGTTACACGATTAGATAAGAACACAGAAGTATCTCCAGCACTAGGATCTATTAACGTATAGCGAGAAGTATCATCACCTACGTTCTTAGGATTTACATTCTGCTGGCGTAATTGAAGAACATCACTGGTAAACTTAAGTGCTTCTACAATACCGTCTTGAGTTTTTTCTTTAGCTATCTTTAAGAACATCCTGTTCTTAACAGCTTGCATTAGTTCTTCAAACGTTGGTGTTTTACAGCTCATAACGTACAGTTAAGTTCTAATATACCTTCATTAAATAATTCTTCTAAGTACATGCGCTGATCTTCGTCAAAACCAGAAGGTAGTTTTTTATCAGAGTTATTCCACACTTCCTTAGCTTCTGATCTACCTTCTGCAATACGATCTGTATAAGACGGTATTGGTGCTACTTCATCAGCTTGCTCTAGACCACGCATAGTATTAAAGTTCTCTTGGATAGGTACTAGTGTATCTTCCATGATATCAAATAGCTTGACACCAGCTTGTTTATCAAGGATGTTCAAGTAGAAGTCTATGCGTTTAGTTCTGATGCGCATATCCTTATCTATAGCTTTATTTGTATATAGATATGATAATGCGTTCATCAGTGGATCACTAAAGGGTGCGCAGCTCATAACATATCTTTGAGTTCGTTATCATACAAACGTAAGCTAATAGGATCTGTACCAAATAGATCTAATCTATTCTTCATGTCGTGGTATTCCTCAAGCTCGTGTATTTGTATTTTAATATATTCTTGTGCAATAGAGAATGATTTAAAACACAGTTGTTTAAGACAAGCTTTAGCTAAGTCTTCACACTGCTGTGTAACTTCATACTCATGTTCTAGTGTAGCGTTAATAACACCATCTAGACCGTTAAACTCTTTGTTAGGTACAATAATATCTCTAGTCTCTGGTTCAATGTCTAGTGCAAGTAAATACTTACGTGCGATATCTGCGTGCTCACGTTCTTCTTCTGAGAACTTCTTCCACAACTTAGCGGCGTTAAAATATCCTACGTCATTTAAGTGTATAGACATTTTAAGATATAACCTAGCACTAGCTTCTTCCTGGTTGATCCTGTAGTTAAACAGTTCTAATAGTTCTTTATCTAACATCATAGTTGTATAATTTTAAATTAGTTTAGGACAGTTATTTTTTACGTTAGTCCACTCATCACTTATAGATTGTTGAACTTGAGGTAAGTTGTACTTAAAACTTGACTTCGATTCTACTAAAGATTTAAAGTTATACTTTTCATCTTTATATAAAAAAGAATCTTCAAACAAGTTATATACATCTTCTAATAAAGAATTGTTATTATTTATCCCAAACATTTTAAAGATAGCATAAATAATATCTTTAAGAAGATTAGATTTTTTATTAAACAAACCAGGCTGCTTAGCTATCTCTGCAGCAAAATACGGGTTAGATATTACCTCTGATATAAACTCATAAAGATTTTCTAATCCATATTCAGGATTTGCAGAAAACTCTCTGTTAGTAAATTGTATCTTACCTTGCTTATGTAAATTTAAAACATGAATGTAAATATCTTCTAATTTAGAAATAGAATCTACTTCCTGTCGAGTTAATTCTTTTACAGAATATTCTATACTTTCTTTTAAGTCTTCTTCTGAAGGAAATCTTTCAGAAAAACCTACATACTTATCTATGTTAGAATGATTTTTTAAATAAGTAAAAACATAAGGTACTGTAAAATGATGTGTTAACTCATGTAACAATATGTGCTTTAGAGATTGTTCGTCTTTAAAGTTAACATTTAAAGTACCGTCTCCTTTCCACTCTCCTCCTGCAAATCCAAAAATAGTTTTGTTTATGTTTTCTGCTTTAATTGCGTTTAATGTATTAGGATGTTCTAAAAATACCTTAGCTATCTTACCTGAAACAGTGTTCTCATTTTTACTAAATCTTTCTAATAACCCTTTTACACTTTTTTCGTAAGTCTGCTTAGCTATTTTTTCTTTTTCAGCTAACACAACAGCTTGCATTTTATTAGAATCAAAAAACTCACTTCTCCTATCCAGCTCATTTTCAACAACTTTGTATATTCTATATTGAAAATCTTCTGGAGACAATGTGTTATAGTTCAATAAATTTTCAAATTTGTTTAGCTTAGATTGTGCAGTAAAGTACTGTGTCTTAACGTACTGTAAGTTTAAAGCTTTATTTAAAAACTTAGGTGTATTTACAACTTGCTTGTAATAAGACAGTGCTTGCGCTTTAGATTTATACCTACCTAAATCTTCAAACAGTGCAGGAAAAGATTTTCTTATTAACTCTTGTTGTTCTATAGAATATGCGTTTATATCTAAAGATTTTAAAAATCTATTTAATACTCTGACGTTAGAGTTCAATGTGTTTAGATTTCCTTTTGTCTTAATAGTTTTTTGCTTGTAAAAATCATATTCCTTCTGAATATATTTTAAGATTGTACCATCCTGTAACCCAGCTTTTAATTCTTCTAAGCTAGTTATAGTATTAGGTAAACCTATGTTATTTAATAGCTGTTTTAAAACATCGTTTAAATAATCTTGTTTTTCAACAAACTTGTCAGTTGTTTTACCTACAAAAGATTTTTCTTTAATCTTTAATTTATTTTCAATAAGTCGGGTAACTCTTTCAACTTCTTCTACATACGCACGAGTGTTTTTAGAATACTCTTCACTTGAAAAAAGTCTAACAGATTGTGTAGGTTTAGATACAAATCTTTTAAACCCTTCTATGTCTTGTGGGGTACCTAATATGTGTATTTGTTCTGGTTCAAATACTGCTACTTCTTCTCTTGTTGTCCAACCTCTACCAGCAACAGCATCATATCCTTGTTTTATTAAATTATTAACAGTATCTATTTCTAATTCATCAGGAGTATAACCTGTAGCATAATTTTTAACATTTAAAATAACAGGGTAAATATAAGAACCTCCTCTTGCTTCTTTATACATGTTAGCTTCTTCAGCAAATGAAAAATAAAAATAAGGTCTATCAGCTCTTGCAAATTCTTTTGAAAATTTATTAAACGTTTTATCACTACCATGATACATGATGTCTTTAACCTTGCTATCTGGAAACACTTGGTCTAGGTATGCAGAGTATTGTTCTTGTGTGCCTACATTAGCTAACTCAGGATTAGATTCAAACAGCTCAGATACACCAGGTTTAACACCAGTATCTGCAATCTCTGGAAATAACATGTTTATAGTAGGCTCACCGTTACTATCTGTATTAGGTAGCTTATCTTCTTTCCAGTTACCAAAGCTATCTATAAAGTCTACAGTGTACGCCTTACTCCAAGCAGCTAGTGCAAGTTCTTCAGCAGTGTTATCCATTACATATACACTATCCATTACAGAACTTACATAAGGATCAGATTGTATAACGTTCCTAGTTACTTCTGAGCTAGCAATAGCATTTACAAGTGAGTTGTATAACACACTAGGTTTACCATTAGGTGCTAGTACAGTATCTATAGTACCGTTATCTTTTCTTTTAATTTGACAAGCCATGTTATTTATCTTTAAGATCTTTATACGAAGGTAGTGTTTTTACAAATTCATCTATACAAGAGTGGCACCCTTTTCGCATTTGACTTTGCAACCAACGTTTCTTATACTTAGGTATAATAGCTATATCACCGTTCTTATTACGTATAGCTATTTCACCACCTTCTACTTCAATGTGCTTAGGTTTCATTTCTTAGGTTTGTTTTTATTCTGATAATCTAACAACGCAGCTTTAGTTTCTTCTCCAAATATACCATCAAAAGAACCATCTTTTTTTACAGACTTTTTAAAGGTAACACCTCTGTTAGATAATTCTTTTTGCAACGCTAGTGTATCAAAATTCTTTTTATTTACGTCTAAAGATAAAAGCTCATTGTCGGTATAATACATAGGTTTACGAACACCATCTCCGTAATCTTTATAATAAACCCTGTCATATACTTCATAAGGTTTTCCTATTTTTCCTTCAAAAGGAATGCTAAAATCATACACATCGTACATAGAATAATAATCTCCTCTCTCATCTTTACCTTTAGAAAAAGTTACATTTTCTAAAGGTAAAAATGAAGATTCAACACCTCTTACAGTACCCGCGTTTAATTTTTTGTTAACTGTAAAAGCAGCTTCTGCGTTATTAATAACAGTTTCATCAAAATTTGGATACGCATTTCTCAGTGTGTAATATCTTGTGTTTTTATCTTTAGCGCTAGAAGGTCTATACTTTGACTCAGTTACTGAATTTTTTTGCTGAGGTAATCCCATAAAAAATGCCCATGCATCTTCATCTTCAACCGTTCTTACTTCAGCGCTTTCTGCATCTGAAAACTTACTTCCCGTTATGTATCTTTTAGCAGCAGGTATCATTTCATCAGCAGGATAACCTACAGGTCTCACAGAATTGTATATTCTTTCTCTTTGCGGCTTACTTAAGTTAAAAGAACTCTCTGGTCTATCTTCTCCTTTTTGCGCAGTAGTGTACCTTTTATTTTTATACATAAATTCTTTTTCTTCAGCATTCCGCGCAGATAAAAATGCGTCATCAAAACTACCTTTATCTGTATAATCAGTAACACCCCAGTTTTTAGGATTAAGCTTAGACATAATTTTAGATATAACTACCCCATCTGGTGCTTTAACATCACCTTCTTTATCAGACATACGTATAGTACCACCTTCAACCATAATATCTATACCACCGTATTCATGCGAAGGTCCTTTAAAATCTTTGATTATCTCCCAGTTACTACCTGGTGTAAATCCAAAAGACATACCTTCTTCTGCTTTTGACCCAGGTGTAGAACATTTAAGTTCATCAGGAATCTGTTGTTCAGTTACAGGCGTAGGTTGTACTTGAGCTTGAGTTCCACGTGGAACAGGAATAGTTAAGTACTTAGGTACTTTACTATCATAACGTTTAGCGTACGAGTTACCTAAGATAGTTACGTCTGTTTCATTAGCTGTAAAAGTACCGTCCCACTTATACTTCACATTTCTAAAAAAGTTTGTTTCATTTTTCTTAGGTTTAATCGTGAACCTAAACACATTAGGGTTCATAGCTACAAACAAGTTAGCAAACTGTGTAACATCTTCTTCTGTAATTTTAGTGTTATAGAAATCTATTTCTTTGTAAAGTTTATTAACTAACCTAGGTGATACTGCATCATCTAATGTAAATGGTGAGAATCCAAATCCAGTAGTGTATACGTTATATGCAATAAGTTTACGTACAAGTTCGTGCATACTTGCTTCATACTCTGTACCTACAACAGAATCTACAAGATCTTCAAAGTTTTGATACAGATCGTAAAGATGTAACGCGTTATCACCCCTACTTCTTAGCTTAAGTAAATACAAAGGTGTAGTACCATCTGGATCTGTAGCTATACCTGTAATAGGAATTAAATTCTGTATTAGGTAGTTAGTACTCATAGGGTGCGTTTCATCTTGTCGTATGCTTGCAATTTCATCTACAAGATTACTATTAGTCATGATAGCATCAAATGTGTACTTACCTTTATATTCTTTACTTTCGTTAAGTTTTTTAAAGAACATATACGCTTTAAAGTCATTAACAAACGTGTTCTTAACTCTAGCTCTATCATCTACAGATATAGCACCAGCACTAACTTGTGTACCTAACTCTACCGTTAAGTAATTAGCTAATTTATCTTTTCTAGTAAAGTATAAGTTACCAAACAGTTGATACAACTTTTGAGCATTGTAGAAAGGTTTTAAAAATCCAGTTTTAAAATCTTTATCTATCATAGCTGCTCTACGACGAAAGTTGTTGTCAAAGTCTTTATATTTTTCAGACATTACATCTACCATAGACATGTTACCTAATGGCTTAGTATCAGGTGTCATCGCAGTAGATATCTCCAACATAGCTTTAGCTAGTTCTTCAACGTACATATAACCAGCAAGTACTTGAAGACTATCTTCAGTCTTTAATGTTTTATCTGATAATGCTTTAAGAACAGTAGCAGAGCTTACTATCCTATCTCTATTTTTAAACTCGTTTAAATAATTTTCTATTGCGTTTTTACCGCTAAAATCGTACATAAAATTAAGTACGTTACTCTTCCCCTTAGTCTTAGGGTATATACGTCTAGCTTTAGCTGAGTTAGATTTATACAAGTTAGTAACTGTGTTATACCTCGTTACTACAGGTGACGCAATAATCCTAGCTATTAAGTTAATAGGCATACCACGTCTAACCATAAACATCATTGGTCCAATACTATTCTTAACAATGTTTAATGCTACAGCATATGGGTTCTTAACGCCATCTAACTGCGATGTCATTAACGTACTAATAATTTCTGTAATATGTCTGTAATCAGAATCATACAGTGCAAAGAAGTGTTGCTTATCACCTTCAAAAGGTATCAAGTTAGCTATAAGGATATCATCTTCATTAGCTACTACGCTACTAGCTTTCCAAGAATCTGCTTGACCTACAGGATACATCTTAGCGTTAGTAGCCATAAGACCTACGTTAAGCTTAGATTGCGTCATGTTAATAGCAGTACGTATTTGACTAGCGATGTTACCAATTTCCTTAAACGTAAACTTGATTACAGCATTTTCTAACTTCTCGTCACTATTTAATTGTTCTGCAGTATACTCACCGCGTTTTATTAATATGTCTTTAAATAGATCTTTACTAAACCAAGCTTCATTTACTGGTGCCATCAACGTGTGAAAATTAGATGGATCTAACAACAGATCTATTTCAGCTTGAAGTAACCTATTATATACACCAGCTTCATCTGTTTGAACCATGTTACCTCTATCATCAAGTATAGGCCAGTACACTTGTTGCTTATCAATGTCAAAGTCAGAAGAACTTACTGGTACAATCTCACTAGGTAATACAATATAGTTTTGCATTGTAGGTAGTGCAAACTCTTTAATTTCGTAGATACCGTTAAACGATAACTGCTGATTAGGAATACGCAAACCTTTTACAATAATTTTTTTATCTCTACTGTTATATCTTTGTATAGCTTCTACTAAGTTATTAGTTTTAAACCTCTTCATTAACTGAGCAGCCATACTCTTAGGTAGCGGTACAATAATCTCTGCTGGTCTAATTACATTACCTTCAATTCTATAGTTCTGAAGACGCTTAGATTTAACACCAGATATTGTAACTTCATCCATACCATAGACAGAGTATTGAGCTAGCATCTCACCAGGACGTTTAATCCTAACAGCTTCATTACTTACAATACTAAGTAACGCTGGTTCAATCCTATTAAAGCTAGGTAATAAGTCTAAACTCTTAGCTTCTGTTACATAATTTAAAGCATCTCTAACTGAAGGTACGTTAATGTTAGTTCTAAGTATTTCTGTAACAAGTTCAATGTCTGTAATGTTATCACCAACTACACCTAGATCTTCTTTAACACGATCCATGTGCATTGTTACAACAGCATCAAGTGCTTCTTTGTACTTTGTGTGTTTAGTAAATACTTTACTCTGAGCTAACTTCTCTTCATCAGTAAGTTCATTCCAAGGTCTTTCACCTGTGTAATCTTTTGGTTTAGAAAACCCTCTAGGATCTTCTTCAAAAATATTAGTAAATACTATTGTAGTAGACTGTGTAGCGTTTTTAATCCTACCCTTTTCATCGTTAGACATCTTTACTTGTTCTTTAAGATACATAGTATCTAAGATTGTAAACGTGTCTTCGTTAGTAGAATATATTTCTACATTAATATCTTCTACATTACTAGGTACTGCTTTCTTAGTAGCACTATCTAACGATATCATATCTACGTTATTACGTAGCATGTAATCATGTATACTCTGCATCTTATCAGTACCAAATACCATACTAGGTAATATAACATGAAATGCTGTTTTACGTATACCATTTACTGTAGCACCTTGATGTTCTACAGGACCAGTGTACACTGGCTTAAGCATAGTAAAAGGTTCTAACTTGTTAAATACCCTAGCTGCATTTTCATTACTTAAATCAAATGCTTTAATGCGTATTACTGGTAAATCTGTAGGTCTATTAGCAAATACACGATCACCTTCTGCAAGAAATACTTCTGGGTTTAATGTATTCTGATTAAGGATAGCTAGCTCAATCTGAAAAGCATTTTCCATGTTCTGATTCCACTCACCTAATCTAATCTTATATTCACGATAGAAGAACATATTTGTAAATGTTACACCATCTGCTTCTTCGTATTTATCAAATACAGATACCCATTCTTCAGCACGCTTTTCTGCAATATCTTCTGGAAATCCTTCTTTGATTAAATTAGCTTTATGGATAGCAGCTAGATTTTCTTTTTCAGCTTCTGTATAACTAACCCTAGGTCCGATAAGTACTTTCTCTTTAATCTTACCTTTTTGCTTTAAGTTACGATCACCATACGTGCGCATTTCAACTTCATTACCTGTAATAATTGCGTACGCATCCTGTTGATTTTTATTATCAATGTAGCTATTAAGTTCACCGTCATTAACTAGTGGAGTACCAGAAGAAGATAAGCTCTGAATACGCTTAAACAAGTTTACCATGTTAGGATACTCACCTGCGTATCCTACAAATACACGCATATCTTCGTAGAAGTGTATCAAATAATTCTTAACTACTTCTTTGATAAGAATTTCTTCATCGTTATTGTACATACTAAACACCTCTGCTGTAGTATAAAAAGGTACTTTTGTTTCTCCAGGTTTAGTAAATACATCATCAAACCTTTTACCGTCAAAGTTAGCGTAGACTTCTTTCAATAAGTTTTTAAAGTCTGCTTCAATCCCTTCTACATGCTTATCAAAACTTTCTTTATACTTCTTGTGTAACTTGTTTGAAGTCAATGTAGTATCGTTAACTAACTTTTGTAGTTCATTTGCGTCAATGTTTAAAAACTCAAATAGCTTAAGGTTACCGTCACCCATCTTTTTAAATACACTGTACTTACTGCTTTCTCGGATTAAGTTAATCTCATCTAGTAGCAGTGAAGCTAAGTAGTCTTGTGCAGTTATATTATCTGTATATTTTACTTTACTTTCAAAACCACCAGCAAATATAGCACCACGATCACCATGCTTAACGCTAATGTACTTAGGTTCTAGTCCACTCATAGACCTAATGTACATAGGTATCATATCTGGTGTAAGTAGATCCTTAGCATCAGTACCATCATCTAAACGCATACCACTAAATATAGATATGGAGTAAGTATCTCCTTGTTCTAGTATACGCTTAAGTATTAATGAATTAGTTCTAGTTAATCCATTTTCATCTACGTAAAAGTTAAACTTGTAATCTACAAACCAAGGTAGCAACTCTCTAAGTTTAGCAATACGCTTTTGCATATTAACTTCTTCAGGGAGTAATCCACCTTCAGTTATACCAGAGTCAATAGTTGCTAGCTCACTAGGTGTTAAGTTAGCAACTAGGTTAAGTGCAGACTCTACTTGCTTTTGATATGTGTGCATAGTCCAAGGCCACACTCTATCACGATTATGATTAAGTACTACACCTTGTTCACTAGGTCTATATTTATTGTATTCATTAAGAAGACGACGTAAGTTACCTAGTACAGAATAATCTTCAGGTTTTTCTGATTTATCAGTAGGTCTATATACTTTGTTATTAAATAGATCCTTGTACTGAACTCCTTCATTTATGTTTGTACGAGTAACAGCAATTATATTATCGGCAATCTCTTCACCTGTTGTAAGACCTTTGCTAGTATTTATTGTACCTTTTAATATTTCATCAGATAGTTCTATACCTGTTAGGATACGAAACTTCTCTTTAGTAGAGAGATTACGATCTGATAAACTAGGACTAACTATACCTTCTCTATCTTCAAGTATGTTAATGTAATCTTTAACTTCACGTATTAAAGATATAAACCTAGTTTCATCTTCTAGTGGTTGTACCTGTAGTTCTTCTTTAACCCAGATACCACTGTACATATCGTAGTGTGCTTTTACAAACGATCGCACAAACTGTGTGCGTAACTTCAAGTTATTTTGCAGACGATCTAGAATAGTTTGTATCCAAGGATTGGTATCTACGTTATTTTCAAGTAAGTTCTTTACTACATCCCAGTTATGTGTAGCATTCTTAAGTACTTTAAACAACGTCATAACTACTTTACCAGAAGGCTCTGGTTTAGGTAGTGCGTAGTAATCACTAAGCTGTGAACTCTCTATTGAAGTAGCAAAGATCTTCATAGCTAGTGTAATGTTATCTTCTGGATTTGTTTCCCAGCTAGCTTTTAGAAACGGATGGTCATTAGTAACTGCTTCTTCATCATTAAGTTCTTCAGGCTCTAGCGTTTCTTCTTTAGTTTTAATCCTAAGTTGATCTAAGCGTAATGTTAGTTCTTCTACAATAGGTGAGTTAGCATTTATAGTTGTTTCTACAGTAAAGTCATCTTCTAAAATTCTATAGTTAAGTGCATCATTTTCAATAGCAGTTGCTAAATCTCTTTTATCTGGATCTGTAAAATCTTCTCGCAAAAGATCTATTACATTTTCTATACCATCGATTAAATGCCTGTTAATATCTACGTCTTCAAAAGAATCTTTATCGCTAACTTCTTCTATAAACGAAGTACTAAACTTAGCAATAACTGCATCTAGTATTTCATTTTTCTGAAATACATCTAACTCAAGATTACCAACTTTTACTTTAGATTTAGCTAACCTAGTACTTTTATAAAACTTAGGCTTTACGCTTTTGTAATTACCAGCACGTATAGCTTCATATACACCAGCAATATCTTTAAGTCCAAGTAACTTTCTAATAAAATTTAGAATACGCTGAAATGCATTCTGTATAGGCTTAGGTACTACATAGTTACCATTAGCTAATTGATACATCATAAACTCATCCGCAAGTACTTCTTCGATAAGTTCTTCTGTACTTTGATTAGGATAGAGTTTACGTTTCTGATCTAAAGATTCTTGGAACCCTTCACGATTACGATACTCTTTAAATAATGCTTTACGCTGTGCATCACTAAATACAGTTCTAAACACACGATGGAATGCTTCGTGATATTCTTCACCTTGTACAAAGCGATCAGATAATAGTATCCTACCATCTTGTGTAAATGCACCAACAGCATCGTTATCAATAAGACCACGAACAAGTTCTATTTCAGAATCGTTCATGTTCAGAATCTTACGTATGTTCTCACGTGCTGTTTGGATATCACCAAGTACAACATCACCATCCTTAATTGCATTAAGGATAGATCTTTTATTATACGTCTTACCTTGAAATACGTATTGACAAGCCATTATCTATTACAGTTTATTTCGTCAATAATACCACGCTGTATAGCATCACTTAATATCTTATTGTAATCAGCTACAGATTTAACCACCCTACTTTTTAACTTCATTGTATTTGAATCTAACCCAGGTCTAAATGCACTAACTCTAAGTACTTTTGTTTCTGTACCAGATTTTAAAGATACGGTTTTACTTACACTTACAACAGTGTAATCTTTACCCTCCATTTCAATTACATCTCCAACTACAGGTTTATAAGTTCTTATGTCTATTTTAGATACGTCGACAATATTAGTAGGTGTAGGTTCAGTACTAGGTTTATTGATTAAAGCTTCAGTTTGTTTACGAGCTTCTTCTATAGCTAATTTGTATGTAGGATCTTTTGTGACAGATAGATATTTACGTCTAAGACGTTCGTTTAAAGTATTACTTACAGTACCTTGAAAATTAAATGTTTTACCTGGTGCAATAGAATCATTACTAATGTTCTCCATACTTACAAAGCCGTTTGCTGTAATAAATAAAGAGTTTACATTATTTTTTTGATACCTAGTCATCCACTCATCACTTTGAGATGCAAATTTACCAAAGCCGTCTGAATTAATTTCTTTAAATATAGCTAAGAAATCAGTGTCGTCTATACTACTTATATCAAGTGATACAGACACTTTACTGAAATCAGGTTCAATAGTTTTAAAGTCAGGTTTAGTTTCTTCAACTGGAGGTTGAGATTCTTGCTCAGTAACACCAGCTTCAGGTTGTTCTTGAGTTTCAGGTTTACCACCTACTTGTTCCCACAGCGTACTTAAAGCTTCTTTCATTGTAATGTTAGTACCACCCTCTTCACCTTGCTGAGTTTCTTCTTGTTCCAAACTACTTAAGATATCTTTTACTGTAACAGAACTTTCTTCAGGTGTAACGTCTGCAGTTGTTTTACTACTAACAATACTTTTATCATTAAGTACTAAAAGCTTCTCTGCTTCAAACAAAGGACCACTTTCATTTTCTAACTTTTTTAATATCCTACTAAACAATCCTACACTTTCAGGATCTGTAAGATAAGAAGCTGCTCTAGTTCTAAAATCTGTTATAGAGCTACTTTCTCTTAAAGCATTTATAACAGGACTAACTCCACTAGGTTTAAGTGTAAATACTGGTTTAGGTTTAGGGCTAGGTGCCTTAGCTCTAAACTCATTTACATCTACTTTAGTATCAAAGTCTTTAAACATAATATATTTCTGCGCAGAACTAGGCAATCCTGCTGCATCTAACACATCTTTAGGTGCACCGTAAAACGAAGCACGATCTAATATGTGTTTAGCGTATGATCCTTGTTTTTGTACAGCTTTAATGTCAAATGGTTTTTTAGTTTTTTTATCTCTCTCTACCGTAAACTCAAAAAAGTTATTAGCTACACTAAGTAAGTTATAATTAGCGTTAACACGCTTTGTTCTTAGAAAAGCTATTAATGGTTGTAAAGTAGCTGCATCGTTTTCTAAGTATGCTTTCTTAAGAGCATTTAATGATATTGAAGAATCGTTAAATATCACTGAACCTTTACTTAAATAAATATCAAACGGTGAAGGGTCTCCTTTAACTTTAAAGCCCCAGTTCATTATCATAGATATTAAACTAACTCTGTCTTTAGTAGCTGGTAGTATAGACATATTAGATAATTTAATATATGTATTTTTAATTCTAACACTACCATCTAATTGTGGTATCATCTGTCTTAATGAACGTTTGTTATCTGCGTACATACTAAGCATGTACAAGATAGCATCTATTTCGTTATTAGACAACATGCCCATTTCTACAGGTATCAACGTATTGCTATCATGTTTTTTAATGTACAAACGACCAGGTTGTAAAGCATCATACTTAACACCGTTTAATGTAGCTACACCATCAAAGTTAGCTTTAAGTACATCAAAGTTCTTAGGGTTACCTGCAGGAGTATATTCTAACTCCATGTTCTCAGAATCAAATTGTACAGGTTCACCATTAATAGTTTTAGCTACTACTTGAAATCCTTTACTAATACCAGTAGTTTCTAATAATTTACGCGAAGATAAATCACTACCTTTTAGTTCTCTAGTCTTAGACAACAGCTCATTAAATCCTTGCTGATATTTCATTTGCGTATATACTAACGCAAAAGATTCTATCATATGGTAAAAACTACGAGATGTTAATGATTTAGGATCTGGTATAGAAATACCATATTTTTCTAATTTGTCAATACTAGATTTAATTAAATTATAATTATTAGTATTTACTAAATCTTTATCTGAAGGTATAGATGTCCAACCTAATACATCTTTTAAAAATAAACCTATGTACGCACGTCTAGCCATTCTAGGGTTTCTATTGCTAGGAAACTTAGTTTGCGGACGCATCATAGAATTAATCAAAGGTTTACCGTTATACATCTTAAGCATACGTGCACCATCAACTTCTTCTATAACAACACCGTACAATGCTTCTGCACGAGCATCAGGAGGAGTACCTGCAATATAATCTCTAAGTACCTTAGCTGTTTCAGGATCTGTAATATCATCAAAGTCTGTATCGTTAAACTCTGGTGCGTAAGGTATCACCTTAAAGTTACCAGTATCACTACTATCTAACCATTGAAAGAAGTTTCTTGTAATATCAGATTGTGAAGGTACAGGTAATGTATAACCTAAGTTGAGAATATCTGCACGTACATCATTACCGTCATTATCGTACTCAATATTTAACCCAGAAGTATTAAATAACGAAAGTACTTTTCTATTCTGTTCTTCACTACTAAATAAAGTAGGGTCACCTGTAACATCTTGTGTTTCAACATCAGGTATTATCTGCGGATCTTCTTTAGGTGAGTAACCTTTAAGTATTTGATTTTTAAGTTTACTTAACTGTCTTTGATATTTAATCAAGACAGAAAACCTACGTAATGCTTGAAGTCCTTTAACATACGTATCATTTTTATCTATCATATCTACTAACTCTTGCGCTCTGTTACTAAGTACGTCAGAGCTTATTTCAGCAGATAAGTTTACATACGGTTGTAGCAACTTAGCAAAATCTTTAAGTACCTCTACATAGGTTTCACTGTGCTGATCTTTAACTTTATTTACTAAGTTAGCTAAGAATCTTAATACAACATCTGGATTGTTGCTTTTTAAAGCTTTATCCATAGCGTTAAGTACACCAGGAAACTTACTTTCTAACTCAGCTTTAACATCGTCTGGAATTTCAGATAAAGACTTTACGGCAGGACTTGCTTCAACTTCAGATATGTACTCAGTAATTAAATTAATAAGATCTCGTACTTCATCTGATAGTTGTACAGCTAGTGTAAGTTCGTTAGATACACTCATCATCTGTCGCTCTAACCTAACTTGATAATCAGCAAACTTTTCTAAAAACGCTGATTTAGTTTTTTCAGCATTCTTTGTTTCTAAAAAATCTAAAGTTTCTGTTAAGAACTCACCAGTAGCTAAACCAACTTCTGTTGTTGCAGCTTGACGTAAAGCTTCTTTAGTAAACTGAACAGGTTGTCCAGATTGGATTCTATTAATTAAGCTAGCAATACCATTAAGCTCAGATTGTAACCTAATTCTAACATTTTCTAAATTAGCGATAGTTCTAATTGTATTCTCTTGCTGAGCTTCAAGTTGTTTAACTAACGTTTTAAGTTCAGTTACAGTATCCTGAAGTTCTCCTACAGGTATGCCTTTTTTACTATCTCGTCTAAGTTTAGCTTGAACACTCTTAAGTCTTTTTTTAGCTTTAGCTAATTCTTCTTTAACACCTTGCAGCGTATTGTAATCACTTTGCAAGCTAGCTTCTATCTTATTGAACTCTTGTCTAAGCTCAATAGATAACTGAGTAAGTGCTTCAATAGCAGCTTGTTGTTCTAGTTCAGCTTTACGATCAGCAATCTCTTTATCTATACGTTGCTTCTCTAAGTTATATTGATCAACGGTAAGTATAGTCAACTTAGGAAACTTCTCTATTAATGCTTTCCAGTTAGCTACTGTTTCATCAGATTGTTCACTGTGATTACGAACATTAAAACCATCTTTGGTCTGTGTAAAGGTATATAGATCACCTTCATACGTTGCATGGAATACAGCTATCTTAACAAAAGGTATATCTGTTATTAGCTCTGGTGTGTATCCTTTGTTAACAAGCTGATCGTAGATAATCTTGTATATAGCAGGCATTATCTTAGTATCAACTTCTACACCGTCAAAATATTGCTGTGTAGCTTTTTTCTTTTCACGCTTAACTTCTAAGAATGCTTCCCACTTTTCTCTAACTTTAGGCTCAGTACCAAACTCAATAATATTCTTTTCACGAGCAGCTACGTTCTCACGAATCCTAGCTAAGTCTTTTCTTTTATCGTTAAAGTTAGGTACTGCAGCATTAGCGTCACTAATTGCTTTAGCTAGATCTTGTTCTCTGCTTTTAATTAAATCAGGGTCACCATCCTTTTTAGCGTTCTCTAACGTACTCTTAGCTGTATTAATTTTCTGTTGTTCAGCGTTAGTTTCTTTTTCAATCTCGTCAGCAATCGTACGAAGTTCTTCTATGTAGGTCATAGAACCTAACGTTTGACCTTGTGTCATACGTATAAACTCATTAAAATCTTCTGCATCTTCTTGCGCTACTTCAATACCATAACGTACGTTATTATTAAACGTAGTAGCAGCTTCGTACATATTCTTGTATCGCTTAGCTTTAGATTTAAGATCAGTACTAATACTTTTCTTTTTCTCATCAGATAGCTTAGCGCCAGTGTTCATCTCATATCTTTCTTCAAGTGCATCTACCATATCATCGATATGTGCATCTAGCATCTCAAAACCAGCAGGGTTAGCAGCAAACCTAGAAAAGTACGTGTTATCTTTCTTAAGTGTAATAAGCTTAAGTACTTGCTCACCAGATAAATTATTTATATCACTAGGTATAAGACCATTTACTAAGCTCTTTATAGCTGCATTTGACATACCTAGTTCACTAAGACTAGCAGCTACTTGTGTCTTAGATGCTTGTACATCACCGTTATTCTGCAATAAGATATCATCTACCATGTTTGATAATGCAAACATAATAGAATCATCTTTCAAAGCTTCTACGTTAAACTCTCCTTTTTCATTTACAGAGTTCTTTAAAATATCTTTACCTGTCTTAAGACTTTCAAAGCTAGGTCTAAATATATCAATAAGACCTTTCTCAGCTTGCTTAGCTTTATACCCAAGCATACCTTGTAGAGTACCTAACCTACCTTTAGCTAGTACACGCTCTGGTCTACCTTCTAGTGTTGCTCTTTGTTCTCGGACATCAGAAAATCCACTAATACCACCCACAGCACCACCCAGTAAACTACCTAGTATTACAGCTTTACCAAATTCTATATCTGGGTCTGCGCTAAATAAACTTTGAAAGTTTTCAAAATATCTTTCTAAGGAACGTATAGGATCACCTTCTTCTTGTTGGAACGAAGTTTGAAGACCTTCTTCAATAACGCCTTCTGCTAATACACCAGCAGCAAACTTTATACCAGCTTGTTGAAAAGGTTTAAATACTGGAGTACCACCTTTAAGTGCTGTAGTAAGTTGTTTACCTACAGACGGTAACCTGTTGAATCCATTAAACACATACTTTTCAAGTAATGTATTAGACACAGTAAGTAAACCCATGTTCAACATCATTACTTTAGTAGCAGCTTCACCAGCTTCTTCAGGAGTTTTACCTTGAGCTAATAAGCTCTCGTAAGTGTCTAAAGCTTCAGCAGAAGATTCTAATAGCGTGTTAGTAGCTACTGCTACACCAGAGTCTATGTTCCTAGCTAGTTTACCAAAGTCTAAACCTCTACCTGTAGACCCCAGTGTTTTAACTAAGAACTTACCTATCTTGTTAGCATCCCCAGTAGTCTCTAGTATTCTAGAACCATCTACAGCAATTTCACCTAGCTTACCTACTTTAGCTAATCCTTTAGCGGCTTTAGCACCTAAACCAAATGTAGCTAACCAGCGTCCAGGTATCATCATAGACAACATAGTACCTATTGCATCAGCACCTTCACCCGCCCAGAAATAAGGACTAGATAACTGACCCCATAAACCTTTTTCTTGAACACTAGGTGGTACATATACTTCAGTAAGTTCTGTTAGTGGTTTCTGTAAAGCATCAAATCCTTGTAACCATAGATTATTAACCATACCCTCGTTACCAGTTACAATACCTATACCACTAGCTATAGTACCAGGAAACTTAAGTGTTTCAAAGATTACGTTCTCAGCAATATTACCTAGACCTTTACCTACTAATTCTAAATTAGTTTGACGTAGTGCTCTACCTTCTTGTAATGCACGTTCACCACCTTGAAGAGCAAAGCTAACATCTACACCTTCGTATTCAGAAGCATCTCGTATCTTCATAGGTGAAGGTGGACCTATACCACCAGTAGCTAAGTTCGCTGCTTCACGAAAGCTAAATGGTCTAATAGATGTCTGTGGAATACCACGATCTACTGTACTTAGATCTTGAGGAGTTAATATCTTAGCCATGAGTATTATTGTATACCGTCTTCTAATCCGTAATCTAATAAAGAACCACTATCCAAGTATTGTTCTTGAGTAGTCATTTTACGCTTCCTTAAATTCCTAATAGCTGCTTGCCTAGTGTCATCCATAAAAGAAGCAGCTTTTAAACTGTAGATAGCATTACCTAAACCTGCTTCATTTACTCTAATAGATTTTTGATCTACGGTACCGTTAGCATTTCTTTTAAATGTACCTACTTCTCTTTCGTCTAAGTTAGCTTCGATACCAGGGCTAACTTCTTTTAACCTTGAGTATGTTGCAAAGTCACCGTTAGCTTGCTCTATCGCAAGAGCAGCGTCTCTACCTACACCGTACACATATACAACACTACCGTCACCACGAAGCATTGTACTAGCTGTAACACGTATGTATCTTTGAAACTCTGGTTGGTATACATTTTGACGATATGTGTTGTGTATATTGTTAGATATATTTCTAGCTAACAAAGCTTGATTAGTAACTTGACTAGAGCCATTTGTTAAATCAAATCTCCTAGCTGCAGCGTTGCCAAATGCTTCAAAGTTTGATATAGTACCATCTGGATTAATATAAGTACTAGCTGCATCTACATAACGTTCATTTAACATAGAAGTATTCAACACATATCCATCTAAGTTTACAGAACCTTTAATCTTTTTATCACCTTCACCTTTCTCATATCCTATGGTTACTGAATGTGTAGCTTTACCGTTATCATCAAAAGAACTAATGCTAAAGGTAGTTACTTTAAGCGAAGGGTCTATTCCATAAGTACCGTCAGCTTGTCTTTGAATACCTAATTTTTCTACTGCGTTAGGGTTGTTACGTACTAACTTGTTAAGATCAATGTTTGCAGCTAACGCACCAGGCTCATTTTGTAAAGTTTTTAATATTAAAGCATCGTACTTTTCTACAGCACCACCCACAAATCCAGTTTTAGGTACTATAAGATCATAACCTTGTAGTTTATTTTCTTTTAAGTATCGTTGTACACCTTGTACAATCTTAGGATCACCTTTACGCAAACCTTCTTTTAACTCATCTGACGTATAATAAGTAGAAGCCCTGACTATACCTCTTGGTGTAGATATAATTTCATCGCCTTTTTTAACAGCCATTTTATCCAGCTTCAACTCATCACTACTTAAAACTCTATCGCTCCATTTACTATACACCGCTTTACTATCTAAGAACGAATTGTAATAACCTTCAAGATTATCAGCAGCATTTGTAAAATCATCTACAGTTAATTGTCTTCCGTTAATCTGAGTTACGAGATCGTCCCAGCTTTTAATTTGATCTTTATAAGATTTGTTAGCATCTCTATCTGTAAATCCAAGTTGTGTCATACGTCGTTTAAATACATTACCGTCTATAGTACCATCACTTTTTCTAGCGTCTTGTAAGGCTTCAGCAATCTTAGGTACAGCTTCACCATATCTACGATCACCAGTCATAGACTTAATATACATAGCTAATTCTGGTTGACGAGTAAACAATGCGTTATAAGCATCTGTATAATTCTTTTGAGCATCTTGTGTTGCAGTAGCCATATCAACTACGTTTAACACAGCAGCACCTACATTACTGTATGCAGGTTGTTTCTCTTGACCAGTTAAAGCTGCACGTTGTTCTTTTTCAATATCTAATCTACTTTGATATCTGTACCTATCTCGCATAAACATTTCTTCTCTACCTATAAGCTTACCATCTTCTTGTGAAAACGCTAACCTTTGTACAGCAGCATTACCCATAGTACGCTCAAGACGATTCTTAACTAAGTTCTCTATGTCAGCAGATTCATATAAACTCTTAGCTTCTTCAAGTTGACCATCAAGTTCTGATCTTAGATTAGATAAAGCTTTCTTAGTTTCTTCACCTACAATACCATCAGTAGCAACACCAAGTTCACGTTGTGCTTGTTTCCTAGTATTTACATTACTAGAGTTAAGCATCTGTTCTACAATATCTAATTGTTTCTTTTGATTGTTGTACGTAGTCTGTGCATCCATTATGAGTTGATCACGAAAATCTTCTGCGTTATCACCCATCATAGCTGTTTCATAAGATGCTTGTATCCTAAGATGGTTTTGTATCTTAGGTGAGCTAATAAACGAGTTCCAAGCTGCTCTAACTTCTTCAGGTGGTACTTTTTTATCAGTACCAATATAGTAGTAGTAATCACCATACTTTTCAATACCTACTGTTTGATCTGCTTCACTACCCCAGCCTTTACCAAACTCCATAAACTCTTTGAGTACATCTACTTCTTTAAGCATATCTGGAGCAGATACAGTAGCACGTTTACCTGTAGTAGGATCAAACTGTGAACCTTGTTCAGCAGCTTTCTGTACCATTCTTTTGTAAACGTAGTTGTACGCAGGATCTGTATTACCTTTAGTAAACTCATCTACTTCTTTAATAGCTTTCTGGTAATCGTCATAGAAACCTTGTGTAGCACCAAATACACCAGTAGGTGACCACATCTTAGCTACAGATTCTTTAGCTCCACGTAAAGCACTCATTGCTTCTTTAACGTTACCAGCAGCAAACTTCTTAGCTACATCAGTAGATATATCTTTTACAAATTCTGCACCAGCAATTACCTTTTCTCTATCTGCACCGATATACTGAGGTAGCATACCTTGCATAGCTTCAAACGTATCTTTCTCTTGTTGCATTTGCTGCATCTGAGAATAGATCTGTTCAAAAGGTAACTGTAGTACAGGTATTTGAAAATCTACTGGTCTTATCGCTACACCACGTGCTAATCCCATGTTTTATTTATTTTTTACCAAGAGCTTTATCACGTGCTGCAATCTTAGCTTGAAGATTTTTATCGAAGTCTTCTTCACTTTTAGATTCAGTTATTATCGCAATAAAATCTTGATCATCAATTTTACCTTCTTTATAAGCGTTTGTAAGCGCATTTGTGTTAAACTTAAAGTTTTTAGTTCTAAGTACATTAGCCAACATCTCTTGTTGTGCAATACCAGCTTTAAAGTCTGTTACACGTTGACCTACATTACCTACAGATTCAAATATAGACTGTAGTCCAAGCTGAGAAGTAGCTTTACCTTGAGTATCTAATTGCTCAGCATATTGACGAGCGCGTACAGTTTCAGCACCAAGTGCTTGTAAACCAGAAGCACGTGCTTGACGATATTGATTCTCCATACCTTGACCTTGAAGTTCTGCACTAGCTAAACCTTGTAACAAATTAGATTGTGTATTCTGATTCAATGCTTGACGCATAGCTTCACTACCTATGTTACTAGTCATACCTCTAGATGCAGCAGCTTGTTGCATATACTGTTGACGTAGTGCACCAAAGTCTGTACGTAGATTATTTAACTCTTGACGTGCTTCAGATTCATAAGGATTAAGTTCTGGACGTATCCTATCTCTACCCATTAAAGCCATTGCTGTTTTACCAGCTAGCTCTAAACCTTTACCTAACATAAGTGGAGATAATATACTAGCACCTTCAGTTGTAGGTGCAGTAACTGGAATACGAGATGCTTGTACATCAGGTAGTGTACGTTCTTGAAAAGATTTAGCTGTAGTAGGTGTTATGCTTGTAGGCATTGTACTAGGTAACGTAGCTAAAGGTTTATTTACATTTATTGTCGATGATCTTTTTACGTCACCTAAACCTATTTGCTGAAACGTAGGTATTTTAGAATCTAACGGACTAAGAACAGTGTTTGTAGAAGACTCTAATTGTTTTTGACGTGCAGATGTTAAATAAGACATTAACGGTAAACTAGCTGCAGCAAAACCACCAAACTGTTTAAGTGGTTTTCTATTCTCCTGTAGTGTTTCTACAGCAGCTACACTAGCACGTACTACTTCTTGATAGCGCACAAGTTCTTCCATCTCAGCCATGAATGATCTCTTAGCCATAGGGTTTGTATCTCTGTCTTTGTACTTATCAGAGATTTTCTTAGAAGCCTGTGCAAAGGTCATACCTTTATATCGCTCAGTTACGTTTTTAGTTTTCATTATATTGTAAGTTTATCGCTGAAGATGTAAGCTTTGTCTTTGTACATGAACCTAGTTTCACCGCCTTCTACTTCAGCAGATGCGTTCCTAGATGGAACACCTTTACTGTTTACCATAATACCGCCATCACGATGTGATTTACCTTTGTAAAAAGATAGATCACTATTACCAGTAATTGTACCACCAAACTCTTTACTAGCTTTAATCTTGCGTTCTTGTTCTAGCATTTGTTTAGTAGGTGCTTTAGGTTTAGCTCCAGTTCTTTTATTTTCAGCAGCTTTACTTCTCAAGTTATCCCAAAGACCACGTTTAGAATAACTACCATCTTTACGTTTAATTAAACCACCTTTTTCTTTTTCAGGAAGTTCAACTTCTTTATATCCTTTCCACCAATCTTTTTTTAATATCTTACCTTCTTTAACTGGTATATTTCTATCTGCCCATTGACTCCAATCAGATTTTTTATAACGCTGACTCCATTTTGCAGAAGACTTAGGTACTTCTGCTATATATTTAGCACCATAACCTTTTGCCTTTCTAAAATAAGGAGTAAAATAAGGACCACTGCTTTTAAATGATTTTTGAAGAACAACTCTACCTTCACCTTTAGGTAAATCTATTTGCTTAGATCTAAATAAACCAGATTCTACAGCATCTTTAAATCCTCCTTCACCTATACCGCGATACATCATATCTGGATTAGGTCTAAACCTATTAGGATTTAATTTAGAAGGATCTATTTGTTTTATATCTTTAACTACTCGTCTAACTACTGTTTTAGCTCCTCTTATTGCTCCAGGCATTCCCATTAAATTAAAAATAGGATCGTCAAATCCTTCTAAAGATTTTAGTTGACCGCTAGCAGGTCTTTTAGATTTCATAAATCTATCGTACCTAGCTTGATCTTCTTTAGACATCTTACTATAACCTTTAGGTAACCTAGACGCAGTTACAGTAGCTGCAGGTGATTCATATACATAAGGTGGATCTATTGGGCCACCTTTTTCCATGATAGATATGTTAGAATAAAGTTGGTTTATACTATCACGCTTTTGTTGCTTAGCAGCTAACATACCAAGTACAGGTGCTACTGCAGAACTAAGTGCAGTACCTAAAATAGTACCAATACCAGGAATAGCACTAGCTATACCACCTGCTGCACCAGCAATACCACTGAGTGTATTTAGTGTACCACCATTTTGATATTTTTTATTACGAGCTTGTGATTTGAGTTTACCACCTTTTTCATATTTTTTAAGTGGTCTCTTAGCAGATATTTTTAATGCTGATTTCATTATTAATACATTTTAGTATTTAACAAAGGTAGAGAACCACCGTATTCCCATTTACCTAAACGCTTATGCCAATGCAAAGGCGAGAAAGGGTCCTTAGCTTTACTAGAGTTTTTACCACCCATTCTATTCCAAAAGTTCTTTCTACGTTTCTCACTACCGTGTTGACTAAAGTCTTTCATTTTACTATCGCCACCGTGAACTACTTTATACTTGTCACCTTTTTTAGCAAGTACCATCCACTTTTTACCTGGTCTACTAGAGTTCTTTTTTTGACCTACTCTACTAAAACCCATGTTTTTATATCTATCTGGAATAGCCATGATTATCGGTTTTTAGCCATTTTACGGAAAGTTTTTGCGAGGTTATATCTACGCGAGCCCGGCTTACAATTTGGACCACCAAAGTTCTTACCAGAGCATACACCTTCAGTTCCCCTACGTTTAATACTCTTGGTAACATCTTGAATCCAACCACCTTTCTTATACATCTTTGTAGATGAAGATTTCATATTGTTTATAGTTAATAAGTTTTGTTAACGTGTTTGTGCTAATTTAGTAAAGTCTATGATATAAGTCAACATTTTATGTTCATTAGGATAAAACAGTAAACGAACTTGGATAAATTTATCCCTGAACATAAGTTGTTCATACTGTGGTTTTTCAAAGTCTGTGTTAACAGGTATGATATCTTGATACCCTTGGCCATTAACATAGAACTCTTGTACATCTTCCCACCTAGAACTAGTGACACCATCACCTACAGATATATCTCTAAGGCTAGCAATACGATAATTCCTATCTGCTTGTATTACAGTTTTAGTTCTTTCGTTCCACGTGATGATCTCTTGTGGATCGCTAGTTAAAAGAAGATCTACGATACCTGTAGTTTGTCTACGTGTAAATGCAAACGCTTTATTAAATGTTTTATTTAGTACATCTTTCCAAATACCATTCTCAAACTTAAACACAGGTGCGTAGTAATGTACACTATGCCATTGTTGTGTTTGACCAGCTACGTATACTAAGCCTACTTGATATGGATGTTGTACGCCGTAGAACTTACAGAACGTATAATCATCTTCGTTGTGAGAATATAGTTTATTATTAAGATACGTATAGAATGTTCTATTTAAGTAGAACATACCATCTGGTTGATACGAATGAAAACTAGTCCAACTCTGTACTGGTATAGTATACGATACCGTAAATGAATATACTTTGTTGTTGTACGTATCATCGCAGTGTAGCATTACGCGTTCGTACTTAGGGTCATAGGACATACTTGTTTTATCTCTATACCACGTTAAGTTATTATCTCTAAAGTATTTACCAGCTTGTGATTTACGATCAAAGAAGGTGTACATACCTTTTCTAGATATCTCATTGATCTTACCATCGTAACCAAATACTTTACCAGCATCTTCATCGTACCAGAATAAACCAGCAGGAGTACTTACACTAGCCATTCTACTTTGTTGACCTGCGTAACCGTTATTATCTTTAGCCATCTCTTGAGGTGGTATAGATAAAAATCTAGGTGTACCTAAGTATATCGTAGAAGTATCTGTTTCTATTGTCTGTGGATCTGGTTGTAAAAAGAATAGACCACGTTCCATTCTAGCTAGTATACTACCACCTGTGTAATCAAATGCAGTTAGACTACCTCTGTGCGCAGGTAGATCTGTATAGTTTAACGCTGGATATAATCTCCAAGAATCAGACTGTTGCTCTTGAGAGTTTACATCACTAAATACAATCCTAGCTGGATAATGAAATCTACACGATAAGCAGTAATCAAAAGATACAGGTAAAGGATACATTATCCTTAAGTTGTTTACTACACCATAGTCTTTGTTTACTTTATAGTTTATAAGCTCTATAGAATCCTTTAGTGTATTTTTAGTTTTACCTTCTTCAAAATATCCATCTGAGATTAGCGTTTGTACAAAACTACCTATAGCATCCTTACCATCTACACCTGGAGAAAAGTAATATTTATCCTCAATGTTTTTAAAATCGTAAGGAGATTCAAAATACAGATTAGATATCCACTCATATTCTACGTTAATCTGATCTGATTCTAACAAACTACCAAGAAGTTTAGGTCCAGCTATTAAACTTGCAATTTCGTACCATTTAATTTTAACACCACCTTTAGGAAACAAATCACTAATATTTATAATCTCAGGACTTGTTATTTTATACTCACCAGCATACAGTTCTGCGGAAGTACCTGTTAATGGTGTGGTATTCATAAACCTATACCGTATAGCAAATACACTTTGAAATGGTTGTATTGCACGCTTAAGATATACATAGCGCATGTTAGCACTGTTACTATTAAAGCTAGGAAACTCCTTAACTTTAATAATATTCATCCCGTGATTTAATGACCTGTTAACGTATTCTTTACGTTTAGCAGCGTACAATACATATTCAGAAGATACAGCAGTAAGTAATTCTTCTCTAGGTGTAAACCCTTTAGTATATTGATGATGCTTACCAAATAACTGTAAATCTGTTTTATCTACAAAAAACTTGTTATAAAAAGGTCTGTTATCAGAATACTGTTCAGCATACTCACCGTTAACATAAATGTAATTACACGTGACATTAGTCTTATCTACTAGACTAGTAGGTGTTATAATATTCTGATTTAAACTATTACTAAACCTTTCGTTATCAAAACTATTAGGTAAGTAATGTACAAACCTACCTTCTTCTTTATCTCCAGTGTTATCACCTTTATCATTAAACGGTAGTGCATAACCACTAGATGCTATTGTTTCACCAGAGCTAGTTACAAAGAAATGACCTACGATATCTGTAGATGGATATGTCACATTCGTAAACTTCACTCCAATATATCTTTTCTTACTACCATCTGTTAGTGGTTCTATAAACCTAGAAGGTATTTTATGATATCTAACTGGAGTACGCACAAGTGGTTTACCATCACAATCTACACCCCAGTAATCTTCACCACAGTAATTTACTGGGTTGTTGTACGATTCACTAGAAGCGTAGTAGCCCATAGAGCTAGTAGCTTTATCAGCAGTATTGTTAAACACCCAGCGTTCAAACTTATTTACAGCATCAACTGGTGTACTTTCAGTTAACAATACATTTTCATCTATGTCAAACTTAGTTTCAAAGATGTAATCAAACTTCTTATCTCCAACTACAATACTTACTTTAATAAAGTTATTTTCTAACAGCAGGTTATCATCAGTAGAGCCAGAAACTATCTTAGGTATAGATAACGAAGCTGATGTAGCAGTAGATGATTGTGTACTTGTTTCGTTGTAAAAAGTAACTTCAGACGATGAAATAGGTTTATCTGCAGATAAGTTAAAGCTAAGCATCCAGAAGTTACCTACAGGTACTATAATACCTTTAAACGACAATGTAACATTCTCTACATCAGCTACTGTAATATCAGGACCAGTTACTAACTCACTATCTTTAGTAGTTTTATTTCTACCTGGAATATGAAACACAGGACTTAGTGATCCATTCTTGTGTAGATATACAATACCATAAGCTTTTACTTCATCACCAAGCTCGGTAAAGATATTAGCTTCAGATTCTTTTACAGTGTACTTAGTACATATCTTAGAAGCTGCATGTTGAAATGCAGTATAGTCTTGTTGCTTTTCACTTACATTACCTCTAAGCAATCTACCATGAACAATCTCCATGTACCTAGACGTATCAAAGTTTACAGGTACAGTAAGTAAACTCCTAAAGTCTTTAGCGATTACGTTATTACCGTCATAGTTCCACGCTAAGGTAGTTCCTGTTACAGGTATGATATCTTCGTACTCAAAAGCTTCTAATGTAATACCGTTAGTTGCTGTGTACGAGATAGCGTTAATACGAACAAAAGCAGCGTCAATACCAGAGATATTAATACGAATACCTTGACCTTCTTGATACACATATACAGGTTCTGTAGGTATTGTTTTTAATGTAACGTTCCTAGAAGTATCTAGTAGTTCAATAACAAACTGATAACTACCTTTCTTAAGTATACCACCAGAAATAACTTCTGTTTTTATGTTAGGGTATGGAGCAGATAATGTTAACCTAAAGTCATCACACTCACGGAATATACTAGGCTTATCTAAGTTGTAGTATCTATCTTCATTTAAACCATCATTCCAATAGATTACACGCTCACAACCATTTACTACCTTATACTTACCTTGTATACGATGGTTTTCACTAAAGTTTAAACAAGGTAGTTCTACAAGTAGTGTAGAGCTTTTGCTATTCTGGTTGTATAAATAGATATTACCAGGTTTAGTAAACACAACAGCATGTTCACCATCTAGTGATACTACACCACAGATAATACCTTCTAGTTCAGATACTTCTACGTTAGAAGGTTCTGTAGCTAGTGCAGGTTCTCCTGGTTCTTTTACAGCATTGATAGCCATTCTATAGGTGCCCTGTGGCTGTGCTTCAGGTTCACCATCTTTCCACATTCCGTTAAACATCAGTTACGATTCCAGTTATACATTTTGTTTCGTCTCAACCTAAATACGTTATGCTTATTAACGTTTATAGCTTTAAGTTTAGCTCTACCTTCAAATGCACTTAAATGCGCACGTGAGCGTATGTGGTGATCACTAGATAAAGCTATTGCATTAGATTCGTGTGAATAGGTTTTCTCTTGCCAGTATCTAGCTTGTACAAAGTGTGATATCGCAAGCATAAGATCTGGATCATCTGGTATCATCTTCTTACCATTCTCTTCTACAGGAGCGTAGTATATCAACGTAGCATTACCATCAGGATAATCTATGTGTAAACAACTTAATGTTTTATCAATAGAAAATCCTACATCACACCTGCTACAATACAGTTGCTCATCGATTAAAGGACTCTTCATCTGACCTAAGTACTTTAGACCACGAGCTTGTTGATAATACTGGGAAGAAAAGAATATCTCTTGTGCTATAATTAACCTACCATCACCGTAATCACGTACAATCTCTTTAGGTACATCGACACCAGGTTCATTATGAATTACGTTGATAATGCGTTTAACATCATCAGGTAACTTAACCCTGTGGTTTTTAACTTCAACATCTACGATCTTGAGTTCTTCAGAGATAGGCATTTCTATAGTCCTATAAAGTAGATATGCCCATGACATTATCTGCTGGGCATCTACCTGCTCACGAATAGCATCAGGGATGTAGTTTAATATAGCTTCTAACGGTACGTACTTAATCATCGTCTAAATTTTTTAATGCTACTGACAAATACATTATCAGAAGCAGGATCTTTAAGATACTTAAATGCCATATAAGGATCTTTCCTAGACATCTGTAGTATCTTCATAAATGTAGGTTTAAAAAACTGCATAGATAATATGCGCTTATTTTTTATAGTACAGTTGTCTTTGCCCTTATTTTTATACCAAAATAGTGTTGGTACATAACTCATATTGTCTCTACTCTGCACAGCTTTAAATGCTAAGAACGATGGTCCTAAACGTTTAACCATACCTAGTTCTATGCTACCTAGACCAGAAGGTAATTCTATCTTACCACCCTCTAATAGTTTTTCTAACAGCAATTCAAAATAGCGTTTAATAATCTTTTTCCAGATGTTATAATCTAACTGGTATGGATGCTTAATCGCCATAGATCTAGGTATACGTGGTTCACTAGTTCTATACGTAGGGTGAGAGTATGCATGATAGAAATACCTATCTGTAATATACCCACCACTTTCATGTGCTGTAGATTCTTTTATTGTCTTCATAATGTACTACTCTGATTTCTTTTATCTTCAGGTATTTGTAAAGGTAAACGCAACTTATCTAGTACTAAAGAATAAGCAGCATCTACTAAGTCACTGTCAATAGGATATTCTGAAGTGTAAATATCAAAACATGAATTACCAGTGTCTTCACCGTTAATATCACACGCAGATATCTTAGACCATTCTACAGGATCTTCAAAATAACCAGTGACAAATATAGCTTTAGGTCTAACCCTAGTTACATCTGCATTCCAGATAATAATATGACCGTTTACCATACTAAAATGCAACTTGTTCTTTCTAATAGGATCATATTGAATACTCGTCCATGTTGAAGCATCCACATAACCTATGGGATCGTTGTTAATAGTAAGTACTTTAATAAGATCTCTGTACTTACCACGCATAGGTTTAGGTACTGGATGTTCTGTTTTAAGTACGTCACAACCAGCATCAATACAATCGCAATCGTGTACTTTACCAGGTACTAGCTTCATGCAATAAAAGTCACTTAGCCAAGTACTCATATTATTGTTCTTATCCATCTTCCTGCTCATAAGCAGGTTAGCAGAAGTCCTAAACAGATGGTATAAGAACTCATCTGTAAATGGTGTTTCACCATCAGAAAACTGACGGATCAATCCCCGTAATGCTGCTATGTGCTGACCTATTGTCATTTTCTAATTTATTTAATAACATGCGTACTTCTCTTTCAAGATAAGGTACTTCATGCACAGTGTATGAATCGTTATCAAAATGCACTACTTCCATCTTGTATATAGGTATATCTAATAAATACCTGTACAACGATAGTTGAAATGCGTATATCGTATATTTACTGTTGTCTAAATATTGAAACGGTGGTTGTAATTTATACATACTATAAGTTGTAAACTTCTCGTTAGTTTTCCAATCTTTAAGTATGTAATCACCATTACGCATTGCTAAGCAATCAAAAGTACCAGCAACCAAATGATTACCGATAACTACTTCTGTAGCTAAGTGTGCATCATCACAATAATCTTCAAAGTATTTGTCTGCGTTAGAATAGATACCTTTCTTGGTTTTACCGCAGATGTAATCTTCCATGTGCGTATGGAAGTCTTTACCTTTTTTAGCAGCAGTATCTCTGCTGTGATCCCACTGTTTTTCTAGTTCTTCAACAGTAGTATTATTCTGTTCAGCTTTTACTTTAAGCCAATACTCTTTATCAAACTTACTTAGCTTAGATAACACAGTAGTAACACTAGGTACATATTGACCAGTATTTGTGTTAAAGTATCTGTGCTTATCTTCTTCAAATTTAATAAAACTAAAGTCTTTAATATACATATTGTGCCGTTGTTGTACCACTAGGGTTAGAACACGTCACAGTCACAGTGTAAGTACCACGAGTTACCTTTTCAATACTTTGTGTTGTTTCTCCTGAAGACCAACTATAAGTTACTGTACCATTACAGTTTTGTACAGTAGTTTGTAATAACTTAGAATTACAAGTTTCAGTAAGTTTAGATCCTACACTAGCTACACTTAATGCAACTGGGTTTACTATCGCTATGCTATTGTAAGCAGTATTGTTTAAATCTACTGGAATAGGACCGTTAATAACATATCGCAATCTTAAGTCTTTTGGACATGAAGATGTAGAGTACTGTATTGTACCTAATACATAATTAACGAGCTTAGAAGGTTGAGCTACTGTTACAACTTGACCACCAGCTAATAATCTACATGTATATCCAGTTACACCAAACCACTTAGTAGTAGGACTATGTTTTGCTGCCATTTGTATACGTAAACCTACTGGAGTACCACCTACATTAAGAATGTAATGTACACCTTCTGTATAACCAGCTACACCTAATGCATTCTTAATTGCAATTCTAATAGCCCCCATAAACGATTCAAAATCTACACCGTTGTATGTTAGGTTATTTGCGTTTGTAGTCCCACCTACACCAGAGAATGTAGCAACGTTGGTACCAGAAGGTGCTACACCTATTGTAGTAGTAGTTTGGGTTACACTATCTGTTAGCGTAACTGTTTCAAGATGTGCACCAGCTTGAAACGTATTATTAGAAGTACTACTTACTCCTACATATACAAAGTCAAAACCAGTTATTAATTCTGTAGCACTGTATGCTGCATTTTGACAGTTATTAGTAATTACTTTTTTAATTTTAACAGTAGGTGCATAAGCATCAGTAGCTATTTCTACTTTAGCAGAGTTAGCTACAGCAGTATCAGGATGCTCTCCAGATATTGTAAACACACAAGTATCATCAGTAGCGTTGATAATAGCTTTTAACGATTGTGCTATTTTTACAGTGATTGTAGATACTAACGGAGGACATGAATCACAACCTTCATCTACATAAGTACCAGTAAGATCGTATTTAAACTCATACTCACCTGCAACTAATGTAGAAGGATCTAAAATACCATTGTTAAATGCACCACCTACATTATCTACATCAGTCCACACACCACCTGCAGTAGCTCCTAATGCTGTTAACAGGTTAGTGCTACCACTAGAAGGTGTAAGATCTAAGGTTTTAGATACACCAGCAGTAACTACGTCATCAATAATTCTAATAATAAGATCTACAGTACTAACAACTACAGTGTATGTAAACTTATAATAACCTACTGTTTTACCTTTAGTTTCTATTACAAAGTCATCACCAAGAGGTATGGTACTATTAGGTGTATAAGTAACTAATGGGTTAGCAGGTGTACTTGTCCAAGGTCCTGAACCAGAAGAAGCACTAAACCCAATGTACTTCCATGTGCCACCAGTAGCAAAGCTAGGTGCTAGATCTTTCCTAATATTATACGTACAACCTGCTAACCCAGACATAGTTAAAGTTTTTTAAGTCTCCTATAACCAAGTACTCTTGACTTAGGAAATGCTGTAATGTTTACAGAATCAGATTGATTACCACCTAGCAAGAATACATTATCTGTATTCTCACGGATATAAAATCCTACGTGACCAGTGACTGCATCTTTAGAACCACGCCACAGTACTACTACATCACCTAGTTGTGGTGTGGTAACTGCAGTACCTTTCTTTAACCACTCTCTAGCTAGTGCATTATTGTGTGTACTAGGAAAGTGTTCAAACTTAGCTTCTTTAGCAATACCATTCACAAATGCAGAGCACCAAGCTATTTCATCGTTGTTAGCCCAAGGTAACATACTCCTAAGCCAACCTACAATAGTAGGACTATTTTTATCAGTGCCGGGAAATTCTTTAACACCGTAGTACTTAAGTGCAGTTTTAATTAGTTCCATAGACATGTTAAATCTTTTTTAGATGTTCATGAACACGACGTACATCTTCATCAAGTTTTACAAGTTGTTCGTGCATCTGCCTAACTTTAGTTTCTGCATTCTCAGCACTAATATTGTGTGCTACAATCTCGTTTTGAAGATCTTTAATACGTGTACGAGCTTGTACAGATAGATCTTTTTGACGTTGAATTTCTGTTTGTAGTGTAGTACGTTGTTCACGCATCTGATTTAAAGATGCTTTAAGTAATTTGATGGTATCACTAAGACTATCGTCAATAGTTTGTACCTCAGCTCCTTTACCGAACACAACTTTAAGTTTTTCTAAAAATGGATTCTTCATGTCTTATAGTTTTTAATTTGTACAAAAATACGTTATAATATATTAACGTACAACAGTGTTAAATAACAGCTTACTTAAACTTGATTACAATATCACGATCCATGTCAGCAAACAAGTTGTTGTTGTTTACTGCATAAAGATCAGTAGATTGACCTTGAGTAGGATAGTTTACAATCCTAATCATACGATCACAAAAGATTGTAACCCTGTAGTCATTAGTCCCGTACTTCAACCTAAGAATACCCTGAGCATTTTTAGTTACAGTACCTTGTACAAAATCAGCAGTACCTACTTTTACTTTAACGTCACCAATAAACGCATTCTCAAAATAATTCTGAACTACAGTAGCTAGTGCTGGAAATCCATTAGCTACCATCTCGGCACTTACTTTGTTCCACTGACGCAAAATAGCTGGCTTTTGCATAGCTACGCCTACGATGTAAGCATGATCGCGTACTCTTTGAATTTGCCAAGATGCTAGGTTGTTTACAGCAGAAGCACTGTCACCCATAGGTACTTGATCTAGATTTGCAGAGAAGTTGTCAAAGTTAGTAAGCATCTGACGTACATAAATTTGTGTACTTACACTATCAATAAGTACGTCTTGCTTAAAAATCTTGAAGCTGTCTGCAGTTACTTCTTGAGCATTCAAGAAAAAAGGAAACATGAAAACAAATACAAAAATCCTGTTCATAATAATAACAATTTAAAGTATTAATAATTTAATTTTATTTCTGTTCTAACGCTTCTATACGTTTGATTAATAAATTAATAACATCATTCTGAGCTTGTAGTTTAGTTTTTAGCTCATCAATTTCTGATTTCTGATCTTGCACAGCTTTAAGTAAAGGTACTATTAATCTTGGGTATTCAATACCTATCATCTTTTTAGTACCATCCTGGTTAACATCGTAGTTAACTAAAAAGTCTGCTACTGGTGAAACATCTTCTGCAATAAGACCATGGACTCTTTCCTCGTAAATTTCCTCTGTATAATTACCGTTACTATCTTTTTTACGATAGTTGAACGTTACTGGTTGTAATTGATACAGGTAGTCTACAGAATCTATATCCGTTATGTTTTTCTTAGAAGCTCTGATAGACGACACTCCACCAATTATATAATTATCACCTATGTATAAAGTTCTAGTGTTAGCATTTGTTGTGTTACCATACACGACACTGTTTAATTTAATATTACCACTGCCCTGTATTACCATACGTTCAGTTATTGTATTTGGTGTTGTTCCTGCTGATCCACTAGGAGAAGTTTGAAAGTATATGCTACCGCCAGATGAAGATCCAGTACTTCTACCACCTTCTATGTAAAAGTCTCCTCCTGCTGCGTTAGTTCCAGCTCCATTAGTCCCTCGCAATTTACCAAGACCTGTTAAACCTGTACCTTCGCCACTTCCTATAATTATGTCTGTTGAACTTGTAAAACGCATACGTTCTACAGAACTAGTACCAGTACTAAAGCTTATAAAACCATCAGATGAATTAATTCCCACAAAACCGTTACCACTAGAACTTACACCTACGAGTAAACCTGCTGTTGAAGTAGATGCCCCTGTAACAGTATTAGTAAACTGAGCGTATGATGTTGCAGCAGATGCTGTATGTACGTGTAATCTGTTTTGTGGTGCTACATTACCTATACCTACGTTACCGCCATCTCTTTGAAACACAATATTGTATGGGGTTGTTACAACTGTATTATTAGGGTGATTACCCGGAGCGCCTTGAAGTACGGTTCCAAGTACTCCTTGTCCTGCAATTAAAAGTTTGGAAGTGGCTCCACCAATCATAAAATGCCATATATCGGCATTGCTATACACATCTAATATAGTATTAGGAGTTGTAGTACCTATACCTACGTTACCGCCACTAGTTATACGCATACGTTCAGTGTTAGTAGTTTTAAAAAGAAGCGGATGTGAAGTAGTCACATTAATACTTCCTTGAGGGAAGAAATTACCTGTACCAAAAGAAGTCCCAATTAACATATTAACAGCCGTATTTCCTGAACTTATGGAAATATCAGCAAAGTTGTTAGGTGTGGGACCACTTCCAGTTCCCTGAACAGTTGATGTGTTTTGTATATTAATTCGAGGAAATGCGCTTCCTTCATTAGCATTGGTACTTCTTCTTATATCTAACATAGCCTGTGGATCATTTGTTCCTATACCAACTCTACCTATGTTACTAACATGTAATAACGAAGTTAAGTTAGAATTAAATATAGACAACGGCGTACCTTCAGTTTCTGATAAACCATAAATAAAATTAGATCCATATTGAGTGTTAGTACCTACTTGGTTTAAATATTGTCTAGCAGGAGGTGCAGAAAGGTGCCTTATACCTATTTCACTAATCCATAAATTGGAAATTACTCCTATACTAAAATCGCTTAATATAAATCTCGCGTATCTCCAATCTGTAAGTGCAGGAGATGGTGTGTTAGGAACACCAAATTCTCCTATCCAAAATCCAGTAGATGAAACAAAATTTGTTGTTTGCCATGTGCTATTAGTATACCAATTTACATTATCACTAGACACTTCAACTTTTATAGCTCTTGGGTATGAATATCCAGAAAGTGTACTTAATCTCATTTGTAAAAAAGGTTGCCATCTTGCACTAGAATAGTTTCCAACAAAAGACGGAAGTGTAATATTAATTATTACATTATCTGTAGACAAAACACTACTTTTTAAAACCATGTTACCACTAAACGTTCCACGACTGTCAACTAAAACATTTGTCTCAGCCTTATTGTTGCTAACACTTTGTAGTGCACTACCTGAAATTGTAATGTCTCCCCTATACCCAGCGTTAGTTAACTCATTTCTATCATATAGTATTCCTATCATACCTGCATCACTAAAGCTTTCTCCAGCCATCGCAGTTAATATAGGTGTCACCCAAAGATAGTTTGGGTACGTAGTTGTTAATAAAGGATTGGTACCTGAGACCAAAATATTTCCATTTACAGTCAATCTTTCCGTAGGTGTTGCCGTACCTATACCTACGTTACCGTTACCTGCTATACGCATTCTTTCTGTAAGAACACTTCCAGTTGATGTACCAAACACAATAGGTCGAGCAGCATCACTTCTAGATGTTATAAACAAGCTACCAAATCCATCTTCATTTGGATTAAAATATGCGTCGGATAGGAACATTCCAGCATACGGTATTGTTGCTATAGATGAGTATTGACCACTATTGATTAAAAACCCTCTACCAGATGTAACCAAATCAGTAAAAACCGCAGTACCAGTAACTTTAAATCTATCTGCCGTTTGCCCATAATCACCTCCAATATTGACACTGCCCGCACTAGTTATGCGGAGACGCTCTGATAAAGTAGCCGTACCACCAGTACTAAAGAAAATTGAACTGGGAAAAGAATTTTCAGTAAAATTCTGTTCAGCAAATACTCCTATAAAAGAACTTGATCTTTGGCCTGTTGTTCTATGATAACCTTCAAAACTAAATGACCCTATATAATCTCCAGCATTTATTGTTGCGGGCGCAGCTCCAGTTCCTCTAGCTCTTTGATATAAAATTGTAGGAGCAGAAGTTGGATCATTTGAATACGCAGTTAAACTAATAGGCAGTACACCATTTTTAGTAACAGAAAAATCACCAACTCCCGCATAATTACTTGATAGCGGTGCTACTGGACCAATTCTAAATCTTTTTAAGATATTATCCCAAATTAGATTAGCGTCACCAGCTTGCGTATTTGCTGCATTCCAGAATGCAACTTGACCAGCAGTAGCAGTACCTGTTACAATTCCAGCAGCAGCTAACGTTGCTTGTCCAGTACCACCATTAGCTACTGGTAGTTGACCTGATACTTTAGTAGCTAAATCTATAAGAGGTATGTCTGCAGACACTAGGCTTCTAAAAGTAGGTGCTGCTGCTAAACCACTAGTAGGTCCTGCGAATACAAGATTTGCATTTTGATTTGCTAGTGCTCCTGTAAGTGTACCTGAAGTAGTAACAGGAGAGTTTGATACTGTAAATATATTAGTAGGTAAAGAAAGTCCTACGCTAGATACAGTACCAGCTCCTATGTCACTCAGTAACTGAGCTGGAGTTCTAGTTGATAGAGTCCTAGTAATTGATGTAGGATCTTGTGTAAATACAGGTATTTGAGTAGCAGCAGATGTAGTAGATGAAGCTCTTAATCCTATTGTACCATCTAGCGTAGTGTTACCACTTACATGTAAACGAGACGTAGGATCATTATTTCCTATCCCTACATTACCTTCTACAATCATACCATTTACAGGAGGAGCAAGATTTGCATAACCAGTACCAACTACTTCACTTCCTACATTTGCAGGTATCTCTGAAATACATCTTACGGATACACCATGAGTTTTATTAAATGTATTTACGCTAGCAGTAGTTGAATTAAAAAGTAAATACTTAGCGTTAGAAGTACTAGTACTGGCACTAGTCCAGTAATAACCATTAGATCCACGATTAAACAAAGAACCATTTGAACTATTTCTAGCTCCTGCTGCAGGTAAGAAAAGATTATCGCCAAATTTTCTACCAGAAGTATAATTTGTTGCAGAGTTTGTCCAATCACCTACTGGAGTACCTCCACTATATTGAGTAATTAACGACTGCCATTCATCATCTGTTGGTACTCTATAACCTTCAGGACATGGATCATTTGCTGTTTTTGCAGCATTATTATATTGATTTACTTCAAATATTACTGTAGTCCAAGATACGACTCCATCGTTAGCTTCTCCAGCTCCACTTCCAGTTGGACTAAATGCCTGTTGTACTTTTTTACCCCATTGCCAGTAGTCACCTATAATCTCCCAACTTGGTGTAAAAGGATCTGCATTCATGTTTACTGACCCAAGATTATAACACATAAACTCTCTCCACTTTCCGTTGATAATAGCTCCACATTTAGGTGTTACATCAAGATCATTTCTTACAGCAGCAGTACTTGAAGCAGATAATAAGTTGAGACCTACTGTACTAGCAGCAGTACTAGTTAGTTCACCACTGCTGTTTTTACCATATATGTTAGTAATAGGTCCTGTAGCATCTACTCTAAATGTAATCTTACCATCTGTATTTATTTTAATATCTGAAGTACTACCTCCTGCTGTAATAGCGTTTTCTGCACGCAGCAGTATAATACCAGATATCATATCAATCCTAGAATCAAGTGATCCTGTAGTCGTAGTATTTTGTATACCAGTGCGATCTACTGTTGTTTCATACCCAGCAGTAACATCTGTAATTTTAATGTACCTATCGCCTATTCTAACATATTCATTTGCACTTTTTCTAAAAGTAAAGTCATATGTGCTTAAATCTAAAATTCTGTTAGCAGTCAGAGTACCGTCAGAGTTATACACAGTTAAGTCAGTAGATGGTGCCCAAGTAGAACCACTCCACTTAATCACTTGACCTGTTGAAGCTCCCGTTTGAGTTATACGAGCAAGTGGTATTGATATGTTAGTGTTAGTAGCATTAGTTATCCTACCTTGAGCATCTACAGTAAATACAGGTACAGTAGCTGCGTCTCCATATGTACTAGGCGTTACTGTAGTATTAGCTAAATTTAATGTTACAGTACCAGATGTACCACCACCAGATAAACCTGTACCTGCAGTTACTCCAGTGATAGTACCTACGTTTGAAGTATATCCAGCAGGGTTACTAAGCGGGTAGTACGCAGTGTTATCTAACGTACCGTTTGCTTTTACAAACTCAGATGCGGTGCCTGATACATAAGTTACAGTTCCATTATTTGTATATACATATCCTGTTCCAGTAAGAACAGGTTGATATGCACCAGAACCTGTAAACTGTACAAAGTTCACAGCACTTACACCTACGCTTACTACATCACTGGTACATACATAACCTCTATCAGCATTTACATTACCTTGTTCTACAAACACATAAGCTCCAGCAAATTCATTAGCACTGTTCATATCTGATGATCTAGACCAAGTACTAGTAGATACTATGTAAATACCATTCTCAGGAGCTGAATCTTGATTCTTTACCAAGACTCTATCACCAGTAACTAACGCAATATTATCTACAGTTTGTTCACCAGATAATGTAATGTTAGCTACAGTAGCAGCTTTTACGGATGCTTTAGGATCTAAACCTTGTAAGAAGTTATCTACTTCAGTTTTAGTATATGCATCTGTAATACCATAACCACTTATTGTAGTAGGTGTAGATGTAATACTAGACCAAGCTGGTGTTATAGTAACTGGAGAACCAGTACCTGTTATACGACCTGTAGTATCTACAGTTATAGGTGTAACTGATGTAGCTGAGTTATTATAAGTACCTGCACTCACACCTGAGTTAGCTAAGTTAACAGTTACATTACCACTAGTAGTACTTGTATTAATACCAGTACCAGCAGTAACACCAACTACAGGTAATGTTACACTTGTACCACCACCACTAATTGCTAACGTTTGACCAGATAAAGATAAATCTTGTGGATCGTTAACTACCACCCATCTATTACCTACACTCGTTTTTTGAGCAGATAATGTTACTGTTTGACCGTTAAACATATTATACGTAGGTATAAAGTTAACACCTACCCAGATATCAGATCCTATTTGTACACCCCATGTATTATCGTCATCTTGAGCGTATACAGTTAATATCTTACCTAAATCGTCATCACCAGGATAGCTTAACAACAACTGAAGATTAGAACTTGCACCAGACTGTAAGTGTAAATATATAGCATGAGAACCTGCCATGTTAATAATAGAATCAGTTTGGGTTGATGTAAGATCTGCGCCTGTAGATGTATAATACGTACCTTTTACACTAGGTAAGATAGCTTTATTAACCCAGTACTTCAACGTAGAATCGTACATAAGTACATCACGTTCAGTAGGACTAGTTATCTTAACATCATGAAGCTCATCAAGTTCGTAACCATTTTGAATCTTAACAAATACAGTGCCGTTAATCTTTTGGTTAATTGCATAACCAACAAACACCGAATGTAATGGTGTCTGTGGTGGTATGTTAGTTATATTACCATTTGAACTTAACCACAATGCTTGACCTGTTGTAAACGTATCTGTTTTAATACCGTGTACATAACCAGATACAAATACAAATCCAGTATCATTATTATCAATATCTTCTGCTGTAATACCAAATGTCTTAGAACTTGTACTTTCACTAGATGCACTAGCTAAACTTATTTGAGGTTTCTGACCAGTAGCACCGGATATATAAACTACTTTACCTTTAGGTATAACATTACCAGTTACATTCTTAACTAAGTGAGCTTCACCTTGACCTAATGGTATTTCTACATTATTAGCCATACCTAGCATTAACGTACCATTTTGATTATTCCAAATAACCTCACCGTGTTGAGCTACACCTTCGTAAGTAGTATTAAATATAATAGAATCTACATTATTTTTAAGATATGTAGATGTATCATAACTAATTACGGTACCATTTACTTTTACAAACCCAGTGCCGTTAAGCTGATCTTGTTTCGTGTTAATACGGTTAGATAATGATACGGTATCTACATACTGCATATAAGTACTTAGCATTGAAGCAGTATCTGCAATATTCACGTAGTTAGTAAGCATTGCAGATGTATCAGCTAACCTAAGATAAGGAGCTAGCATAGATGCAGTATCAACTACATTAATGTAGTTAGTAAGCATCGAAGCCGTATCAGAGATGTTTAACTTTAAGTTTAACTGGTTGTACAGAGAAGTAGTATCTTGACCGTACAACGTATCATTTACTAAAGTTAACCCTCCCCCTAGTGCGATATCACCAAGTGCACCGTTTGCATCAGCACCTACTAACCTCGTAGGTGTGTATAAAACAAGATTAGATACTTTAACGGTACCGTTAACATCTAACGTAGTGCTAGGTGTAGGTTGATTAATACCTACTCTATAATCTGATCTCAGTGTCATTACAATAGGTGTGTTATCACCTTCTTCGTCTACTGCAGATAAACGAATATCCATTCTAGTTCTAGGTTCATTTTCAAAAAGGGTGTGTTTTGATAAATCAAACCTAACTATATTTCCATACGCGGGACCTTCAAAACCCATTCTACCTAAGATAAGTACTGTCTCAGGACTATTTACACTTACGTAACTATATGTATTAGGTGTACCAGATACAAACAATGCTGCAGCATTATCATATACTGATGTTGATAAATAGTTTAACAAGTGATTATATGTAACTTGACCAGGGAATACAGTACTACTATCTGCAGCAAACGAAGTTAAACGAGATGTAACAAGACTACCTGGAGGGTTTCTTAACCAACCAGTACCTACTAACAACCTGTTATTTGCATTACTCCAGTATAGATTATTATCTGTACCTATAGGTAATGTGTCATTACCAAATAAAACTCTATTAATATCTAGTTTAGTTTTTCCTGTACCACCATCAGAAACAGATAATGTATCACTAAAGTTAACATAGTTAGCTAGCATTGCACTAGTATCTGATATATTTAGCTTAAGTGCTACATTAGCTTTAGTAGCTAACGAAGATAAAGTATCTTTAAACAATGGTACGTTAGTATTATTTATACCTAAAGGAGATGCTAGTGTATTATTACCTATTAAAGTGCTGTCTTTATTTACAGCTAGTGTGATACTATTACCTTTTTTAATAGATAATACTTGAAGACTACTGTTGTATTGAATACTATCTGGTGTTATTAACGTGTAGAATACAGTATCTACAGTAGTTAAAAACAACGTGTCTTGGTTCATATATACACCAGTTAATCCACCAGCTTTAATAAGCTGCCACTGACCTTGTACATACGAGTACAGTTTGTTATTAACTGTGTCTAAATGCATCCATGCATTACCAACAGTAGTAGGTGTATAGTTAATACTATCGCTACCACGCCAAATAATACCATCACCTGTTGTTTGGTAAAGCAACCTAATATTTCTAGGGTTGATATTAGGAATCTGACTGTATACAAATACAGGTAAAGCTAAAAGTATAAATAGTACTATCCGTTTCATGAATATTTAATTAAAGTGTAATAAGCCATTGGCATAGGATTCAATATCGTTATCGTAGAAGTTATAGGTGTACTAAACTCCTGAACAGTAAATTCTGCTGGGTAATCTAAACGTTTACCGTTAGCATATACTTCAAAGTATTCTGCAACATTATCAGGTAGATCTCCATTATCTAAATCCCATACAAGAATACCTGTACCTGATTCATCATATACAAGTTTAATCTTTCTAGTAACAGGACCAGATAAAACACCACACTCAAAATATTCTGTACTTAATACTGTAGGCATCGTTAGCAGTTTGATTTTATCGTAATGTTGTAATTACCAGTTGTTATACTAGCTACTCTAAACCTAACTAATGGAGATTGACCAGATGCTATAGGAATAAGTATTGTACAACTGTTTGCATTTTTAGCTGATGTTACTGCAGCTATAGAAACATCGTTAGCACAGTTAGTAGATGTAGAGTTAGTATATACTTGAAGTCCAATACCTTTAGCTGCAAGAGCTTCTGAGTAATCTGCTGAACTCACAGATACTTCTAAAGTATAGTTATAGTTACGTACTGGTAATGCAAACTTATACCATAGATCACCAGAGTAAGTACCTTGATTCCACTGTGTAGGGTAATCTGTAGGTGAAGGTATACTAGGTGCTTTTAGATCAGGGCATATACTACGATTGTCATCTTGTACAACAATAGTAAATGGTTTAACTAGTGTACCAGGTATTTCAAAAGCAGTACTACACGTATCGTTAATCCTAGCTGGTGAACTACCACGCCACGTTATAGCTACATCTGCAGTAGCTGTTATACCAGACGTAGTTTTTGTATACCTGTATACGTATAGACCAGTAGCATATCCTGCAAAGTCTATAACTCCGTTATAGGTATTAGGTGCTGGAGGATATGGAATTGTTGTTCCCACATAACTCCAAGTACCATTAGTATCTGCTCCAGAAAGCTGATTGTACAACGTTATTGTAGTAGCCATTAATCACAAAGTATTACGTTAGTATTTACACCAGCACTTACAATGTTTAAAGTAACTGTAGCTACGTTAGAATCATAGCCACCCCAGTTTTTAAACTTATACTTAAATGTCCTAGTACCTGTTACACCAGCTTGTACAGTAACTGCTATTTTACCATTAGGGTTAGGTGCTACAGTAATTCCAGATTGAACATCAGAAACTACGATAGAATCTTCTTTAACTGGAGAACCATTGCCTAGATCATTAAGTAATACATCTATCTCTGTAGTTGTATTAGCAGCTATAGTAAATGTATCGTTAACTGCTTGTGGTTCTTGAATACAAGGAATAATAGTAACTACTCCAGTAGTACATCCACGTTGACCAGTTTGTGGTGTATTAGTACAAATCCTAAACTGAAATACATCTTGTACTAAAGGACTAGGTGCCGTATATTCAATACACTGTTTACCTTCTATAGACACCAACTTGATGCTAGGAGAATTAGGTTCTGGTGGAGATAACAGTAAAAATGAAGACCAGTCTACTGTATATCCTTGCTTAACTACAACATCGTTAGTAATGTCTATAACAGTTACAAAGTTAGGTGTAGATACACAATTTAATTTTACAGTCTTAGGTTGAAAGCTAATAGGTTCTACTACTTGCTCAGCAGGCTTAAGTATAAATGTAATTTTACCTGGTAGTGTTCTAAGTACATCTTTAGTGATAAACGTATATGTACCTTCTGATACGTACGTGTTATTAGGAAAAGATGCTTTGTTAAAAGTATACTTAAACTTACCATCAGCAATTTTAGTGAAAGATATACCTTCAGGTAGTGTTTGTGCTATAGTATCTTTAAAAGCACCATCTAGTAACTTAAATGTAATCTCACCAGATTCATAACCTACGCCATCTTTAATAGGATATAGTACTACAGTTTCATCTGGTGCACGATCTAGTTCTAGTGTAAAAGTATATGTAGCTTCTTTTACACAGTTGTTACAGTCTGTAGCTGTAACTTTTATAGGCGTAGTTAAATTAAAGTCTTTGTTGATAGATAGATCTAACGTAGAACTAAATGGTGAATCTACAATAGATCTAAATCCCCACACTGCAGTATCGAAGTCCCACTTAAATGTTACCTTAGAACATCCAGGAGCTGCTGCAGTTACTGTAAACTTATACCTGTTTGCAGTAATAGGGTTTAACACCAAGCTTGTACACGGTAATGTTACTGAAATAGGAAATGTTTCACTATTACCGCACGCTGATGTTATAATAAGATTAATAGTAGGATTACAAGTTTCACTTGCAAAATTAAGTGTAGTCTCAAGTACATCACCAGTGACTACACCAGATGCTTGAGAAAATGTCAAGCAGTTGTTACTCGTAGTCCACTGATATGTGAACGGTGCTTGACCAGTAGTAATCTTTATACGCTTGACAACTTTTATCATTGTAGTACTTGTATTGTTATTGTAGAACAGGTTACAGTAGGTGTGATATCTTGTACGTCGATATCACAGTTAGTTTGTGTTGTAGATGTTGTTGTAGTAACACCTGGTAATTTTTTATACTTACGTTCAATGTATCGTTGAACATCTTCGTTACAAGCAGGTGCTAACGTATATGCAAAATAATCACTTGCATCACTGCAGAACTCTACAGGATTACAAGCGATCATATAATCGTAGTTCTTAGCTACTTTAGCAGCATCTTTAAGAAGCTTGCATAACAGTTGATTACTTACATCCACAGTCTACTTCTTCGTTTAAAATTGATTGTAATTTATCATATACTACACATGCATTTTCATACACGCTATCGTCACACCAAATAATATCTTGAAGGATCTTGTGAAAAGCAAAAGCCCAGAAAGCATAATTCTCATCACAAGATTTACCTTCAAGACATTCAATATGCTTACTAAATAAATCTATAAGATCACAGTTTATATTCTTATCCATGTACACAAGTCCATTATCTTCAACTACAGTTGTTGCTAAATACTTAAGACGTATGCGATATACACCATTTTGAAATTCATTAGTCATACCAAGCATAGCTGGGGTAATTACTAACGAACCGTTAACAATCTGGTTAGCTAATACTGTAATTGTTTCAAACTTGTTACAGTTATGCCATACATCTAGCTTAAGTGGTTTTGTGTTATCAGCAACAAAAGCAGTAATAGCTGGACTACTAGTAATTGTAATAAGACTATAAGTCTGTGTAAGTACCATTATTAGATTAATTTAATACTGTTGTTATTAGAATCTTTAGTACGCTGCAAGCTTGCTAAAGAGTTCTTTACCAAGTTTACAATGTACTCAGCCCACTTTTCATCTTTAATGATCTTCACAAGTACTGGCTTAAGAATGTTATCTGTAAGCAATACTTGTGTTTTAGGAGATTCGATAAACTTATCAAAGATTACTTTAAGTTGTTCTTTGTTCTTTTCATCGTTATCTGTGTATACTTTTAGTACTTGAATACCAAGCATTAGTACTTGAGAAAAGACAGCTTTGAGGTTTTCATCATCGTTCTTTTCAATAAGATCTGTGAAGATATCTTCTACAAGATCAGCTACAGGACCATTAATCCACTCAAGGATGATTGCAGTAACCTGCTCCTTGTTATCAGGATTATCGTCATTAAGTGCAAGTATAATTTCTTCAACAGGCATAAAGCTAATCTCTACACCTTTTTCCAAGTGTTCGTTTTGATCATCAACACGCTTAAGTACTTGTGTCCTAAAGAACTTAAGACTAGCGATCATAATTGCACGCATTACATCATTAACAGGTTTGTCTTTTCCCATGATTATTTATTTTTTAAGTTGAACGATAATAAACCCTTTCTTTACAGGTGTATACGAATGTATTTCATGCTTAGCTTTTAAATAACGTATAACTTCTTGTACGCAGTTAACATTATCTTTTGATTCGTACTTTAACGCAAGTACAAGATTGTTTACAAAATCACATGCGCTAAATACATCACGGTGTTCTTTCTCTTCAGGATCAGCAAGGTCTTCTATGCTCTTAATACTCCTTACTTTAATATCCTCTTTTACACTAGTGTAAGTGTCAGGGTATTGCACATTATCAGTTACGTGCTCGTTAACAAAGTTCTCTAGCTCACAGATTTTAGCTGAGAACGCTTTTAACGCCCTGTTTTCGGTTTTAAAGTAACGTTTCATTTGTTCACAGATTCCCTTATAGCAATAAGTAAATCTCGAAGCTCTCGTAACTCTTCAACGTTTCTAATTAAGGTATCTATCTTGTAATTAAACTCATCAATCTTACCTTTATCTTTACGTTGATCTTCTAAACGCAAATGAATAGTAGACATAAGCTCAGCTACTTTCATACTCTTCTCAGCCCATTCAGTATTCTCTTTACGTTCAGTCTTATAGAGTTGGTAGAAAGTAACGGAAACCGCTACCAAGATCAACAAGATCAATGAGTAGACGGTTTCCGTTGCGGGATTCGCTTTCGCTAACTGATTAATAAAAGTATCTATAAACTTTTCCATTATACGAAGATGGTTCCAGACACTGCACTACCAAGATACTGAACATTTGCAGAACCTGCAATCCAAGCAGAAAGTGTGTTGTTCAATGCTGTTACCGTAGCTGTGTCACTGGTAGCAATCGTAAGACCAGTAGAAGCACTTACAGTTTCATCAGAGATTGCTGCTGGCAAACAAATAACAGCAGTTTTAACAAACTCATGCTCACCAGAAATTACGTTATCATTATCGTAGTATTCGATAATCGTAACGGTGTACTTTCCAGTTTTGCTCAGATAATTCTCAGGTACAGGATATGGTTTACCGTTGATAGGCCAATTCTGCAATGTGAAGATCTGTTGCTCTGCACGATCAGCATAACGCAGGTATACTTGACGACCAGTGTTTACACCTTCAGAAGGCGTACATACGTGGCTCAACGTATACGTAGGTTGTGCTACACCCAACTCAGCACCAAAGTTAACATCAGCACGGATAGAGAGTTCTTTAACATCGTCAAATGCAGCGATCTCTTTCTCACGGAATGCGATAATCAAAAGACCATCAACAGTAGACGCAGAACCAGGAGCTACGTTACCAAGGTTTTCAATCGTAGCTGTAGAAAGACCAGATACAGAACCAATCGCAGTTTTTAGTGAGTTGATAAGATCAAGATCAGTTTTAAACGTAGATTGAATTGCACTACCACCTACAGTGTACTTAGCAAAGTTAAACGCTGCAGTGTTCTTAGTAAGCGTACCAATCGTAGTTCCAGAACCACCAGAAGACTTAACACCAAACGCAACAATAGGCTTGTTACCAGCATAGTTTGTATTTGGGTTTACAAACTTGCTAGATTGGTTAATCTTAAGTGCAAGGTTCTGAAGTACAAAGTCTGCTGCATCAGTAGGAAGTGTAGCTGGAGTTTTAACACTCTGACGGATTACTTCACGGTTCATACCATGCGTAGTATCAATACGCTCACCTTCAAGCGTAATCGTAGCGTAGTAGCTCGTATTAGCTGCAAGTGCAGATACTCCACTCAGATACCAGATAGAATACCTAGGGTGCTGGTATACAAGCGTAGATACAGAACGGATCTTATCTTTAGCGATAACACCAGAGCGTACATATGCTTTATGACCAATGCCAAACGCATTTACTTCAGTAGTCTGAGAAGAGTTAGGCGTACCTTGGATAATCTCAATAGCTTTTACGTTAGCTGCAGTAGTAGCAGCAGGGATAAACTTACCAGGTTTTACAGTACCATTAGGGTCTGCAGAAAGTACACCAAGTTGTCCATCAGCAATATTAAGAGAGGTACCAGCAGTAACCAAGTCACCGCTAACTACAAGCGCTTGGTTAGATTTACCTACGAGAAAAGTCTCCATAGGTGCTTGAGAACGATTTGTTCGTTTCATATCTAATTAAAGTTTTTTAGTTCAATAATGTATCCACCTTATTAACAGTCAAAGCTATCTCCTGTTGTCCTAGTGTTCGCTGTGCTTCTCTTACTGCAAAATCTACGATTCGCGTATGATAATTTGCATCAAATTCACAGTCATGAGGTTGACTAACTTTAGAATAAAATTCTGTGCAGTTTGTGCTTGACTGCAAACAGTTTAGATATTCAAAAGTATCATAACCACCAAAGAACACAGGCTTAGGTACACGATAGTATTCAATCTTGATATTATCTACAATATGATCTGTGTAGAGTGTAATACCACCTTCTTGAAATACACCGTATATCCTGTTCCATGTTTTAGATGGTTTTTGCAACGCATCTGCTAGAACATCATTTAATGTACCGTGACCGATAATATTAACTTTTACGTTACCACAATCAGTCTTAGCTACAATACGTTTATTGTAGAAGTAAGGTTTTTCTAATTGTGATAAGTCAAACTTATATACAGAACCATCGTTAGATACAGGTTCTAGTATACCAGTAGTCAACAGAGGTGACATCATATCAAAGAACATCTGTTTATCCTCCCTAGCTGCAAATTGATGTAGCATATCTTCACCTGCTGCGTTTAATAGTTGATCTATCTGAGCAGGTGAGTAGTCAGGATAATAATTAGAAGAAGACCTATTGTACCTCTCCTTAAACAACCAGTGCATCTTTGTTATAATCATTTTACACCTCTACTTTCTAGTTCAGCCAAAAGATCAGCGTAATAATTTACACCGTTATCTTTAGACTTTGGTTTGTATTTAGCATATTCCCCTTCGAGGAAAGCAATAAATTCTTCCCTACTGCGCCAACGATAGATCTGTGCTTGATCTGCTTTAGACCTCCAGTACAAGAAACCAGCATCAAAAATCATTAGACCAACGTTGATAGCTTGTGTTACAGCATACATCACGTTAAACCTACCTTCTTGTTCTTTCAAGATAGATACAGTGTCCATGAACTTTTCAATACGTGACTTCTTATCTGAAGTCTTGTTTTTGATATACCTGTTAAGCATATCTTTAACAACGAGTGGTGACATTTCACCTCTAGCAAGATCAAGTACTACTGCTAGTTTGTACATGCGATCTTCAGGAGCATTCTTCTGAAGCATAGCAAGTTCTGCAATAGCATCATTTTCAAGATCATCGATTTCAATGCGACTAAGTTCTTCTTCATCTTCAAGTGCAATGTACCAGTTATGAAGTGTAGGATTAGCTACTTCACGCGTAGGTGCTACAGCAATATGGTTTTTAAGCAACTGTATAGCCATACGTGATCTAGAATGATCCCACAGAAATACATTAGCACCATCTACAAGCGTTACTTTAAACGTCTCAATAAATGTGCGTGGTACTTTCTCATCACTTGTTACGCGCATAGGACCAATAGTTTGAATATTCCTTGGCATTAACGGTGTATAACTATTAGGTCCTACACTATCAAGGATTTCATACCAGGTTTGACGCATGATTTTATCCGCTTTAACAATCTGAGGAGCTACTAGATCCCACTCATCAGATAGGAGATACCTACCTTTTAAGGCAAGTATCTCCATATCTTTAAACGGATTGGGTACCATTTCTTCAAGTCCTGTTGCAAACTTACCTGTTTGTAAGTTTGGTATAAAACTTAAAATCTCTACAGCACCTTTAGCTTTAGTTTGTGCTGTAACTTGACCCGTATCAACAAGTGTCTTCTTCTCTGGATCCCACACCCTAACTGGTGTGAGGTGCCTGCGTTGAACTGAATCTCTAGGAACAGGCTTTACAATTAGTCTTAAACCTTGCATTCTTGCTTCTATTTATAGGTTATTAAACATTAAAGTGCCAAATAAGGCATACTAAGGATACGTGAAGTATCCCATACCGCAAGTGCACAAGAAGATTCACGGTAGATACCAGCTTCTTTATCAAGCACAGATACCGTTTCACCATTCTTTTTAGCACCGCTCATAATATCATATACGTTACTTACCATGAAATAAGACTCGTAAGCATCTTCATAGATCATAGAGATGTTAGACTTAGTACGTGCACCTGCTGGAGCTGCATCCGTATTACCAAGATCAAGAACATCAAACGTATAAGATTCGTAAGAATAGTTAGTTCCAGGAACTTTCTCAGGATAGTACCTAGGGTTATCCTTAGTAGGATCGTACATTACTTTAAGCGTAATACCGTTAGGCATCAAGATTTCAGTGAACTGTGCACCAAACTTGAGTGCGTTAGGTGTAATCTCAGAGTTTGTACGAGATACAAAGAAGCTATCCAACAGTGTAAATGGAGAAAGACCAGCTTCATCCTTTACGAGTTTAGAGAACCACTCAATACCACCTTTACCAGTACGCAATACTACTACAGGCTCACCAACGCCATAGCGCGTAGTAAACACAGTTTGAATACGATCATAGATATCGTACAGTGTAAGCGAACCGTTGTGTGGGTGATAGTGACCATCTTTACGAATTTGCCTCCAACCTGGAGCTACTTTCATCACACGCTTAGTAACTGGGTGATACGTAACTTCATTCTGACCAAATTCCATCATAAAGTTCTTATCTTCCATAAGACGCTCACTAAGACGAGCTTCAGCCATAGAGATGAAAGAACCTTTCTCAAGAACTTTAGGTGTAGTCTTATCACTAAGACCAGGTTGGTACAGGTAACCAGCACTAATTGCTTTACCATCACTATAAGCACCACCGTTACCAGAGATACCATAGCTCATACCATCGCTTTTACCATCCATCTCAAGACGAATAAACTTATCGGTAACTTCTACTTTACGTGCAACGTATCCAATATGAGACTGAAGTTCAAATACGCTACCGAAGTAGTCACCACCAAATTCGTAGTTTAGTTCATCTGCAACAGAAGTACCACCGTCAATAACCCTACGGTTAACTTCAAGGTACTTAGGAAGGATGTAAACATTAGGGTCACCAGTTTGCAACTGAACTACATATTCCCATTCAGTAGCACTAATTTGTGCTGGTTGACCTACAATACGCAACAGAGGTGCATCAGCACTATCTGTTTTCAACAACACTGGAGCATGGAACCAACCACGATCAAGATAAATCTTGAACTGTGTGTTTCCTTTACCAGGGTAAGTAGGTAAGCTAGAATCTACTCGCGTAATACGTGCATCAGTTTGTACGTCTTCTGCAAGCCTCCAGCAATAATCCGTATGCCCAGGTTTGGTTGTCATCATATTACCTTGAGCCATCGTCATCCACACCCAAGGTTTGTTGATGATATTTGACTCTATCTCAGATGAGAAAAGTTGTGCGTCAACCATACCGAAATACGTAGGGCCATAACTACGGAACAGTTGTGCGTGAGTAAAGGAGTCAGCATAAGAACCACCCCAACCAGTACGTACAACTTTTTCAAGCGCCGATCTACGTCTTAACATGTTTAATAATTTTAATTAGTTTGTTTAAATGAAGCCCAGAAAGAACCACCTGGATCTTTCGGGTTTGTTTTTAATTTAGATAGATGTGAAGACACCCTATCTCTTTCAATATTCTCTTTATCTTCTTTAAGTTTCTTGGATACTTTACGTATACCAAAATCACTAAAATCAAACTCACCTTTATCTTCGTTGAAATACGAATAGATATCAGCAAGTTGTACAAGTGCTTTAGGAGACTGTGCTATCAACTGGTTCTTACGCTGTACTTCATCTGGATGTAGATTATCAAGTACTATTTTTTTGCGTGAAGATTCCCAATCTAGGTCTTCTACAGTATCAAAAAGCGTCTCATAAAACGCACGTTGTTGTTCCTCTGCTTCTTTACGCATAGCAGATACTTGGCTAAGTTCTTCTTGCCTAAGTTTATCAAGTTCTTCTAAACGTTCTTGATACACCTCTTTAGCCTTATCTAAAAGCAAACCTTCATCTAGAAGATCGTCTAGATACTTTTCAGCCTTAGCTTCAGTTGGAAACAACTTAGTTTGTAATAGCACAGGCTTAAGGAAATCATAAGCTTCATCGTCAGTAGTAGGTTCTACTAACTTTTCCTGTGCAACGTGATAGGTTTCAAAGAACTTGGAAATATCATCTACAGAAAGCGAAGGGTTTTCAAAACCAAGTTGAATAATATCTTGTACAAAGTCAGGTAGCTTACTCACAGCTTGTGCTAGAAAGTGCTCTGGTAGTACAGATACTAGTTCTTCAAAGTTTTCAACAGTAGGTTTAAACTCTTCGTCAGCTTCTATGATATTAGAATCTACCATAATATCATA